GGTCAATGGGCTCGTGTCAGGGATGTTTGGCCTACGCTAGGGAACAATGTTCTTATCGCTGATCTCTTGCTTGCAGCTAAGAAACAAGGTTGGAAGTGCTATTTCGCTACTACCACGGCTGATGGTCCAAAGATCGGTACTGTCACAGGTACTCGTATTGAACTGTTAGAGGGGCATCGCTGGATGGATGTTGGGGAACTCGTACGAGAGGGTGACCGGTATCGGATGGTCGACGGTGACCAGTGGATGACCGCGGACTTCAACCAGAAGGGGTTTCCCGTCCCAAATAAGGCCGAAGACAACGGATTTATCTCTTATTGTCGTCCGATCCACCCTACACACCGGTTTTGGTTCATTTCGAGCTCGGGAAGTGATGAAACCGGCCGTGGTACTCGGGATCAGCCGTGGAAGACCAAGGAACACGGTATTGGGCGGGTTGAGAAGGGCGCCAAGCAGATGGGAACACCAATGTTTGGCACCATCATCGACGAGTCGGGGGCGGGCGTTCACCATTTTGACATGGATGCCCCAGATATCGTCACTCCTGGGACCGATAAACCTATCCAGGCTCGGTCAGAACTCAAATCTGATGGCACAATCGCACCAAATACTGGGAAAACCTACCTTTCGCGCGGAAAACGTAATCGTCCCGAGCAGTGGCCACGGTATCGCATATCGCGGTACATGAAACGACTCACTGAACGACTCCCATTGTATCGGTGCTTGCACTTGGGAGATCGCATCATCGCATCAGACATGGTTCTTCACAAATTAGAAGGTAACTGGGTCTGGGGGTTCGCCAAGATCGCATTTCCTGAAGGAATCGGCACACTCGTTGATGATTCACCATGGATTGTTGCCCGAGCACACGCACCAGATGAGGGGATGACCGAGCTCGAAAAGGACATGGCCGTACTCGAATACCACCAAACACAAGCACAACTTGCGGCAGCGATCGTGAGACAACGACATGTCAAATAACCCCAAGGATGAGCGAGTTATTGATCTTGATGGTGTTGGTGGTCGTAGTGCGAAGGAAAGTCGCTTCTATGAGATGAGTATCCGGTGTATGAACTGTGGTCACGGTGGTACATTGAAGATGCCAAAAGGTTGTCCGATCGATGCGTATCCTTGTCCGGCGTGTCATTGTCAAAAACTCGTACCTAACTTCAAATCCAAGAATAAATCATGACTTCCGATAAGCGACATATTCAATTCCGCGGTGAATCACAAGATAAACCCACCTCTGACGAATCCAAGAAGACGTACCGAGTACGGGTTCAATGCTCTAACTGTGAACAGATCAACGACGCTGATATCCATTGTGGTGTGCGTATCGATCACGCTGAGTGCCCTTACTGTGGTTGTCCCACTGTAGAGTTAACACTCGCAGAGACTGACTTCAACACGATGACTGCTCGGCGTATCTTTGCGTGTATCGGTGTACCTCAATCTGATATCAACTCACTCATAGATATGATCTTGAGTGGTACGGTCGAGATCACCCAAGATGGTATCTCCTTAGCAATCAGCGAGTTAGAAGGAACCACTGGTACCAGGCCGGAACCTGGTAATCGCGAGGTTAGAGATCCACGTACGCACTCCGGCATGCTGACTGCACTAGCTGAGCACTTAGATCAGAGTATCAGTACCCGCCTCGCTGAGATGGGGGACGGACATTCACATACGTCTATGGCGAGTATGCTAAATGAACTGACTAACGTAATTACATCAGATGGTCAGGTACATCCAGGATACCCAGAAGCACCAGTACCGGCGCCGCAAGGTCGACTTGTCCCTGGGCCTGCAGGTGACGCGAGTGCACGACGTGCTCCCCGTAGTTCTGAAACATCGGAGCCGGCAGAAATAGCCAGTGAAACACCCCCGGCAACTGATCCTAGGGACTGGTATCGGTAAATAGGAACCACTGATAGTTAAGAAGAAGCGGGTGTCGGCGGGTCGATGTTAACGACCCGCGTGTCTTTATCACCAAGTTGTGGTTTCCCTGTGTCGACTACCGAACGTAAATCAACCTTCGCACCTTTGGGTGCTTCTCCGGTAAACATCACCTCGACCGCAAGATTAATTCGCTGCATGGCCAGTAAAGCTGCGTGTTTCGTCCAGAACGGTGCGATCAAGACTTTACGCAGTCCGACGTTAATTATAGCTTCACCGATTAACTCGTAGTAACCGACAATTACCCACCGTTGACCCTGGTCTTCAAAACGATGGGCATCAACTAAACCGTGGAAGTCTGCAGTAACATCTGGTGATCCCTCGTTGAACCCAGGTGCTGCACTATTCCAAATTCCATTTAATAGGTGAAACGAATACAGACCTGGAATGATGCGGGTAAGGTTCGGGGTTAATACGACTAATGGTACATGCATCGCCGTTGGGAAAATATTCATTTTACTGGTTTGAGTAAACGTTTGTACTTGTAGTTCTGTTGACAGAGTCGCTCCACGTGCTCACCAGCTTCCTCTAAGTTGAACTGTCCCGTGTCGACGATAGGGCTGTTACTTTGCGTAGCAACACTGATGTACGCCTCCCGTATCTTTTCGTGGAACGGTAGATCCATAGATTCGAAGCGATCCTTCGCTATCTCCTCTTTACTACCTTTCTGCGCAAGTTTACGTGCAAGTGCAATTGCTGGATCAATGTCCAGAAGCACGTAGATGTCTGGGTGGAGCGTAACGAACCGGTCATGTAACTGCTCAATCGTAAAAGGGTCTACACCTTGTACAAAACACTGATACACGAGTGTAGACCACACCCAGCGGCCAGTAATCACGTGAACTCCCTGGTTCAACTTGATCTTAATCTCTTCAGCCAAGCTGCGTCTTGCAGCCGTGTAGAGTAACGCCTGTTGTTCAGGGTCACAAGGAAAGGATTTATCCAGTAACAACTCTCGCATCTTCTGTGCGAATGGTGTCGATCCTGGATCGGCAACCTCTTCTACCGTATGACCGAACGATCGTAATCGATCAGCAATCTTATGGGCCATGGTAGTCTTACCACTACCTTCACCGCCCTCAAAACAAATAAATATACCACGCTGCATGATTACTCCAATAAAAAAGGGTGACCACACCATCATGGTGTTATCACCCGCTGCGATCATCTTGATCAAACAAAGAGGTCCAACTCTTCGGTACCATCAATGGTACTCACTTCAACAACTTGGAATGCACCCTTCCTCAGTGCACTCCCTCCCTAGTGCAGTCTTACGACTGCTCACCCTAATATCGTTAGTTCACGTCAGTGACGGTGATCTCAAGATCGTGAGTGCCATCTTCGTCTGTCCATGTTACGAACAGTTCGTCGGCACTTGTCTGACAGGCTCGTGGGCCTTTACCGTCAGTGTTGGTTTGTTCTGCAATGTGTTTAGTCACTAATTCACTGATCAGTGTCTTTAGGTTGTCCGCTGGTGTCGGAGTTGCCATCGTCATTTCCTTTGTTGTGATTAAACTTCTCAGCTCGGTTTGCTCGTGACGCAACAGCCTGTTGCTGCTTCTGGTTCATAATTGTAGCAGATTTATGGATGTTTGTATAACCATGCGACTGTAATGTATCACGAATAATATTCATTTGCTCTTCTACGAGTTCTTGTGGTCTACCACCTACCTCTATCCAAGGGCTAGCCACAGTGGCGCATTTACCGTCGTCGTAGAGTATACGGACGAGTGTCTCGATCATCGCTGGTTTAGGTTCCGCCATGACTAACTATCGTCTCCAGTCACGCCCCAACTGGGTTGCCTTTCAGTCATACCCTTACCGTCGGCGCCCCGAGGTGGATGTTGTTTAGCGATACCGACACCACCCTGAATACCGCCGACACCGTCCATACCTGAGTTGATCTGGCAGAATGGTAGTACCGATCCGTCTTGGAAGCGTAGAGACAACTGGTCAGACAGGTTATCTTGTCCGATTGGTTGGTTGTCTTGGAATAACCTACGGGCTTCACTGATGAAGTGATCAATGGTCGACTCGTCTGTGTCGTCACCAATGATCATGTTCTGTTTGACGAAATCGAATACGTCAACTGGTTTCGTTTGCTCGCTCACTGATGTGATCCTTTATTTGGGGAGCATCTACATCATCAGTCGTCGTAATGGCGATGATGAAATTACCTTTGTGTTTTGAATGAGGGGTCAGAGTCAGCTCAGTTAAGGCGTCGCAGATGTCGTATTCACGATCTACGGCTTTAACTGCGTCGACCACAGCCGTCCCTAATGCTATTAGTGTGGCTTCTTTACTCATCGACGTCAATGACCCTTTCTTCGCGAGATCGAGGACCGACGTGCTTACCGTGGGTCCGTAAATCATGAATATTTGGGCTTACCACATTCCAATTTAATTGTGGCTCCCTGACACTGTCGTGGTCCATTATGCGAACTCCCCACGTCGCCTGCCCCGTATTAGGGTCAACGAAGTGAGTCACGTTGATCGTGGTCGGTGTAGGGTCATTGAACTTAAACACGTAGGTCTTGGTACCGTCATCTGATCTAGGGTGTCCGAAGTTTACAGCAAACCTGCAACGCTCTAACCGTGGCCAGTCGAGCGACCGTACGATACCGTCGGTGATGTCTAGTAATGTTTGAAGGCCGATACAGTGTCTCGTAGGGTCACGTTGTTGGTGATACAGGTCAAAACCGTTGTACACTGTTTTGAATTCACGCGGTAGGTGTAGATTACGATCGGTAGATGACATGGAGGTACTCACTATATCACTACTGATAACAGCGTCACGATCGGTGGGTGGTATGAGGGTACGTACTAAACCACTGATAGCAGCTTCACTATCCGTGAGTGTACTCGCTATATCACCGATAACAGCGTCACGATCCGTTGGGGCGCCTACCGCACTGATATTCTCCAGAGTCATGTCCGCCCGAAAAACCGGACGCACAACTTCAATGTTGACATCGTCAGTAGAACTTGATGGGTCAGGCTGCATGGGTCAACTTACTGATTGTTAAACATTATTGATCGAGTCTCTCGACTCGCAGGGGTTGGACGTTCTGGGTATTCTGGAGCTGGTACCTCATCGTTCTGACGTAATGCTCGCATCAAAGGTGTCACGTTATCAGCAGTTTCGTCGGTAACGTGGTGGGACTCTATTGCCGAACCTATTGACTTAATCGGTGGAGCGGCTGTGTTAGAGTATTCGATACTGGTTAGGTGAAACAGCATGATGTCTGAGTCACCAACCCACACACCTTTAACCACAGCCTGTACTGGAGCATCCACCACGAGCGTCACGAACTCTTCCCCTCGCTGTTCGATGATACGGAACTGTGAGTAACTCAACTGCGAGGCGTCTGCGAGCTCATACCCAAAGCTATGAAACACCGATTGCGTCACGTAATCCGTAACGGCTCGTGGTAACAATCGTGTGATTTCTCGATTAGGTATTTGCAGCTTAAACATCAGTTACCCGTAGGCTCGTTCGATCTCGGTTTCTGGAATGTCCAGAAGTACTGCGGCCTCCATCACGGCTGATTCCTCACACTCATCATCGAAATCTAAATCCATGTGGTTGCACGTGGCGTCGGGTTTATCCTCGTCACCTGGTTTCGGGTAGTATACGGTTGCGATACCGCAATCAAACAGTACGCACGCTTTTTTACCTGCTTCAATTTCTTTGACTTGCATAACACTACTCTACTTAAATTAAATACCAAGAAAATCTGCAACACTGTCTCGCGTCTCCCCGGCTTTGACAGCCAGGTCTTTAATCCGTTCCGCGGGTAGTGGTAGACCACCGACCATAGCGAGAATCTGGATCTGGTCACCACTACCCGCCGGGTAGACCCCAGGGAAAACAGCAGAGTCAATTGGAGTCAACAGTCGGTCCATCATAGCCGTACCGTGATCTAATTGACCAAGCTTCACCGCGTTTTCGCCCTCCCAGGCACTACCCCCAATCACATACAACAAACCAGCCGTTGTCCCTTTAGTTAGGTCCACACTGGCTAGTACGTTGTTCTTCAATTGATCCCGGATGGGTCCAGAGATATCTGATGGCTCATCCCACTTCTTCACGGTGACCGCAGCGAAGGCTACGACACCACTGTTGAGGATCCACCCAAAGTCAGCTGGATCAAATGTTGTACCACCGACATCTTCTGACTCAGTACCAGCCAATCGATTGAAGGTATGCAACAGTTTAGCCGTGCTCGCGTTGGACGCGGGTTTCTCAGCACTCGCAGCAATGTTGTTACCGTAGAGTGTCTTGAAACGCTCGTTGTCGATGAAGATGATAGGACTTACGTTGAGGGCTGTCAACGAGCGAATTGAATGCAAAACATTCTTCGCACTGCGTTGACCTTCCGTGTCCTTAGGAAGAGCCATAATGACACCGACGCGATTAGGTCGCTTCTTGTCGCACATGAACTTCTTCGCAACCTGGACAGCTTTAACATAAGCACCAGCACCAGTACCACCAGCACCGGACAAACAGACGAATGCGTAATCGACGTCCTCACCCCAACACCGTGTGTAGAGATCATAGAAGTCTTCATCCTTATCGGCCGCGATCTTCGCTGCCATCTTTGGATCTTTACCTGCACCTTGCTGTTCACCGATGTCTAGTTTAGCGTCATCAGGGAATGTCTTCAGCTCTGCCAAATCAGCGACCGCCGTGTTGACCGCACAGATGCGACCGTAACCAAGCTCTTGAAAGGTTTTAACAATCCTTCCACCAGCCTGGCCAACACCTACGAAAGCGAACTTGTACGCAACGTCGTACGGAAACTGATCAATGATCTTATCGTTCGCTGGTTCGTCTGGTGTTTGTGGTAAGTCACCAATATCTAAGTCAAAGCCGTCCGACATGATTTCTCCGATGATTACTGTTGCGGCATATTGTTGAGGTCGTACCCATCGCCCTCATCGTCTGTTTGCGTTGTAGCGAGCTTATTCAACTCGTCACAAACAATAGCATACAACGTTCTATTAGTCTGTTCCAGACTATTCAACGCCGCATGGTACTGTTCTTCAGATAATTGCGACAGCGTCTGCGCTAATTGAGCCGCATGTTGTTGTAATTGTTGTGCAGTCATGGCCGTAGCGGCAGGTACCACTGGTGTCGCCACTTTTTTAGTATCCTCAGGATCACCTTCCTGTGTGGTTGGTTTACCTTTCGCAGCAGCTTTCGCTGCAGCTCGACGTTCTTGTACACGTTTGCGATGCTCAATTGCACTCATGGTTCTTCCTTAAGTTTGTTGAAAGCAATGGGTCATTTGAGTGTTGAACTCGTTCCGACGACTCGGTACTGACTCTCCCACAGTTTGTTGTAACTGTTTGATGTAATCATGATCCGACAGAACATTGTGAAGCAACTGATCCATTAACTCGTAGTTAGGTTTAACGATAGGTAATCCCTGTGCTGTTAGATCAACCGCAGTAGGTGTCACCTCGATAGAATTCGTATCCGTAAGTATCTCTTCTGTTGGGAGGAATTTAAAGGCCATTATAGGGGTACCGGCAGTGATCGACATCAACCCTACGAGATTTAAGCTTTCAAAATGGGTGGGCCACAACGTTAAATCATGATTTTGAAACAAAATTGGTCGCTGTACCGGAGGGATCCTACACTTCAGTATGATTTGATTAGGGTAACAATGTTTTAACTGCTTAAATCGTTTCAACGCCCGTGGTCGTAGTGAACTGTTGCTGTAAGCGATCGTGAATGTAGCGTCTGAGTGGCGATTAACCGCGCGAGCGATTAGGTCTACTAGCGTCATCTCAGTACGCCTCGCGTTACCGTCCCAAAGAGGTACCAAAATTTTTGGTTGAATGTCGTGAGTGGTTGATTTACGAAAACGAGGGTTACCGCAGTCCCACGGGCAATAATGTAGGTTCCTAAGCCCAAGCTGGTGAAGATGCTGGTAACATGCTTGAGTAGGTACGATCAATTGATCAACTGCGTGTAGCGACGCCATGTCATAGGGCATTTCTAAGTAATGCCACAACACGACAATGCATGTGCGTTTACCTAGTTGTTTCGCCCAGTGGATCTGCGCTGGGTGCGGGACACTGGTCCAAACAACGCACGATTGTGAGGTTACCCAGTCAGTGAATCGTTGATGTGGTTTATCATAAATAACATCGTTGTCCCACCGTACGTCTACCGGTACCCGTTGTTGCGTCATTGTAAATAATGACGAATCTAAACCGGCTTGTTGAGTCCATTGAACTATTCGTAATGCTACGGCCGTTGCTTCATGTCGACTGTAGCGTGTACATATTCCGATAGTCATTTCAAAGTTTTAACTTCACTGCTTAAAGTACTTTAATCATCGTCAAATATGATGGATCGTAACTCTTTGTTTCGGGAGTAACGAGGTATTGCCGACGCCTGTTTACCATACTCTTGTTGCATGACCATTTCACCCCCTCGTTGCTGGGCGTCTTGTTTCATGTCTTCCAGTTGCGACTTCACAAGAGCATGCATCGTTGCATCCTCCTTCTTCAATTGAATTAGGAAAGAGTCTTTCTGCGACTCTGGCATAGCCATCGCTTGCTGCGCTAACTGACCAGCGACACCCATCATTTCCTCTGGGGTGGTTGGTTTGTTAGGCATCAAAGGTTGACCTGCTGCAAAGGCCTGAGCAGCACCGCCTGGTCCCATCGGTTGTCCCATTGGTCCCATAGGTGCTACACCTGGTGGTGGGGCTCCACCCGCGGCTGCAGCTGGGTCGACAGGTGGCATACCTCCACCGGGCATGGCTCCGGGCATTCCCTGCATCGTAGGCATCTGTCCTCCACCTCCTGGAGGTGGCGGGGCTCCACCGGCCGCAGGATCCTGCGGCATCGCCATGTCGTCCATAACTGCCGAGGCTTCCATTTCCTCTTGCATGTCCTGTGTAGCTTCGGCGGAGATACGCTCTTCTTCCAGTTTGCGGCGTTCCTCTTCTGCAAACTCCAGACCAACGCTTCCGAGGCCAGTAGTGCGACTAATCTGACCACCCATCATCAATTGGAGGTGAGCCATCTGTTTATTGAGATCGTCAGCATGTGTGATTCGTTGTAGGCGACAGTTCACTGGTTCCCAGGACATGACCTGAGCGACCTTATCAACCAATTTATTAAGGAAACGATTCAGATTGTGTATAAGGTGTGACCAGTTGGCTTCGAAGAGGCGTAAGGCTGCAGGGGCTGATTGTACACTCAAGGAACCTTTGTACAACTCGATAGGTACACCCACGGCGTTCAAAAGCGTATCCATCCCAAGCTCCAACAGGTCCTTAGGAGCTAACTGTGTAGCGTCTCCACCAAGGGCTTGATAATCAATTGGGAACGGGAGGATGTTCCAACGCGCGGGGTCACGTCGTCGCTTCTTCAACATGGATTGTACGCGACCAGTGAATGAACCCATGTTGATGGACAGGACAGGGTCGTTGACCTCACCACCTTGACCATTACGGGGTTGTGGAGTGATCACACGGAACGGGATTACATAGTCGAGAGCGATCGCTTCATTGAATCTGTGCAGTACCTGTACGTACCAGGCTTGGCGGAAGTTAGCCAACACACGGCTGATACCCCAACCGCGGTTACGGATACCAGATAACGCTTCTTCCTTCATGTGGTAAACGACTTCAGGATCGAAGAGTAGCGACTGGTTGTTCTTCACTGCTTCGACGATCTCCCAACTCGCGCGTTCGAGATGATGCAAGTGACCTTTACGTAAAAGGTTCTGGTAATCGTCAGGGATCTTCCAGATGAAAGACGTGTCGTCGGTGTATGGATCCCACAACAGATCCATATCATGTGGTGACCACCGCTTCACTTTGATCTGCCCGCTTTCACCCGAGCGGCGATCGATGTGCTTCCACTTACCTTGGTAGTGACAGTGGGGACAAGCTGCGTTGAATTGAAAGTTAGACCAACTGAATTTAAAGTCAGGTGAGTTGTAGACTTTCTTGAGTGGTAATTCCAAACCACAACCGGGACACGACAGATATCGCCGGAAAGGTACGAGCAGACTCGTGAACGAATTACCATAACACAGATAATCAAGTGCCACAGTGTGTAATACGTTTTTGATACCGATAGTATCATTGAGGAAGTCCAGATACTTCTGTTTTTCCTCACGACCAATACGTTTATCATCACCACCGGCTGACACGATCTCGACATCGGTTATGAAATAACTGATGATACGAGATATCGCAGAACGGTATGGACCATTAGCCATGATGATGTATTCACACCAACGTAATGCGTCCTGGATCGTCTCCGGCATAGCCAGTGAGGCCATATCGCAAAACGGGTCTGGAAAATGTTCAGTGGAATCCCGACCGCCGCGTTGTTGCGAGGCCCCGATACCACAGTTTGTACCAAGTGGAGCTGGCATTCGAATCCCTTCGAGGTGCGGTAATTAGGAACCGTTTTTGGACTTCAATCCATTAGATGCCGCATCCGCAGCACGTTTAGTGAAGTCATCATCCAGCGATTCAGTCGTCGCTGTCTTGTCCGCTGCTTGTTTTGTCTTCGGTGTCTGATCAGTCGGGGTACGCCCGGGTTCGACCACACCGCGTTTTTCCATTGTCATATCGAATTATCCTTGTTGAGGTAAACTACCAACGTCAGCCACCATCAAGATACAGTACTCATACGATTCGTGAATATATTGAATACCTGTTGTGTGAGCAAGATAAACCTCTTGCGCGCCGTGAATATTTACGGCCATTGGTGGAGTATTATCGGCTTTGGCGATCGGCGGGAACCACTTCATACCGTTTTGGAATGTGTTATCATAGACAAGGATTAGAAAGCCCTGCGCTTCAATAACATCATGGTAACGAGCTTCCCGGTTGTACGACTTGAGGCGTCACAGTTGGTGGTGCTACGATAGGTTGATTGAACGCAGTCATTGGACTAACTGGTGACAACTGTTGCATTGGTTGTTGTTGTGGTACCTGCGGTAGTTGTTGTTGTGGTACCTGCGGTAATTGTTGCTGCTGCGGTTGTATCGGTTGTACTTGTCCTTGTACCTGGGGTTGAAACGCTGGTACGGGACCTGTTTGTTGTGGAGAAGGAGCGACCGCTTCTTTCTGCATACCACCTTGAGAGAGGCTGTGCATAACAGCAGAACCACGGAGTCGTAATGTTGCGATGTTGTGTGGTTCTGGTGTTGTATGTTGGGCTTGTTGTGTTGCTTGTGCCACAGTCGCAGCGTTCAGATCACCAAGTCGTACGACAGAGCTCTGACCAATAATGTGGGGATCGATAGTCACTTCAACGTCCTGTGTAACGTGTGGGGTTGTGCCGGCAGGTATACCACCAAGCGTTGCGTGAGGGATCACTGTACCGCGGACACCAGCAGGGCTACTCGGTGCTGAGACAGCCATCGTACCACGGCTAGTGACAACCTGACTTGGGTCACGGTACGTGTCCCCGCCGTCCGACCAAGCAGCAGTAGAATTACCCATACTGATTTCATGTTGGGCTGGTATCAAAGCACTATGGCTCAGTGGTCCCGATGCAACTTGATGGGCCGCGGGCGATGCCTGCAAACGATCAAAGTATGGATCGAGTTGAATGACTCGACTTCCGTTCATGAGATCCTACTCATTGAATTTTTGTTAACACTAATAGCTTAGTACGATCTGGATATTGTAGCAATAAGGCTTTGATAGCTAAGAAAAAACAAAAATAGCCAGGGCCGGCGCCCTGGCTAGATTTGAAGACTACTCATTTGAGTGACAAGTCGTGCGTCTTCAGGTAACGGCCTCAATTGAAACCACTTGGGTACCGTCCGGGTTCAACCGGTAGTCGCCAAACTCCGCCCGTCGGGGAGAATGTACTAACAACGGTACCAAGCGTGTTGAAGGTTAACTCTGTCAATGTAATCACACTGTAAAAGTGAATTACCCACCAGAGTAAGGAAATTGAGACTATGAGCATAGGAGTAATTGAACCCATATAAAGATAGACGTCAAGGTGAGTATTCCACCCAATCCTCGTCACAGAGGCCTGGGCACATTTGTTTAGCCCTACGTTTAGGAATCGTGAAAAAGAGAATAGCGTGCGGTACACTGTAATCCAATGTTACAAGCTCATTGGCTTGTTCTGGGTTGGTGATTACGTAACCGGTAGCGTCATTCTCTTCCTCGGTGTCAAAGTCATTCACGATGACTGCGACTAATGTCATCCGCCGTGATAGAGGCCATTGCGGTAACACGCGGGACTCAGGCGGTTGCAACTGGTGCGGGAGTTTCGGTAACATTCTTTTCCTTACGCGGTGACGCTGGTTTCGATTTAGGGGCACCAATTGGTGTCCACAAGTTACCAGAGACACGACCAGTTGAGAACTGGAAGCGTTCCGTAACATCGATTCTTTTGTCACAGAAAAGCGACTGGAACTGACACACCTTCGACGCATGTAAAGGCGCATCCGGATTAACCGCCGCCTTCAAGATGTCCGCATCAGTGATCCCCGAGTTGTATACCGGTCGCGTCTCCGCGATCTTCATACGCATCAGCTTGATCACATCCTCGTCATCCAATTCGTCACAAAGACTCTCAACTGCGAAATGCATATCCTTATTAGGATCTGCGATCGCAGCCTCAATCTCATCATTACTGAACTTGTCCGAATACGGACCTAAGTGTTCACGCATTACCGCAACAAGTTCAGCAAACGGAGCAGTACTGTTATCGGAATCAGTGTCCGACACAGTAGCTTCCTGCATCTGCGCTAACAATGCTTCCACTGTCGTACCCAGTTTGACTGCGCACGTGTTCGCCGGATTAGCGATACTCACACCGTTCAGGTCTCTCGCGGGGTTCCAGATGTCGACACCACACAACTCCGAGAAGTCTTCAAACAACTTGGCTTGATTAAGCCGTGTTGTGAACTTCGCGGGAATCAACCAGTACTTAGTACTGTTGTATAAGGTTCCAGGTGCTCGCCACAAATCTGGCCAATGCGCTTTCGCCATCGTCATCAGGTCCGCAGCAGGTCGGGTCTCCAGTACTTCGACCGGTTCATCCGTACTTTCCGCCAGTAACTCTTTCATTGCTGGCGTCATCTCCATGTTGATAGCCGACATGGAGTTGAACCCTGCCATAAGTTCCGGCATTCTTGGAACGCTGGAAAGTTTCCAGTTTTGGTCAGATGCCCGGAGCCGGTGACGGTCTAACTCAAGACCGAGTCGGACCAAATCCGCTTTCGGTTTGTCTCGCTTGTTAGGCGAGGAGTCCCGCGGATCCAACACACGACCCCTCGCCCCGATGTACGGGTTGATGGAGAAGTCGTAAGCTGCGGTGCCGCGATCATAGTGCACGCGACCTGTCGTGGTATCCACGGAAGGATGGACACAACGCAGTTCGATCATTGATCGTCGTTTACCCTCGGTCAGCGGGTGGGTAGACATTACTACCATAGCGGCTTTTCCGAACGGAACAAGCGTGTTACCACGAAGGTTCCACGTGACGCCCCAGACACTTTCCAAATCGGAATTGGTGCGATGCGATCGCTTAACGACACGATCAAGATGCTTCTTAGAAAGAGCGTTACGTTGACGTTTACGTTTTCGAGATTGAGAATTAGTCTTCATAAAATTGGTATCCTAAAAGTGAACCATAGATTTATTAAACGGAAACCGTCACAAGTTTGCGAAGGTCATCCATACGCTTAGATTGCACAGGTCGCCACTCTCCGTGCTTGTCCCAGTCAGCCTGGGAGATTGTTTCCTGTCCTCCAGGAACACCTTTCGTTGGCGAAACGAAAGTGAGTACGATACCAAGCTTGCTTTCACCAGCCTGGTAACCACGTCGAATCCGTTTTACGGGTCGACCTTTATAGAAACGATTCCTTAGTTTCGTCATTGAGTTTTCATCAATTACCTCGTTTCAAATATGTAAACGAAAAAAGACCTAGTGAGTTTTCTCACCAGGTCTTTTTGTTACTAGGTACATCGACTAGTAGTTAATAGCCATGCACTATATATGCCGCAAAACACGCGTTAATTTAGAAGAGTGGCGTGTCTCCTGATTCATCTATTACTACCTCGTCACCTTGTGGTGTTGGGGGTGTTGGGGGTGTTGGGGGTGTCGACGCGTCACCTTCATTAGCGGCTTCATCATTTACAACCTCAGGGTCGTCACCAGGTAACACAGGTTCTTCAGTCTGGGGTGGTAATTCCAAGTAAAGTGGATCACCGACCCAACCATGCTCCGTCTCATTTACATCAGACGGTTCAGGGATATCAAACAACGGCATCGGCCCCATCGGGGTGTGTAAGAAATGGTTGGGACCTGCAGAGATTGGCATACGTTGACCCATGAACGCAAATACATGCGAATTGGTGCCGAGCCACTGCTTAATGAAAGTGATGCACGCATCTATACTGTCGTGCTCATTGATCTCCGGCCATGCTGTCTCTGCAACCACCATGGTTATAAACTTCTGCCCAACTTGTCGTTGATTGTTCAACGTAGCGAGTAACAACGACGCGGTAGCCGGGTCATGCATCGGGAGTTGGGCTACTGGCGGTGGTGTTGTAGGTAAAGCATCAACAGGTTGTTGAGTTGTCGCTGGTTGAGTCTGCGGCGGTTTAAGTGGACCCTTACGTTTACCAAAGCTTGGGCGCTTCGGTCGCTTAGTTTGCGGGATCACGGGAACAGTTACCTTCTTGGCGTTATCCTCTTCCTCCGCAGTAAGTTTAGGTGCACGGTGTGGTCCGCTCCCAGTCATAGGTGCCGCTAACGCAGAACCGGGTAAAGGTTTAGACGGAGCGGGGACCTTCTCCACGCCCATATCGTGTCTGTTCTCACCTTGAGCTGGTTGTTGGTTGGTAGCTGGTTGCTCACTAACCGTCGCCTGCTCGTTAGTTGGTTGATCCTGATTCTCCGACATTCTCTTTTTCCTGATAGAGTACCGTTAAACCGTAAGTAACGCACTTCAATTTAAACGGGTCATCCTTGTTACCATGCCAGGCCGTATGCATCCCGAGTTGTCCTGGGTGTAACATAACACTACCAGTTTTCTCAACCCACTCACGGACTTGGGTGTCAATAGTTTTCTCGTCAGACTCCTTAAGTTCTACGAACTGTTGTGGTCCGACGCGAGAGTACCACCGAGTCTCTTTAAACGTTTTGGTAAGAATCATTGCTGATTAGGGGTTACTGGTTGTGTGGATGTTACCGCTGTCGAAGGATTGGGCGTGGTTGATCCTCGCTTACCTTTAGCCCGTTTCTTTTTGAACTCATCGACAGGTAAATCGAAATCAAAATGGGGTGAATCATTTGGTGTAGTGTTCTTGACCTGGAACTCACCAGTATTTGCGTTGAACAATACGACAGCACTGGATTGCGTACCGTTAGCCCCCTCAGCTTTCACATAACCGACACGCATGACGTGTTGACCCCTTACAAGTAGAGGTTCAGTTTCGATAGTCATGCTATCTTCGTCGAATGTCTGCGTTACAGTATCAGCTTTATGGGAACCAGCCACTTTAAATTTCATCATTACTCCGCTGCAAATGTTCTGGGGATGGGGGTGGACCAAGTACGGCGTCACCTTCAGTAACCATGTCAGTCTTAGGTTCTTCTGTAACCAATTGAGGTAACACAGGATAACCGCGGGGACTAATGTACGAAAATGATTGATTCGATGACACCCCGAACACCGTAATCGTCACTATGGGTAGTTTATCCACGATTGTTTGTTTGCTCAAAGCAAAAGGGTCAACAATATCTAACTCGTAAAAATTAGTTCGTGCGTAGAACTGGGCCTTACGTTCAATCATCGCAAACCCTGCGATCATGTCACGCAAAGGTATCCACCGATCACGTAGAATTGCATAAATGCGACGATCGAAATTGACTGGTGTGTTAGCCGCCAGACATACACCGAGCCCTTGAAAAAAGGATTCGGTGTGGTCGATGGCGAGTGGCATCTCGTCAGAGTTATCAGTAGGGTAGAGTTTTAAATACTCAGTAATAGGATCCCGATCAAACGGGGTAACCGCATGGATTACCCCGGTCGTAAAGAACTCGTAATCAGTCGACATATCTTGGAGCGTATGACTCTTAGCCTTTTCAGCAGGTCTATGCTCTGCGTCGCCCGCGTCATGTTGTTCAACGCCTACGGGTTTACCGACACGGTCAAATGCAGACTCGTCGACACGAAGATCACGGCCCTTTACGATTTCAGGATCAGCCATTAGACGTCAACAGTGTTAACTGCGTCGCTCCCTGTGTAAGTGAGGTTTGCAGCCAGCGTGAGATTCAACGCCAACTGAGCTTGGAGCTTCGCATCGGCATCTACGCTGGTGCCTTGCGTCAACTCAATACCCAAGAAGTCACACAGGCCGTCATAGGGAATATCATTACGACGTTCCGACGGGATGATCATCTCGTAAGGGTCGCACCAGATAGCCGGAGTAAACGGTTTGTGAGTCCACAAACCTGGAAACAGACTATTAAGATCATGACCGTGTGTGCGGGCGTAATTGATCGCATCTAACGCCATGATACGCAGACGGTCCCGGATCTTCAGCCCGAAGAGACAACAACCAACGTCATCCATGTCATTAAAAATATGATCTTCTGTACCGTTCAGGATACAACCAAGCGTCAACATAGTGTCGTAAGCCACTTTGCCTTTTACACCATCAAACCCACTGGTGGCACTAAAGACTTCGTTACCGTCAGTGTCGAGGATCGCGACACTGACCACTGTACTGGATACAGGATAAAAGTGAGCCTGTTCAGCACGTTCTTTTTGTTTCTTCTCTACTTCCTTCGCTACGCTTTCCGGTTTCGAGCTGCGAGTAGCTTTACAAGGTGCAAAGTACTGCTCCCAGTTATCCCGCCGCCCCAGGGTCATCCCCAAGAATAGGCGTGGACGAGTCTTCTTCTGATTTTGATTCATGTTGTTTCTGCATTTGACAAAAAATATCTACCACTGGTAACACCGTCTGTAAAAGCGCATCACGCACTTGTATCGGTGTAATCGGATCAGCTACAGCCTTCTCCTGGGCTGACATACCGAGAGTTTGAATTACGAGATTAGGATTTTCTACATCCCAACCTTGCGTCAACTCATTCTCGATACCTGATCGAATCAATAGAAACAACTGACGTGCGATAATGTCGACCGATACCAGTTTAGGTATAATCGGACTATTCTTCATGAGGTACTGCGCGTCCGTCGCAGCATTCTCCATCGCTTCTCTACCAGCGTCCATTCCATCCGCGCCGCTTACCACGACTTTTGGGTCTTCATGTCCCACTTTACCCTCCGGGCGGGCTCGGTCCGTCGAGCGGGTCTCCTTTCTTACACAGACGTAACCGTTTGCGGATGATATCGGAGTACTTACTCGACAACTCGAACCCAATGTATTTTCGTTCAAGCTTCTTAGCCACCGCAAGTACCGTACCTGTACCAGCCATCGGATCGAGTACTAGATCGCCCTCATTAGAGCAACCTCGTATGATTCGGCCGACTAACTGTTCCGGTAACTGATTAGCTGCACCTACCACTCGTTGTTTGAAGGTGCCACACACTCGCGGAAACGTCCAGGTGTCACTCAGAGCATCGAAACCTTCAGGAATGGCCTGGGGTCGTAAGATCCAAGTATCATCTGGGAGCCTACCATCCGGGTTGGCTCGCTTATCTTTATACACTAAGGTCCGTGCCGCTGGAACCCGCACTTGGGACTCATTGAACGTGAAGTTCTTTTTGTGCTTTGTAAAATACAAGATATGCACGTGACTACGGCTAAATTTCTTCGAGCAATTAACACCAAAAGTGTAATACCAAATCACCCAGCTACGTAAATGGAACCCGAGTTCTCGTGCTTTCACACGTAGATCCGCGGCCCACTCATCTCCAATAATCAACCAAAATGACCCGTCTGGTTGTAGTACGCGATATGCTTCATCCATCCACTCAACGGACCAAGCAAGGTATTCAGATGGTTTCAGGTTGTCTTTGTACTCACCGTCGCCGTAGTCATAACCAATGTTGTACGGCGGGTCCGCAATCAAAAGTTTGACGGTCTCGTCGGGTTGTTTCTTAAACAGTTGCAGGCAATCGCCTGTGTAGATCCTGTTAGTCTTCATCTAAGTTAATGCTCCGGAATTCACGTGCACGTGATGTACTACGTAAGGCAGGTAGATCGTTTCGTACGGTAGTCGGATTAACTGGTCGACGTTGATTAAACGTATCCACGAAACCTCTGGTTACTGCAGCTATCGCAGACGGCCATTGCTCAAGATAAATATAAAATTTACCTTGGGTTATGATCTTATCCGTAATAGAGGCCAAGTGATGTAGTCGGTCGAGTGGAATTTCTGCTGTGCGTTTATCCAACTCTTCTAACATACCGAAAAACACCAAGCATCCGTAGTATGATTTAGGTACCGCGCTTTTAGCCATCCAAATCATGTTTACGGTGTTGTACAGATGATTTGTATCCATATCAGAAATAAACAACACCCGACCGTCGCGAGTCCTCCATGTCGATCGTGTAAGATCGTTACTGTTAATTCTCGTCATCGTCGATCGTGTAGGATCGTTACTGTTACTTCTCGTCATCATCATCACCTAAGTTAATTACCCGCTCTTCCCGACGGCGTGGCGTAAAGTCACCAGCAGTTACACTGGTACTTACGTCAGCAAAGCTGTCATTGAAGTTACGATTTAACACAGTATGAATTATCTCTGGGTCAAACTCGGTTGGTGCCGGGACGTTCGCCTGTAAGTTACCGTTGTTGAACGTGGCACCATCTGTACTACCTAGCTGGTTGATACCAGGAGGAATCAATGCCACTACACCAAAAGGACAAACCCTTGTAAAGATATGTTCTAATTCGTCCGTCGTCGGGAACATTGATAATGTTGAACCAGTCAATCGCCCAATACCGGTAACCTGAGTTTGTGTTAGTTCCTGGCGATCGAACGATCTAGGTTGGTACTTAGTTACAAACATTCGGAATACTCCGATGTCGTTAGTCCGTGGGTGATCTGCGGTTCCTTGAGCATCAGCAGTAATACGTTCGTAACGGCTTTGCCCCATATTAGCGAAACGTCGGACAACGGATTTAGCTTTACTAAAGTTCTCTGCTACGAATTGGAAAGCCCGGCACCCTTGCGACACTAACGAAACTGAGTAATTAAAATCACCATCAAGTGTTTCGTTAATCACAAGACTGAATATTGGATCAATCTCCGCAACCCACACACGGTTGTCGTGATGCTTGAATCGAGAAGTACACCCTTCCGCGTTAGGTAGCGTGCGTAACATCGCGACATCCCCACGCGCAGGTCGTGATCGAAAACTAAACTCTGTATTTGAAAGTCGCGATCCGGGTTGTCTGTCTGGGATAGTAGACCACGCACTCATTGGGTCATGTCTAGTACGCCAGGTCATTGCAGGGCCTCCGAATAATTTTGTACTCCCATGGCACAGATGAACATCGAGTCTGCGATGTTATCTACCCCAGTGGATTCGTAAGTATCAGGGTCGAAGTTTGTCCCGAATTTCGCGTTACACGATTCGATCATAACAGCCTTACCGGAGTTACCTTTACCGGTAGCGTACTTTTTAATAACACCAATTGGTACGGCTTCGGTGGGTATGTCCCGCATCTCCGCCCAATGTGTCAGTACAGCACAAAGACTGTGTACCACTTGAGCCCCTCTAACTGCACGAGCTACGATAGCTGTAAGTGAAGCACCAGGTGCGGGATTGGTGCCTGTAAACTTGACTTCTTCGTATAGGATCAAGTCGGGGTTAAGTACTTCAAGAAACGCTTGAAGCCTTAGTGTCCGCATCGACTGTGTGTCGTAGTTAGAAAGCGATAGATCCCATTGACCACCGATGATCTTACCATCCGTAACCGGTTGACCTGGTATGATATCACAAAAGGATACACCAGCACTACTTGCCAGATCCAAACCTACGATGCGTTTGTAAGGTAACGCGATCCGTGGTAGTTCGCGTTCATAGACCCGCGGGTCTTTCCGCATAGCGAACTTACCAACAGGTAATTTATCCTTGGGGTCTTTGGAGGATTTGCCCGCTGCCTTGCGTGATCCCTGTTTGGTTTTGGTGGGTGTCTGTGAGTTCTTTTCTTTGGCCATTGATAATCTCGACAAGTTCGTGGAATGTGTTCATCAAATGATAAATTAACACACAATCAAAACCGGCCGTGTGCATTAACCGCATGTCTATATCGTAACGCTCAGCCAACCGATACTTAGGTACACAATGACGTTCCATGTTGTACTTAACACCCTTACTATTGGCATTGGATACACGTCGCAACCATTCGTCTAAACTTTCATTCTCCCAGGGTGGTTTATTCATCTGAGCAGCTTTCTCAAGCAACCCAGTATCAAAGATTGAGTTCAGTCGCCATGGTAATGTGTAGTTCTCCAGAAACCGCTGCGTGTGACTATCGATCATTTTACGATCAAATCGCCAGAACCCGTGTCCGATTATCAGACTGTCCGGGTGCTGGATATGTTCGTAAATAAGTTGAGCATACGCATGTAATACTTGAAGTGGGTGTTCCCCTTCTTCTTTTAGTCTCTCCCAAGGGTAGTAATGGGGCCGACCATCACGGGCGTAGTGAGTAGCTTGACGTAACAGTTGCTGTTGAATGAACTCGTGATCTACCGTGGGTAGTTTCGACCAATCAATCAACAGATTCTGTTGATGTACGATCTCATTATTCTTTACGACACACCAACCCGCGTCGATAATGAAATCCTTGGTAGGGGAAAACCCAGTCGTCTCCGTATCCAGTACAAGATAATTGGTGGGGAAATCAAATTGCTTACCGAGGATCGTTAGTACCTCGGCTTCGTCCCGGAAGTCAATCAAAACTTTCTCCTGATAACGATATCCCAAGTTAACCCGACACACTGCCATAGTCGTGAGTACCACGCAGCCTGTTTGAGAAGGTGTATACGTCGTAGTGTAGGTTGCCAATCTGAGATCACTTTTTTGTGACACTCGATCTGTGATTCGTCAGAGTGTGCTTTATACTTCGCATCTTCCAACTCAGTTTGCGTGGCTGCTAACTCACGGGTTTTATGTTCCACAAGTTCTTGGGTCTGTTTAAGGATACGACCTAACTCTTCAGCGTCAGCTAACGCTTGCTCCGTCGTTATGTCCATTTCATGGTAATGATGCCCAGACAACTCCCTGGCCATTTCACGACCTGCTGCAATCATCGCAGTGAAGTCGTCATGACCAGGTGTGTGCTGTCCTTGGAGGGTGATGTCACGAATGGCTACAAAAAAGCCACCCATGACTACCTCACCGAGTCGAGAAAACAACGCAATACGTACAGCCGGTTTCAATCGGTCAATCCCCGCAGCTTTAAAAGCCGTGTGCGGGTTATCAATTTTACGATCGCGGATAAAGCTCTGGTGTGCGGCAACAAATACCGTCACAGCTTCACCGAGGTCATCCTCTACCACACCGTACCGCTCAAAGAGTTCACGTAAGTGCGGCGCCCAGTGTTGCTGATCCAAGCCTTGGAAGACTTCACGTAACATCGGTGTGTAGATGTTTGCAAGATCCCGTTGTGGGGAATAAGGCATTGCGCCTGGTTCACCCTTCGGGCGGACCTGATTGATACTACGTGTTTTCTCGGGCATGTTACTTTCCTGTGGAACCGAAACCGCCTTCACCCCGCAAAGTATCTGGTAACTCCGTGACGATCGGGAACGTGGCTTCAGTACGAAGTTGATAAATTCCTTGTACAATCTTATCGCCCGGTTTAATCCCGACAACACGATTTGAGTGATTGAATAGTTTAACTAACCATTCACCGCGGTAGTCTTCATCGATCACACCAGCGAACCGGTGAACTCCCTTACCACCCATACCACTCCGGTCCCAAAAGAAACAACCATAGTCTGGTTGAATGGCTTGGGCGAACCCAGTACGAAAAAGGAAACCTGTACCTGGGTCTATAGTTCGGTACCCAAGGCGGGCCATTGTTTCCCATTCAGGTACGTAAGTGTGTTCGAACTTCTCACGGAGTTTGTCAGACAACCCTTCAGTACCGGCTACGCATCGGATGTCGTAACCGAGGGCTTTATCAGTTCCCCGCGTCGGGGCTTTCGCTTCCGGGTGGAGTAACTGTATCGGGCATGTTATTTGAACCACTTGACTCATCGAAATCCTCTGGTAATGCTGGAGCCAACAGGATGAGTCTTTCATCCGGTGCGGCTGTGTCATATTGTGCCAGAGCTGCTTCCCAGCGCTCTAAATCGTCGGGTGACTGAGCTGTTTTGTTCACCTCAGTGATGTACAAACCAGTCTCAATATAAGCCCAAACAATGCGTCGGTCGACACCGGCATTGAACAATGCCAGTGCTGTTGTGTTTTTATCTGCTGGTGCAGATGTAGAAGCTGCGGCCGCGAGTACCGCTTGATCCATTGGTCGCTGTTTTGGTAATTTTGCGGGGTCACGTGGTTTCGCGTGCCCATGGTCGGTGAAGCGGCAACACTTCTTGTACTTTTTACCAGAACCACAACTACAAAGATCGTTCGGTTTCTGTTTCTTCTGTCCCGGTACGACGGGTGCCGGGACACCAGCACCAGGACGGGGTTGTTGCGTCATTCGTGTACGCATCGCAGTTCTTACTGCTAACTGCTGCGGGGTAAGTTGTTTACCGTTGTGGGAAAGGAATTTGGTAATTCCATCATTGCTTGACGCCATTAAAACTGCCTACTGAGTGACATTTACATAAATTGTCTGGTGCACATTGTGCCAGAATTCTGACAGTGTTCAAGACAGGTTAATCAAAATTAAGTATCCGTTGGTCGATCAACGTTTATTACACGAGAATCCTTACCTAACGCACGCGATGGTGTAGTAGTGACAGCAAGTTCTTCATCCAATTTTTGTAGTGTAATTAGATAACCTTTCAGTTCATCCACCGTGAGCGGTTTAGACTCAACTTGATCCGATCCATGCTTCTGGTAACAACGGAACGTTACACTGTTATTACTAAACAAGACTGAATCAAGTTCAGTTTCTGTATTGCTTACACCTTCTGCGTCAATAAACGAAGGGAACTGACACCAGTCATTTAAACATGCCTCTTTGAGGTTCTCTAAGTTGACAAGTTCGGTATCAGATAAACTTGGGTGGTTTACTTGTTCCCACGTCTCGTAAAAGTGTTGGTACCACCTTGGTTGCCAGTCCCAATAACACATACCGCAGAAATTACTATCTTCTGCTTGTAGTGATTTAGCCAACGCAATTTTGTGTAACCAACTGAAGATCAGTTTGGTTGTAACTTCCAGAGTTACGAATTGAACCTCCGCTCCATACTCATCTGCTGAAGAAGTACAGACCAAAATAATTGAAGCCTCAGCCATATTTACCTTTCTTCAAACAAAACGGGCCGCTGCATTACACAACGACCCGTTAAATCATTCGTAGTCTGATCAGACTTTGACGTACTCTGGTCGCCAGAACCCGTCGTCGTCTTTGTAGAAATCACCAAACAATAAAGGTTCTTTCTCCGCCATGGTTTTCACCACACGGCTGAACACGTGAATCATTTCTTCTTCAGCGTGTGCGGACGCTCGCATTGCAAAGACGTGACGTAGTGCTCGGATGTTACCCGACCATACACCACCAGTAGCTACACCTAAGCCGACGATGCGTCGCATCATGGATGTGACTTGCTTCTTACCAGCGAACTTAGAATCGGGCGAAAGTTCGTCGGCCCAGATGGCTTCGAGAATACGGTATTGTTTCTCTTGACCGTTAAACGCGTTCTCAAAAACCATTCGTGACAAGTTGCGTTTTAACTCTAGGATTTCTTTGGTTGTGGTTAAACCAAGTTTATCCGCAATCGCCTTAATGTTCGAAATACGTTTTTCTTTAGTTGGTTCAGCGTAAGAGTTGTCTGGATCTACATACAGCTTATAGGTGATCCAGTCTTTGCGATCTTCACCTGCTTTACCCATTTCTGGGGGGATAACATCCTCACCACTGATCGAGTCCGGTACCCAGTACGGGATGTTCTCCCCAAATCGGATAAATCGCAGCGATCCTTCACTGATCGCCCAACCCGCGCGGTGACGGTTCATCTCGGCCGTGAAGACACGAGACACACCTTCGATCGCGAAGTTGTACACGGAGTGTTCCAGGACGGAACCGTGACCGCTTTTAAGGATGTTGTCAAAGTAAGCGACGTAATCCTGTCTGATCCGTGTGATATTCGGATTCAGTGATTTAGTAAATGACTGGTAACATCTTTTACCAGCAAGAGCGATCAGTAACGCGGGGTTAGTGACTGCTTCATCAGGTGGTAACACAAACTCTTCAGCGCCGATGTGTTTCATCCAGCGGGCAACTTCGTCTTTGTTGACGACCGTTTGACCGATCATAAAAACTTCAATTGGTACTTGTGTGGGCATGTTCTGCTTTCTGCTTTTAATTTCTTGGAGTAGTTCATTTGCACGTTGCAAATAAGTAAGTGAGTCTACGGAGTTTAACCGCACACTCTCAGAGTAATTAGACGTGTTAGTGATTAACCGGAGCTCATCACCGTCTAAGGACATATCCGCTTTAGCATGTTGCGGCGAAAATGTGAACTTTAGTTGATCTTCGTTGTTATCTGGTGGTTTGGTTTTTAATCTAGTTTTACTTTTGTGTGTAACAAAAACTGGTTTCAAATCCTTAACGAGTTTATCGACAGCCGCAACAAGTCGATTGTCATTCTCGTACCTTTTCGTTTTACGATTTGGTACCCGTATTTTATATTTACTTGGCCAGATGTCAGCAATAAGTTTATCACCAACCCCGCGGATCTGAAAATGATATTCAGATCGTTGTATAACTCGCCATGGTGTGTTGTTTAGATGCCGTCTAATGACGTTAATTACCTGAAACATTTACTACTCTCGTAATGTGATGACGCGAGTATCTGCGGCTGGTGATTCTGGAGAGTTAGACATTCTACAGTTAACACCTTTCTCAATGAAGTCGAAGAGGTTTTCGTCGAACTCGTCTACGGCGTCCGCGTACCCTCCGATTCCGTATTCCTCAACTGAAGGATTAGCCACAGTTAACAATTCGTGATGTACTCCGTTATCGCAGATTAAATCGTTTAGGGTATCAGCGTCGTAAGGCAGTACTGTTGCCAACAACTGAACAGTTTTAAGTACTGCATTATATTGAGCGACAGCGTGATCTAATTTTGTATTCAAATTTTACACCCCAGTTGGTAATTGGAGTTTTGTTACGTTACCAGGATCCGTAGCACCACATACGGGACAACACTTAGGTGTAATCGAATTGGTTTCTGGAAACCCTGGTCCTCGACCCATCAACGGGTTCATGTAAATATCTGTAAAAGCTACTACAGTGGTAGTTCGGCAACTTGCACAACCAATCTGCCAACAATGTTGCATCGCATCATCCACAACATCGAATTGATCATCAATGTTATTACTCATTCTTTCATCTGCTGTACCAAACGTTTTTTCGCCGCACAAATTTCATCAAATTGTGTGATCGACTCACAGTAAACCCAGGGTTGCTCTTCCCGAAACAGGTCCCACTTTTGTTGACCCATACCCGCAATAACAGATTCAGGGTTAATACCAAATCCGCGTGTAGCTTCAATAGAAGCTTGATTCAATTCTGCGTGCATTTTCTCAACACAATTGATTGCTACTTGTTCTTCCTTAAATACAAGTACCCGACGTACTGGAATAGTAGCGTCAGAAAAAGGTATCCCGCCTGTACCGTCAAGTTTCATATTCATTATAAAATAACGAACATTTTTAACCTTGCTACCAAGGTGTTTTCTTCTCCGTTTTCTTTTCATATCAGTTCTATTTATCTTTCAATTGCATACGATCGCGTCGCATACATTGGACGCAGTGGGGTAGTGTATCTTCAGGGTCAAACACTGTGTCGCTGGTTTGACAGTTCGCGCAGTGTCCGAGTGTGTAAGTGCGTAGATGGGTACCACCCGCACACTGGTCATAACCGACAGCACACTGAGTGCAGTCGTGGTGGTAATTAAATGGGCACTCTTTACCAACACGCAGACGTAACTTCAGGACATTATCACGATTCCATTTGACCATAGAACCTGGGCAGTCGATCTGCCAGAACTTTGGTCGACCTTTGGACTTCGCTACCTCTACGAAACCCACGAAGCGTAGATTGGTTAGATTCCTCGCACCTTTGAACGGGTACTTCCCGTGACTGCTGGAGAAACCCAACTTACGTCCAATCATCCCGACCGCTTTTACGCTCCAAAAATGATCCACCTGCATAGTCGCGGATGATCCGGCGAGGGAGCGGCACGTGATGTGGTAACCTACTCGGTTGTAATGGTTACGACCTCGATTGACTCGTAGGATTTGAAACGGCGTCCATTCGTCTGCAAATTGAGCCACCCACGGCCTTACTGAGTTACCAGCCTTCAGTGCCGGAATGTTACCAGCTAGCCGCCAAGCAAGGCGTACGGCCGTTTGTTGTGTAAGAGTCTGACCCGCAAGGTATCTAATAGATTCGAATACCGGATCGAATTGGATCCTCCCCGGTAACCCTTGTTGTAGCCTTCTCGCTAGTTCGTCCAAGTTAACTGGACGACCCACGTACGGCGTAAGAACTTGCGTGACTAGCTTGTCCCGCTGTTGCTCAATCCGTGTGAGGTTGAACGTGGGTAACTTTAACATGTTATCGAGTACTTATTCCTGGGGGACCTTTCTGGCCCGCGACCTTACCTGCTGGTTTAGGTTTAGGTTTCTTCTTGGTAGGCTTTTTAGTTGCCTTCTTTTTGGTTGCCTTCTTTTTTGTTTTCTTTTTTGCCATGGTTAACCTGCTCTTCTAACCGGAACTCATAGCACCCGCACACACAAGCTTTAAGACCTGTACGTGGTTTATTACAGCGGTTGCAATAGAGTGGTTTTAGTTTAGTTTGTTTCTTATCCATACGGTAAATAGGAACCAATTATACGACTGGCGTCGTCACGATCGGTTTAGGGTTTTGGTACTGCTTCGGAGGTACAACGGGTCGCGTCGGTTGCGTCCGTACTGGTACGACTGAGGCGGTGGGTGGAGGTAGTTCCTGCTGAGCAGGAATAGTCTGTGCGGGTACTGCTTGCCCAGACGTTAGTGGTGGTGCTGGTGTAAGGTGATTCACCTGTTCCATTAATTGAGCAGGTGGTTGTTGTTGTGCGGTGGGAGGGGGTGGAATAAACGGGTTATCTGGTTCTTTAGCTGCCGCCATAGCTTTATCACAAGTGGACTTGGCGTTACTGGCTGTTGTATGTACTTCATTCCATAATTGGGTTAACTGCTCCGCCAAAAAGTTAGCCGACGCTACCAAGTGTTCACTCAACTGTTCGGTAGGTGGGAGAGGTACAGGTACTTCAACATCACCGAACTGTATGTTCATACCAACACCGTTGAGGTTGACGTCACCAGTATCTAATTGTTCTAACGCAGCCTGAGCAATTCGATACGATCTGTCTACTTCGTCAATACGATTTAACAGTGCTGATATTTTTTGTTTGCAGTCTTGGAGACTCATGATTGTGTTCCTACTGAAGTACGATACCAAAACCCATATACAATTGCAGGAACACGTTACCTGCGGAGTCTTGGACTTGTGTTACCTGGTTACCTAAAGCTAGATGCAACCGTCTTAAAGGTTTACCACCTAGATCGTGCAACGACCTCACACCTAACTGAAACGCAAAACCTAATGCGTCAACAGAGTCGTTCGGTGTCAGGTAAGGGAAGACAGGAATGTAGATGTCTTGCTCTTTTTTAAACACACGCCAGTCTGGTGGGTTTTTGAAATCTACGGATTTGAACGGAACCATCCAATGTTCACTAGGATGACCACGTTTGATCACATCACCTAACTCTTTATGCCCGCGAGCAACGCTCGTAGCGAGATCCAACTTTGAGTAAGTTAATTCCATACTACAGCTCTATTATTCTGCTTTGTGAGGTAGGTGTTACTTTGAAGTCGTAACCTAGAGGACGTTGACTTGTACCGCGTCTCTCAGATTTACTTTCACGACCGTCATCAGAGGCGTTTATCTTAACACCTTTTCGAAATTGTTGAAGCCGTAGATCCTGTTGTAAGCATAACTCTCCGAGCAACGTATCACCACCGTTGTGATCCAATTCCGGCCACGGATAGTTGTATTTATACAATATCTCCGTTTTAATCGTCCACCATCCACCTGTGGCGAAACGAATCTTACGATTAGCTGGATCCTTCCCACCATACCAGGACTGCGTCTTCAACCAGTCCCGCTGGTTACCTTGGAAGTCCATGGTATAGAGCGATCCAATCATATCGGCTCCGGTCATCGCGTGGTCCACTAACTGTAACCAGTACGGTTGTTGGTTAGTGGACCCACGCTCATAACCTTCCAACCAGGAATCGTCGTCAAACCACATGAAGTAGTCTGTCTCGACTGGGGTAGCTCCGTGGATCATCTCGCGAAATAACGGGTACTTGTTAATGTTCTTAGGATATTCCCAAATGCATGAACTGGGTACCCACGATTTGACCCACTCACTCACACGAGGGGATACTTGATTAAGTCCCACGCGTAGATTGAGATCAGTTGCTTTAACGGTTGCAGCAATCGATCGAAGACATCGTTCGGCTAGTTGTGGGTAATCACCATAGAGTAACACCCCTATGGTAAAACTACCCACTTTCACTCCAAACGGTGATCAGTTTTATCGGTTCAGTTGTTCGCTCCAACATCAATGCTACGTCAGGGTTATGGACACTACCAGCAGCTACTTGCTCTAAGTAATGTACGAACGATGCTCTCGCACGTTCGTCTTTGAATGTAATACGTAAAGAGGGGTGAGTAATCGCATTACCTGTAGCCTCTTGTGGCATCATTTCCAGTTCCCAACTGTCGTGACGGTTCATGATGAATACCGATAACAACCCTCCTGTGTCGTAACCAATTAACCAATTGTTATCAGACAAGTTTTTTTTGAGACCAAAGAAATGGACCACGTTAAGTGGAATACCGCTAATCGTTTGAATGACTTGCTTGGTCGGTATCCTCGGTATTTGCTTCCAAGTCTTGAAAGCTCCATCACCGCCTCCGAGCCTGACTTCACAGGCTTCAGTGGTTGGTTCGATTACAACAGGGTAATCACTAAGTACAGTACTCACGGTGTTATTTGCTCTTCTTTCTTTTAGGTCGATCAAGATTGATCGCTCGTTTCTCTTTTCTGGAACCAGACGTACCCTCTTGAGCAGCTGCCTCTAAGGTAGCTTCGATATGCTCACGAGCACGCTCCGCGCGACCCACGTTGTCTTGAGCAGAATCGGCGATCTGTTGCATGACTTCCTCAATCTCATGCAACTGTTCAACCATTTCTTCGGAGACATCATCAGCTTCCAGTTCCATCAAGTTACCGAAAACTGACTCGTCGTCTGCGGCCCAAACACCTTCCTGTTTACCCATGAAAGCTTTCGCGACCGTGAGTATCTGACGCACCTGGGCAGGTACAGTCTTAGGCATTTCGTGTTTACGACCGTGTCCGCCGGATCGTCCGGTCTTCTTCTGGATACGTTTGTGTAGTGCTGGTGGTTCCAGCATCTCTTCGACGGCCATCTCGGCGAACTCTGTCCGCTTCTTCTTGCTGTCGAGTGTTAGTAAGAAAGACACATGACCCCAGTGTAACCGGAATTCAGTATCCGTATGTCGCCAACTGATCAAGTCTTCGACTTCCTTATCATCGCACGTTCTTGCAAACGCAGCGGCTTTACGCAGCGTACGAGACTGTGTCGATAATGCCTGTTCGATCAGTTTCAATCCGGAGGTGCCGTCTTTACCCACGTATTCGTCTGCGTTCAGTCGCACCTCTTCGCAGAGTTTCCCGATCTGGTGGTAGTAACGTATATTCTCAGCACGTAGATCATTAACTTGTTTCTCGATAAGTCTGAACTTACGAGACAACTTATTGTTCATCTGGTCCAGTGCTTCTGTACGGACTTCCGCTACATCAGCTGCGCGTCGTTTCGCTTTTTCTCTAAGAGACTGCCGTCCCATGCTTCACCTCAAAATTTGGTTGTTCCCGTCAATAACTGGAACGCAGCTTTTTCAAGTTTCTCGCGTTTTTTAAACCCGAGTTTCCTGGCTGTGACCAACATAGTGACGAATAAATCTATTAATTTGCGTCCTGCGTATTTACGACTGGTCTCCATAACCAGTGTGTCTTCACCTTTATAACCGTTCGATAGTGCGTCCTGAAGAATCTCTTTACCATCTCGTTGAGCAACACCTGCGACCTGTAACGTAGCGATGATCTCTTTCATCCTATGCTCTTGTTCTTCTTTTTCCCACAGGGGTACAAAACCCAGGGACTGAACCAGCAAATTCTCTGCACCTGCCTTTAACTCAGTAACTGGGAATTCTACCTTTGCGACTTTTGTGAACATTTGCCCTAGGCGTAAATGGAAATTCTTTCCGGAGTGTTTTAGCTTATCTCCATGTTTCTTAAAATCACCAAGACATATACCGAATGGGGTAAAGACTGCGATCGTACCTTGTACAGCGTTACCTGTAGCTTCACCATTTGTAAAGTAATAACCTTTGTGAAAAGGCCGGTCAACGCCGTCAACATTGATAGTGAACATTGGTTGTTCGTCACGGAACCATAGGGTTACTCGTCGACCGACTACCAAAGCCCCATACAGATCAACTCCTGGGTGATCCAACGATAAGATATCACAAGCTTCGTTGAATAATGCGTAGTTCTCTAGGTAAGTGTATTTCCGACTGATGATTCCTTCGATCAACTGCTCGTGCCTATTACGTACAAGGCGGTAAGCATTCAGTCGGTGGAACCTTTTACGGATTATCTCATTCCACACACCTACGGCCTTAGCTCCGTCAATGTCGCTACCACCACGATTGTGATCAGAAAGAATTGTCCCGGACAAGTCACTAATGAAAGTACTTAGTCCGGGACAAATGTGAGAAGCGATTTGTTTAAACGCACCTTCAGTGAAACGACAACCTGTATTCAAAGTTGATCCGTCTAGTGCCAAACAGATATCGTCCGCGTCTTCCAGACCTTCATGGTCTGTCTGTGAATCAATATCGCGAAGATTTTTGGCGAGTAGGGCTTTATCATCCTTCGAGTAACGATGTACCTTCGGGTAAACAAAGAATTTAACCTGTTGGTTGTTTAATGATTCGCCCATTCGGTACCTACCGTCTGCATAAAGCTTTTGAAAGATTCAAGCACAGCTACGATACCAGACTTACCCACCGGGAAAGTTGTACGCGGCCATGGTTGATCTGCCCTAAGCTCTGCGTCTGGTATTCCAGTACCGACCTGTGTCGGTTGATTGTGCAGCACCATTAGAAAGGCATCACGTGCATGAGGCAAGTTGAAAATCAAAGCAGCTCGCTCATTATGGAGATCGATATTCTCAGCCTCTGTACGTTCCTCGTACTCTTTCCACCAAGGTAGCTTCTTGAATCCACCCTGGCCGTAAAGATCAGCAAGTGTGGCTTTATGGGTATAAGCCATCTTTTGGGAAAGTAAGTGTACAGGGAAACCATACTCTTCTACGAGCCAATAAAAACTTAAATCGGTGGATCCGTATTTTACCTTGGCCTCTGCCTTGACCACACCAAGGGGCGGCAGCTTCACTCCAGCGTATCGCAACAACTGTTTAACGATACGTTCCTGGAATGCTGCTTGTTGCCGTAATCGGGTGTCCGCCTCAGATCGCTTCTGGTAGTGCTGGAAGAAGTCGTTGACGTCGTTACTCATGTACGCCCGCGGCCTCCGCACGTGCTTCACTGGTAACCCCACCATGCTCTTCCGGAGCCATATCCCCATCCTGAGTCAATGCATCACCGACAGTAGGCATACCTTCGACATCAGCGTACAGGTCCTGCCCTTGTTCCTGTGCCGCCTCTTTGGCGGTCTTCAATAAGTCCCGGTAATCAACACCTGGTTTAAATGGAGCTCGGCATGAGATACCTAGGATCTTATAAACCTCGCTGAGTACATCAGGTCTTGCTTCCAAGGCCCCAGCGACGTGCCGATACAACTGCGGGTCACTCTTAGGGATACCCAGAATATCTGAATAAGCTAAGCGTTGTGCCTTGGATGAAACGGTGATACCCGTAACTTCCTTCAGCTGATTGAAGACTGTCTTCTTACCGCTGATGTTTTCGAACGATGCAAGTAGTTCGATAGTCGCCGTGTCCCAGTCCCAGGCCGTCTCTTGGCGGAAACCACCATTACCGTCATCGACGTACCACCAAAGTAATTCGGCAGTAATCGACTTACGGCTTGGTCCGATCGAGTTCTTACGCGCGGTGAACTTCAGTCGCAAACCACCATAATCCAGTTTGTCGATATCATGTTTACCGTAAGCCTTCTTCATTTCGACTTCAAACGTCTCCATGAATTTAACGGCCTTACCCCCAGGGATGTTGTTAACAGGTAATCCCCGTAGGTCAGTCGTCGGTTTCAAGTGGTTAGTACCGACAACAGTAAACGGGTACTCTTTCAACATGCTAGGCATAGTTCGCATGTATCTTGCGATCAAGTTAGCTGCAAGTGCGTAACCACGCTTCGCATGTCCGTCCTTGTTAACTGAATCGATCTCAGCTTGTGGTGCGGTCGCCATCAACGAATCACAGGCAATACACATTGGTACTGTTCGCCCTGGTCCGCCTTTCGCGTCCATCATCTTCTTAGCTGTCTGAACAAACGTGGTGAATACGCTTTGCCACGCCTCTAATGAATCGGTAGGTTTTACAACCATCCGCTTCAAGAACTGTTCCTGCCACTTAAGAATTGAGTGACGAAGTACTGGTGAGTCTTTGTTCTCATTCTCTGCGAGAATAGCCCCGCCACCATAAACCATGTGCCAACGAAATACCTCATAAAGAAACGCTGACTTTGCTGACCCCTCTTCACCGGTGATCTGCATGATCCGACTTAGTGGGAAAGTTGAACTTTGAAAAAGGTAGCGTAAACAAAGTGCAGGTAACGGAAGACCTACATGATTTGCATCAATCTCCGAACCTACCGATATATCGCCACCGAGTTCTTGTTGTGCTGTTGTTCGCATCGAACTGAACATACCATCCAACGCAGCGTCACGTTGATCACCAGTCCACGGACTTGACTTCTTACGTTTGGCCATTTGTACCCTTCATATAAACGGAAAAACCCGGCCGGGATTCGGCCCCGACCGGGTTCATTATTGTAACTCAAACGGGTTCACCTAAGTAGGTTACTAACCGTTGGTTTGACCACCCTGACCAAAGGCACCTTGAGCTGCTGCCAATGCAGCGGCTGCTCGACCTTGCGGTTGATTAGGTGCTGGTGGTGGATTATCTGTAGTTTGCTGCTGTGGGGCAGCTTGCTGCTGTGGGGCAGCTTGCTGCGGTGCCACCTGTTGAGGTGGTGCCACCTGTTGAGGTGGTGCCGCCTGTTGAGGTGGTGCCGCCTGTTGAGGTGGTGCCGCCTGTTGCGTCGCGAAACCTCCCGGTGTTTGACCCATACCGACTTGTTGTGTCGTTTGAGGCATTTGGGTAGTTTGCTGACCTTGTGTACCAGGAGGGATCGCAGTGTTCCCAGTTTGCATAAACGCCATATCCTGCCCTGCGGTCGCCTCAGTCACTGGAGGTGTCTGAGTTTGAACCGGTGGGGTTTGTTGCGTCTGCGGCGGTACCTGTTGTTGTTGCGTAGGTTGACCAAACGCAGCTTGCGGGCTTGTAGTAACCGGAGGGTTCACAGGACCAGTTCGTTGCTCATGTGCCGGTGCTGTAGCAGGTTGCTGTTGCTGCGGCGGTGCACCTTGTTGACCAAAAGGATTAGTCTGTGGTTGTTGCCCTTGTTGTCCTTGAGGTTGGTTAATCGTAGGTTGTCCACCAAACACTTGCTGCTGCCCACCAAAGGCTTGCTGCTGTGTTTGCTGACCTTGTTGATTCCAACCATTCCCTGGGACTGCTATCTGGCTACCAGCGTTAGCTGCAGCTCGTACGGTGTCAGGAATCCACTGTGGGTGGTTCTGCCACGCGTAATTGATAACTGCTGCCGGAAACTTTGTAGCCAGAATCTCTGCTTGTTCTTGTGGTGTTGGAAAGTTCAGGATCTCATCCCAAGGTTGTACCTTAGCACGGACGTTCGCGGCCGTCTCTTGCATGTTCGCAGGCATGCCGTTGAAGAATGGTTCCAAGAAACAACCAAAACCAATAGGTTGGTTACCACCACCGCTCTGGTTAGTTTGTACGGCCTGGTTCCAACCACCTTGAGCTTGGTTAACCCGATTTCGCGGATCACCATCCTGCAGGCGATAGAAAGTAACAAACCGACCGTTCTCCAAAGCAACAGGGTCACCATGCTCGAACATCTGTTCCCAGTCATGATCGTGTTGTGGTTGTCCGTCAGTTTTAGGTTTAGCCAACTCAGCTAGGAAAGCCTGACCAGCGTTAGACGACATTTCCAGTACGACTGGTTTATCATCTGCGCCGATACCACGAGGTGGACTATAGGCTTCGGTACCGTGCATCATGATGCAACCTTGTACCAGATAAATTTGAGACGGCCGAGGAAGTTGAGCCCCACGACTACGACCACCACGAAGTAACGCAGCCCAACCTTGTTGATCTTGACCGTTAGCTACAGCTCGGTCGATTGCGTTGTACAGCACATGTGCCGGAGAGTTGTTAGTATCCAGCGGTCCGTTCGCTGGGTCGTGAATGATCATGGTTACACCAGGATCACCAAAATTACGAACAGCGTCATAACGACGAATCCAGTCGCCGAATTGGATACCGTCCGCAGAAAAGCGATACGGGTCCCAGGCTTCTGGGTTTTCTGGATTCAATTGCGGGAAGATACGAATGGTAGTTACACCATCGCCCCACTTACAGTTCCAGTGGGAAGCAAGATTGTTCTTGATGACATGTTTGCCCTCTCGAACACCTTGGGTTGAGTGACCGTGGTCACCGAAAGAATAACGGCGTCCGCCGCGTTGTCGAAGACTTGCGTCGCGTGTCATAATAAGTTTCCTCTACATTGTTGTGGTCTGCGGGGCTCTTCCCCATAACGACCGAAATTACAAAAACATCTGCGGGGTAATTCCCCATAACGATGTGACGTCGGGTATTGTACTGGCCTCCATGTCCAATACAACCCTTAACTAAATAAGATCCAACGGGATCCCAAGTGCGTTTGCTTGATCTTCCTTAATGTCCTCTCCCCAGTTGATTTGCACGTCGCTGTCGATGCCGAAGAAATAAGGCTGTTCGACTGTCATCGGGACGTTGTCAAGACGTCGCGGATAGATCGGAACCTGTTCAACCATGCATTGGTGCAAACAATTATCAAGGAACATTCGAAGTTCAGGAATCGGTACTAGAAACAATAACGCGTCATGAATTTGGAGCGCCAACTTATAGTGGTACTCTGGATTCACTCGACGAAATTGCATGAAGTTGTAAGTAGCCGTCCACACGGCATCTGCTACAGTGTTTTGAATCGGGAAGTTCTGAGCTTGACGCTCTTGCTCTCCAACTACACTGCGGTCACGGGTAGCGATGAATCGACGGAAACGTCCGAACGATCCAGCAATCCACTTCTGATCTTGTGATCGTGAGCGGCAGTCTGCTAAGAAACTTGCAGTACCAGGATATTGTGCGAAGTACGCATCAATCATTTTCTCACAGTCTGCGACCGAAACCTCGGTTCCTTCCTCCTTACATTGGGGCCGTAAGGAATACCAAAGTTCACGTTCTTCGCTGCAACGCGTAACGGTGCGTAACCTGCTTCTTTCAAACCACGTTTGGTTGCTGGACAAGAAAGCTGGAAAGCGTTTACCGCACGGTTAGAGTGGATATCAAAATGATCCGGGTGTGATTCCGGTAATGCGTTACGGCGGACATGTTCGATCATTGTCGGATCGTTAGCCAACCATGCGATCACTGCGAGTTCCGCACCTGTGTAATCAGCCTCCACCAGTACGTAACCTGGTGGTGCCCGAAAGATAGTTCTAATGGGTGAACGGTAACGCGCGGCCGGGAAGATGTTAGTGTAGTCACCATTGACCGTAACGATACCACTATCTTGAGTTTTCTCTGTACCCATAATTCGAGAGTAGTCACCCTCTCGACGTTTTGAGATATTCTGTAACGGTGGTCGAGAACTGGAACCACGTCCGGTCTCTTTGTTCTGACTCAAGTGAGTGTGGACGTTACCGTCAAACTGAGCTGCGGAAGCTAGACCTTTTTTGTAGACAAAGTGCCCGCCATCTCGTTTGAATTGTCCGTTCTCGTCTTCTTCTGGTCGACGTAACGGCCCCTTCAATACCTGGCCGATGAACTTCAAGTCACGCAGTTGCATCGCCAACGGGTTATGGTGACCGACGATACCCAGTACTTCTTTATCCGTACTCGGTGTATAGATCCGTTGCTCACCACGCTTAACTACATCAACCCACAACCGTGAACGTTTACCCGTAGTCTTTACAGGCATCAAGTTCAACGATACCGCTTCGGGTGGTTTGATTAAGACAGTGGTATTTGTCTTCTTATCATGCTTAAAAGCATAATCGTCACCAAAGAGGAAAGCCACGCACTGCTTGTTAGAGTTAGGGTTGAACGACTCCCAGTTAATTGCCCTACGGAAACTGTGCAGTAACTCTTCGTAAACAGTCATGAACAGTGTTGTCAACTCATCCACCCGATCCTTGTCGATCATCAACCCAGTCATTTCCATCTCTAACACACCAAGACTAGCTCGATGCGATCGCCAAAATGGTTCCCAACTCTGGTTACCGTACCAATCACTGTCCAACAAACCACCATCTTGTAAGTGGCGGATAGCGATACGTCGCGTCACGTCAGCATCATACTGAGCGTAGTTGTCTCCCCACTCAGGATCAGTAGGTTCCGGGTGCAATAACCAGTCTGGTAGAAACCCGAAACCTTCCAGGTCATCTTTCTTCAGATCATTGTCTTTACAGTAGTCGGTAATGTGCTGCTTCAATCTCGCGTCGTATACCGGTGCACGTGTGAGGCGTACCGTCATATCAGTCAAACGATAACTTGCCGTCTCATTAACCGCGTGATACATCAAACCAGTATCCCAACCACCTTCATACCGACACATTGTGTGATCATCTGGTGGAGCGTACTCTTCACGAATGTCGATACCAGCATGAATCAACCACGGCAAGTCAGCACGTAGGAAGTGCCCTCCAGGTCTAGGATAATAACCGGCGTCCGCATCAGTTTTTAATAACCGATTCAACTCAACGATCGCGTCCGATATAGCAGGTTTAAACGCAGGAGTACCACCTTGGTGACGTAACACCACACAATACGCTTCTCCGTGGGCAGTACTGAATTGTACCGTCCTTAAGTAAGAGCCTTCATTACCTGGGTACTCCCCTTCCCACTCACCATCTACCGCGATGATGCGACGACCAGGATTAGGGTCGTTACGTATCTCGTCCACGATACGTTTCAGATGCCTCGCCTTGTACACGTTCACGTGCTTGATGAAACGTTCACGTTGTCCAATCTCTGCACCGTTGGTGAGGCTGATGAACTGTGCAAGTTGTGCCTGGAACTCGGGGTACATCTCAGGAGTACGGAGTACGGCTGCAGGGTGAGTTGCCGCCATGACCTTGATCGTGTGGTACATCGGTTCTTCCCCACGCTCATGCACAGGGATGACTACATTCTGTACGCGACCAGTCATAGACTGCACACCAAACTGCGTACCCAGTAAGTGCTTCGACGCGTCCGAACCTAAGCACAGTAAGTAGTCTGGTTTCACCAACCGCAACGTTTGTTGTAGTAGGATAGCCGCTTCATTCTTCTGGGCTACAGGTAACGTAGACGCTTGATCGTCTAACTGCGGCCACGGTACCAAATTGGTAATGTAGAACTCTTCGCGATCTTCAACACCCAGTTCGTCTAAAGCATCTAAAAGGATTTGAGATGCCGGCCCTACAAAGTTACGCTTTTGCTCGACCTCAGGTGCTCCTGGCATCTTACTCAGGATCATTACTTTAGCTGGGCGGGGTCCGCCGTTAAATCCTTCAGTCTCGTCACCAATCAAGTGCCCCGGTACGAACTGAGCAATCTTGTTTTGGTTCCTCACGTTCATCGTGAGTGTGAAGTCTTCGTCGTAGAGTGCTCGATGATACAAGTACTCAAGGTTAGGTCCCCACGATAGTAGTCGCCGAGTCTTTACGGATTTACCCTCAAAGACTGGTTCTTCATCACCCATAGCCACCGCCGCTGCGATGAAGTTAGGGCCGGGTACTGGTATACCTGGTGAGTTCAATGGGTAGAACGGGAACTGTTGTTGTAATTCATCCCGCTGTGACCCAGGGGGTAACGTACGTACTAATTGAAATACGTCGCCTGGTTGTTGTGACATTAAGCGTCTCCGATCTTGTACTACTCTGAAAGAATGACTCCACGTTCCCGTGCGGTGGAGTGAATGATGTTGCGTAACGTACTTCGATCGTAGTCACCGCAATCGTAACCTTCCGGTAAACGAATCTCTACAACAACCACATTGTTACTCAACATATTCTGTACTACCCCTCGCATCTCATCATAAGCGTCAGGGTCTAACATCAATATCACTGGTTTCCCTTGCCAGTGATTCAGTACAAGTTGGTACTGCTGGTAAGCCATAGATTTACCCAGGAGTGCGACAGCATTGTCGCCGACACTGTGTACATCGGTTGGCCCTTCAGTGATCACCAAGTAATCCTTGTTGATCGCGTTGTCGTAGTTATATAGTAAGAACCGTTTACGCATACCAGGCATACCCCAGTACTTAGGTCCACGAGCTGAAAACGGTTGCCCGTACTTTGGGGGAACTTCGCGGGCTTGCCAACCTACTAGTTCACCATTTCGCTTTATCGGAAAGATGATCCGATTCAATGCTGTAGCATAACGACTACTACTTACATTAATGCAGTAACTGATTTCGTAATGATCGAGCATCCACGTAGTGTACCGGCGATCCCCACACATGTACTGCACAGCAGGGTGACTAGGCATTGATCGTGATAGGTCACTCATGGGTACGAGTTGACCTGGGGGTTCTACTGTCCGAAGGTTATTACCTTCCTCCCAATCTACCATCGGGTTATTCAAAGCAAACTGTGTTCGGTGTCTGATATTTGCGTTCACGAAGCCGTAAGCCGCGTTATCAAACTGTTGCCAGTTATCTCGATCACCTAAACAATCTTCATTGTAACACTTCGCCAGGAATCGCATGGGTTTACCGTTAAGCCCTAACTGTCCGTAACGATGATTGACCCACAATCGGTGTCGTGTGTCACGACAGAACGGGCAGTTAACACGATAGTACTCACCGGATTCAACAATAACACTTTCGTGACTACCGTCATGCATCCTGACTGAGTGACACACCATCGGGATACCTTGATTTGCGATGATGACACCACCACCAAAAGCTGCGGCTAAGTTGGTGTGCAACTGCGGACAAATAACAGCGTTAGATCCAATTGTTGGGAAGAGTGGGTCGTATGTAGGTTGAGTCATATCAGAGTCCTATGTCTTGTGCGTCAGATGATTGTAAAGGGTCTGTTGCAGGTTGTGGTGAATTAGGGTTCTCCAAACCTGCTGGCCCAGCCTGCGCTGTCTGGCAGACTACTTGCTCTGTACCTGCGATCTGAGATTGTTCCGTGATAGTGACAAATTCTCGTGAAGCAGAGTTAACTGTGTAAATCTCAGTTACGTCTTCGATCGTAGCGTAGGGTGTGATCCTTAGAATTGGTGGTGTGATAACCTCATTGGGTCTTGTACGAACTTTCGAGAAGTTACCTCGCCGTGTTCCGTTTTTATCCGGTACACCTAAACACAAACAATGTGCCATGTTCTCCGCAAAGTCTTTCGACTCACTCGCGTCACTGTGGTGGATTAACTTGGTCGGTGATACTGTACCCATCTGTCCTTTGACTTGGTGCAGTAACCAAGTAGTAGCGGCGAACCTTTCTGAAATCTGTTGACGACACACATCACCACAATTTTTCAGTAGTCGGCGGTACCCACTCTCGTCCATCCCTTGAGAGGCCATGTATCGTTCACACAATAGACCTGCGTAGTCAATTACCACCTGACGGATATTCTTATTCATACGCGTAAGATAAGAAACAATCTCTGGTACGTAACCGTTACCTGCGTTTGGAAACTCTTCAGAACCAGACATGTCAATCACTTTAAGACACTGCGCTAGTTGAGGTGAGTAAGCTTGGTACCGCTCAATTTCAGATAATTTGTGTTCGTTATTCGCCTGGAAGTCGAGTTCGTACTGCGAAAGATTACCAGGTTGAGTAAACTCACTCCAATCCGTCAGGATATCTACTTTCTCTTTCGGGATCTTGAAGTAAGACGACCAGATACGTGGTCGTAACTTGATGGCTGCCTCTTCCACAGTTACATAAACCACAACATCCGGACCCCCGTCAGGCATTCCTGCGTCCACCCAATCAGCCCAACACTGTTTTGCTGTCTGGCACGCCATAAATACACCCAGTGTAGTTTTACCACCACCGGTTGGTCCAATAATCCCGTTACAGTCACCAACACGTTGACCACCGATCGATCGATCAATGAAATCAACACCCGTAGGTGTGAACACACTGGACGGGACAAGCTCACTACCGATATCTGGCGCCATATCTACGAGTGGCATCACACTGGTGGTAGAGAGTCGTGCCTGTTGATGATTGACCACGTCCAAGAAACTGGACAACATATCAATATTAGGGACGCCGGCACTTAAACTAGGGTTGAGTACTTGGCGTAATGGCATAACTACCGTACGTTCATTACTGAACCGGCGTAGTAGTTCGCGAGCAAAGGCTTTGTGTCCGTCTTGTAACTCAAAGCCTGGATTGCAGATATTCCAGAGCATCCCGTCATCATCGGGCTGGAAAGTGATACTAGCCTGCTCCATCGTGAGTGTGTGGATAGGCGTAGGGCCGGTGGTTAACTGATTGATGTACTCAGTTGCGGCCTCGAACGTTGGATGACCATAGTGCGTGTAACAATAGTCTATGGCCTCATACGCAAGTCGTAGCGGTAACTCACCTGCTTGGAAATGGTGAGGAGCCATTAACGTCTTGGCTTCTTGGAAGAATCCAGGATCGTTGGCGAGGCATAACAGCAACCATTCGATTGCTTGTGGTGTAATTAACTCCTGCGTGGCTAAAGGTTGATTCGCTACTAGTGACGGATCCGTGGGGGTATTATCTGTCCTCGACATTTGTATTCAATCCTTTTCATTTTACGGCCCTACCAATCGCTGCTTTAATTCAGTTGCATCCGTGCGTAAAAGCGCAGGAACTTTGTCACCAAGCAAAACGTCGTAATCGGCCATCTGAAACATGTATTGTAAAATCGCGTGCGATCGAAAGACTTGGGCAAGAGAGTCCAAACCTTCTGATACGCAAACGCAGTACCTTACAAGGGGCGACACGCTACACGAACGACTCCGTAAAACATAAGTAATCGCCTTTTGTTGCGACCACTTCATGTTTACTACCAACGGCATCGATTCGATACGAATCTGATTCAACTCCGAGGCTACTCGTTGTCGTAAGTTTCGTAAAGCGCTGTCCCTATACACTTGCCAACGATAAACAGCGTCGTCGTTGTAAAGCATATTCGGCTTAGGGAACTGCGTCGGATTATTCAACGTACTGAACTGAGCTCGGATAAATTCAAGAGGATCGGCATTGAGCCGTAAGATGTTCTCCGCAACCTTTGGCCAAATCGGCTGGCGTCTGGTTCCGTGTTTATTAACACCTCCATCCCAATAAGGCATGGGCTCTTTTCCGTAACCTTCTTTTCCGGTCATTTCTCGTACGCAGATACAATAAACATTTCGCACCTGCATGGCTAGTGTGTTTATCACATTCTCGATAGAATCATTACGACTAGGTGATTCTTCGATATCCTTGCTGTCGATATTATCAAGAGTAATTACTCGACGTTCACGCGTCATAACTTATTTGCCTCCGACCAGTTGGCCAGTCCTTTTGAGCCCATCCAAGTGCTGTATAATGAGACTTCCTCGTTTGTGACTTACGTTTGAAACCAGAATCAAACGCGTCGAAACAGTCGACAACTTCACCGACTTCTTTACCTGTGTCAGGAGAGATCCGACTCACACGGCCTGGTCCCTGCGCGTCCATAACTTCCGATTCCCGGGCGTCAGCTCTGTACAGGACCTGTAGACCTTCAAAGTCAACTCCGGTAGCCCACACATCCGTAGCAATCACACGTTTAAGTGTACCAGCTTCGAACTTTTTACGCATGGTCTCTCTTACTTCAGATGTCGTCGGTACGAAGTTCTCGGGTAAGTAGTGGTTCTTCTTGTACATTTCAAGTTTGTCGTCGTTCATAGATCCATAACACAACGAGAACTCCGGTAAGAATTGCCAAAGGTGTACAGCATGATCTACTTTGTCAACAAGAATCAAAACCTGTGTATCTGGATCCGGATAATGTTCACGAATATCATCTGCAATCAACTTATTCCGCTCTTGATTACGCCACACACCCCAACGCGTTTTAGGTGTACCAGTTTTACCTGCGGCAGGGTTATGAGTAAGTCGGATTGGAATCCATCGTACCTCAATCGGTACTACCAATCCGAGTTTAACCGCTTCAGGGTAAAGTAGTTTGAAGATTTTCGGACCAAAGAATTGCTCTAACTTGGCGTGAGCCCCGTCTAAGCGTTTTGGTGTCGCAGTAAACCCAAAGTTACGTGTATGTCTCCACGACTCTGCCATTGCTTGTGACGTGTTGTTCGTCATCAATTGATGGATCTCATCAGCAAGTAAAATGTCAGCACCACTATTCTCTGCATGATGAACAGACCCCGCTGTGTAAATAGTTATTCGCTCACCTCGGTGCTTACGCCCACCACCTACTTGACCGATATCTGGTAACGATCGTGACAGTTTACGTCTGATCCTAGCAGCCACGTCTTTAGGACGCACGCAGATATCAATCTTAGCATTCGGATACAGGTGGGCGATCGCCTCGAACATGAACGTCTTACCAAAACCCATAGTAGCATGGATCTGCCCACACTGATTAGCCTCAATCAGTTGTAAACATTCTTCCTGCCGTGGACGAAACCCGCCGTAGAACTGTTGGATAAACTGATGCACACGTGCCCAGTCCGTTGCGTAAGTATTATCTGCTTTCGTTGGACTGATGTCGATGTAGTGAGCAGTGATACCGTGTTGTTGTAGGATCTGGTTAATCTTAAAGATGAAACCAAATCCAGTGACTAACCGACCGTACTCCAAATCATACATTCGGCGTGTCTCGATATCAATGGATCGTTCGCGACCATCAGGGCCGAAGCGGTCATGGCCTCGTAACAACGTGCGATGCTCATACGAAAGATGCGGATGTAGTAGGGATACGATCATTGGATCCAACGGGGATTGACCGTCGGGACTGATGTCGATCAAAGTACCGAAGCGTCGGATCAGAACGTGTGTCATGTCTTAGTTTCCGTGGATTGTTTTCTGATAGTAGGCATGACAGACTCGACCTCGAATGTGCCGTAAACTTCGTCATCGCTCTGGAACGGTGATATCCCTTTGTACGTTCCGACTACTTCCAGAAGTTCTGTGAAATTGTCTAAACTCAACCCGTTAGGTAATACAGCGTTAACACCAATAACCGTACCTGGTCGAAAAGCTTCATGTAGTGTGTAGCGACGTTTCTTTTCTTTCTTACCTTCTTTGGCTGGTAAAAAACGTTTCCACTCACTTAGGTGCCCGTCGATAACAGGAGCCCACGCGATTTGATCTACCTCACGGTGATAACGATTCAGTACCTTTGCTGCGTAACGTAGTCGTGTCTTCCACCAAGACGGTAGAAACATTACACGATCACGCCGTTCGCGAGGCATCCGATAAATCACACCACGGTTACCAGTCAATTTCTGTTTCGCAAATCCGAGACATTCCCTGTTAAAACGTAACCGAATCTTTACTTCTTGCATCGATTCACTCATCCTTAATTGAAGCTGATATTGTACGCGATCGTGGACTTATTTCAAACCACGGTTAGTGTCATGGTTTTGATAAGCTTTAACTTCGTGACCTTGTAGCAAACTAGCTGGAATAAACATTTGCAGTTCTTGTAACTGTTTGTTCCGATTTACCAATTGTTGTTGCCACGTACGTACGAGGTAAGCGATGAACGTCTGACTCGCTATTAAATTACCTCGCCAATCACCACCGTGGTGTAAGTAGCGACGCCACAGGAAATTACCTGGTCGTTCGATATCTACAGACGACGGTCTTTGCTTATTCCAACACTGTAGGACCTGATTACACCGAATAGACTGAGCACAGTTAATTTCACCAACTAACACCTTTCGCATAATCCTCGGCGTTAGTCCTAAATACCTCTTGAGTTTGGACAAACGATAAGGGTGGTTAATATCAATGTACCAACGAGGATCCAGAATCATTCCGGTGAGTTGGGTCAGGGCCTTCCAATTTATCGTAGGAATAAAAGCCATGTCGTGGTGGATAGGATGCGTCAGCAGCATCGCTTGCGCTTCGTCAATGTTGTCTTGGTCTAAGAAGTTTGCAATTGCGTAACTCGGAAAATCTAATTCGTCAACCTTGTGCCAACCACCAAGTGATGGTGGCAACAAGCACTGACGCATTCTATAAAGAGCTATTTCCGGGTCGTTCCGTTCGGTCTCTGAGTAACAGAGCATCGGCGTTGCAACTTCAATTTTACCTTTCTTACCAGAAGAACAACATTCCCTGTAAAGGTCGACGATCAGAGATGCGTTTTCCTGCATCCCTATTAACCGCAAGTGTGGATATTCCATCTTGGAAAGTTCACTGACGAAACCAGATTTATCTCGAACCGCTTCCGGGTTGTTATCCCCGCGAGCTACCCACAACTCCCCGTCATCGGTGAGTTGTAAGTTGATAATCCGATTTGTTTGAACTCTCGTCATAATTGAACTACCGCGTCAAAGAGCGGTGCTAATCCTCTTTCATGGGTGATAATAATACATTGTAAGCCTCGTGAAGAAGAGAACTCCTTCAACTTATTGAGGATAGGTTCGAATCCTGCGATGTGGTGTTCGTCGAGGTAAGCTGTTGGTTCATCTAAATACAGGGCACCAATGTTTTCTGCAAACATCAAATTTAATGCAAGACGAAAAGTGAGTGCCAGGATTACTTTTTGCCCTTCAGACAATCTTTCCGCAGGTTGTACCGAACCATTGTTAAAGAACGTCTGAAACGAAAGACCTTCATCAGCCGCGACGCGATAACCCGTCTCGAACATCTCCATGCTGTCATTCATGTGATCCTGGAGTCGACGAAGATTACGTTGAGCTACAAAACGTGGTGCCGCATCTTTATGTAGTACGCCTCGCATCTCCTGCGCGAAGTCATGCCATGCTGTGAGCATGTTTGCTTGAAACTGTACAACCTGCAACTCATCGAGTTGTTGAGTAACGTTAGCCAGTTCTGTTTGAGCGATCGCTAGTTGTTGTTCCCAAGACCTGCGATCACTTTCTGTCTTATCCCACCCGATAACGTTCTGCTGAGCAGTTGTTAATTGTTCTGCGGTGTACTCAGGTAATTTTGTGAGTTGAGTATTCATACGATTGATTTGATTCGTCAGTGACGAAATCGTGCCGTCATGCTGCCCTGCTTGCGTACTCAACTGTAACAGACTAGCTCGTAACTCACTCAAACCCTCTTCATACGTAGTAGCGTTATCGATCGCCGACTGTAAAGTTGGGACGTTGACATTCTTTGCTTCTACAACTGGGATATCCTGTAGATGTTGTGTCACTTGTGTAATCTTAGTAGTCAGCTCGTCAAACTGTTGTTGGTAACGATTTAACTTCTGTTCGTAAGTAAATGTTTCAGCTTGACGAGTCAGCAACAACTCATGCTCGTTAGTAACCTCCCGAAGTACTCGACGCGCGTTCTCTAACTTATCTCCCAATTGGTCAGTTGTAGTACCACAGGTTGGGCACTCAGCTACACCATCAGTGAAAGATGCGAGAAACCCTTCCAACGACTTGCGGTTAGCTGCTAAATCATCTACCCGAGACCGCATCGACTCTGCTGGTTCATAATCAGTAGGTTGTGTAGGTAACGTCAAAGCTTGTTGTTGACGTTGAAGTATCTCCAGACCGTTTGCAGTCGAGATCCGGAGCTCTTGTTGTTGACGTATCTGATCCAGGTTTCCAAGTGTTACACGTGCTTGTTGTGCTGCTTCTTGATTACCTTCGTGTGCCTTCATGATTGTGGTGATATCCTGTTCGACCTTAGTCTTGGTTTCACTAACCTGGGACTTAAGTGATGAGGCTTCTCGCCGTTGGGTAGACATAGTATCAATACGAGCGACTAATTGTGTACGCTCGTGGTAATCGCGTACACACTGATTGTTACTCTCGCGATTTGATCGGATCTCTTCGAAACCTGGGATACCGCCCAAATTGGTTTGGACTGTTTCGATAGTCTGTGTAGCTTCTGCGGCTCGCCGACGTAGACCATCTGCGTCAGCCGCGACTGCGGGGATCTGTACAGACTTCAATTGCTCACCGATTAACTTGTAAACCACCTCAGCTTGACCCGTGTGGAATAGTTTCTGAAACTGTGCCGCACGTTTAGCTGGTGTGCGATCTAGGAAACCGAAGATTTCGTCCTGTGCCACGATGACAATATCATTGACTGTAGCTTTGTCGATACCGAGGATTTCCTCGATACGGGCCGTGACCTTAGTATCTCCAATAACTTCTTCACCAGTGGTGTGAATAGTTAATTTAGCTGTCGGACTCAATGGTCGTAGGTTACGACGAACAGTTGCTCGTGTACTACCATGTTCGAAATCAAGTTCGACGTAGGAGTTCTCTGACTTAGGAGCCAGGTCGCAGATGTTTGCTGCTTTTACGCCGACATTGGGGTTCTCTCCTGTCATCGCCAGACGAATCGCACCTAATAGGTTAGATTTACCAGACCCATTGGTACCGATCACTGCAGTTAACCCGTCGCTGAATTCTACCACCCGGTGTCGATGTTGGCAGAAGTTCACTACGGTGAGTTTGGTGCACTTCATTACTTATTATCTCGCAGTTGAATATTACGTTCACGTGACCGCTTCCGATTTGATTTCGACGCAATCGTGAGGCCTTCATTACCCCAATCCATGTAGTACGATCGCCAAGCCTGGTCAGGTGCTATCTCAAACTCCCAATCCAACTTGTCTGCGATTTTCAACGAAATTGGGTAATCTCGTGGGTCTAGTAATTGAGTACATGATGCGAGACTCACACCACAGAAACTACACTCATTTTCACCTAACCCTGCTCCGCAGATCGAGCAAAACACGTCTATACGGTGCGGGCCGTGACTACTTAGTATTTCAGCAATTTGAAAAGCATTAGCTGTAGTGAAAAATGTAGCTTGTTCAATGCGTTGAAGTAATGGGTAACAAGTTGAATCTTCAAGTTCTTGGAACGTCGTATCAAGTAACGTCACACCTGTTGCGCGTACGTCTAACTGATTAAAACGGTTCAACGTTCTAGGGTCAACTACTTTAATCATACAACGACAATTCGACTTATCCCAAATCAAGGACTCGCCCCAGTACGTTTCGGCAAAATTTGCCACACGATCACGATAGTCGTAAATCTTAGGTATAAAACTGTTAGGTACCCGGTTGAAAAACGACTCTTTGCGTCGATAGGTACCAGCCCATCGACACCATAGTTTATTGTCTCGCCATACTAACGCAAACACCTGCTCAGCACCACGAATCTTCAAAGGTGGTCCTATCGCGTAAGTTACGTCACTACGACCAGTGTGCTCAATTAATTGTGTAAGCTCTGTAAAGTCAAGGTGTGGAAGTAACGCCCCTACTGAAGTTGTAGTAGCTTCACACTGGTACTCATTCTCTTTGAATGCGGTTAAAGCCGCGATATAGTGGTTGTGTTGTTCAGACATCAGTTACATCCTCACACGAACGACGAATGAAGTCCATTGTATTCTCAGGTACTGTAATACACCATCTAGTCGTCACTTTCCTATTTTGTGTGACAGTGAACTTCTTACCCGATTTGATCAACTCCGTAGTTAACGCAGTTACCGTAAGTAGATTATCCAATTGAATCTCGTGTAGCTCTTCTGGTTCTGGTTGTGGTTCTGCTTTATCCACTACTGTGTTTTTCAGCTCCCACTTACCAAACAGTTCTCGCCACTTTGGTATCTTCTTGTCGAGTAACTTTTTGTGTGTATCACTTATCGAGTCCAGTGTTTTAGGTCGATGGGTTGTCATATCTGGCGGATCCCCAAGAGCTGGACCTTGTGACATGAACGTAATGTAAAGAGGTATATCCGAATAGCACCCAGTACAGTAATCATCATCGAAAGTGATTACCACGTGAGGACCATCTTTAACTAAAAGATTTTCCGAAATGTGTGAGAACGTTTTGTCCTCAGTTATATTTCGTAACTTCTTGGTGCTCGGATCCACGACCTCAAACGGGCCGTAAGCGTAGGGTTTACTATTAGCAGCCCCTTTAAGGTAAACCAATTCATTAGGTTTGACCTTTTTCCAGGTCGTTAACTGGTACCCCGGAATCGTTTTGCGTCTGGGCATAATTAACCTTGAACTCTTCGAACATTGTAGTGATCTCCGCTTTAGGTTCCGGAGCTTGTAGTAGTCGGCAAGTACCGTTATGGATCGGAGAATCCTTGGTTACCAGTTCACCGACTGCGGAAATCAAACTGTCGAAAGCCCCTTCACGAGTAACTGCCTCGTCAATGACTTCAGTTATCTGTTGACGTTGAGGTTCCAAGAACAGATGACAACGATCAGAAAATGTCTGGGTAAGACGCTGGTGTGCGTCAGGGATCTCATCAACGAACTTAACTCGAAGGATCGGTTTCTGGATCACCGGATTGTATGGTGTATCAAGACCACCAAGTTCGGTACCGGTTACGAAATCTACCAGTTGTTGTTCGTTCTGCAACTCTTTGTAGAAGTAAGGTCGCGTATCGATACTTTCCCAAGTCACGGATAGATCGGAGTGAATTACACCGAAACTTTTACGTGGGTCTTCATTCAAAGCTTGCATACAAGTAGAACCTGGTGAGTAGGCTACCACTCTCCCACCATCTGCGGCCTTACCCTCACAAGTTGTGGTTACGTGATAGTCACCAGTAATCAACGTGATACTAGTAGGTAACATGTCGAATGAACCTTCAGTGATACCAACACCCTGAATTTCGTCCCAAGATTGGTGCATCACTAACACCAACGGAGATACTTCGGTAAACAAATTGTTGATAGCGTCTTGTAGTTTATCTTTAGGTTGCCAGTCGATTCCCGCAAACTCAATACCACTAATATTATCTGCACCTAACATGATTACCCAACCATGAAGTTGCGCCCAACTTGGTGTAGCACGATCATGATTACCGTCAACTGCGTAGACTCTAAGCGACGCTTGCTGCATCCGATCCATGGCTTTCATGTAACGATCTACTGAAAGCGAATCTGGTCGTACCTTATCGAAAAGATCACCAGCTAGAATCAATGGTAGTTGTTCACGTATACAGTACGTTATGATGTAATCCAACGACTCATACGCGTCGTGTTTCAGTTCTGGGTGCTTTGTCCAGGTTACTGGTCGGAGGTGGAGGTCAGCCGCGAAGGCTGCAATTGGTCGAGCCATTTTGGTTCCTATTTACCGATTACTCTTCATCTTCATGAGGGACTACTGTCTCGTCACCAGATGAGATGATGCTAATGTGGATACCGGGACGTATACGAACCACCGCAACCGCATTATCGCAGTAAGGACTTCCGCAGTTAGGGCAGAGGTACTTCCGTACCGCATTCCGGTAAAACCGTGTGTTTGTATTGACTGCGCGTAATTGATCACGGGCCATTGTATCAATAGCATCAAGGAAATCAGCTCCCGCATTGTAAAAACTTTTGGCCATTTCTACGCGTTCGAGTGTTTTACCTGAAGTACCTAATCCGCTCTTCAACCTATTAAGTAGTGTAATCAGTGGGCAATCCAGTCGGAAAGCTTGGTGGTACAGTGTGTGAAACAGTTCAGTCGCCATTGCTATTTGTCTCTTTAACGGATTCTACTAGGATACCAAAGTTACATGGTATGAAAAGGAGAACCCATAATGTTAGTGTTATCACGGAAGAAAAACGAAGTCGTCGTCATTGGTGACGAGAAAACTCTCGGTTTCGTTATTAAGGTTGTTGTTGTTGAAATCCGCGCCGATAAGGTACGATTGGGTATTGACGCACCCAAAGAAGTACCAGTTCACCGACAAGAAGTATTTGACGCAATTATGCGAAGTGTCCAAGAGAGCGTAGACGCTAACAACTCAGATTTTGTAGAGTCCGAGACTCCTTAAACTGGTTCGCGTTCTATTCGTAAATAGAAACAGCTCACCGTGCCGATCCGGTGAGCTGTTAGGATTGAATGGCGTGAAAGTTGGTAGTTGGCACGCACACGTCTACGAATATTAGACAAGCAGTTTCTTAACGTCAACCGGAAACAACCTGATTATCAGGATTTTCTTTATCGGGTGATTCCAAGTTTTCACGATCAATTGTGATGTAAAACTGGTCAGTATCGCAATATCTCACATGTCCACCAATCGAGGCTACAAAATCAGCCCCAGGAAGATTGGTGTACTTTTGCTTCGCATCATCGCCCTTCACAAGTACTTCCGGACGGATACGACGCACCAGTCTCTCCACATCCCCGTCGAATCTGACCACTGCGTCAACAGACTCCTGTAACGCAATGTGTGAAGCTCTGAAACTATCAGGTACGTGCGGACGTGCCTCACCTTTAAGCTCGCGTAATGATGTGTCATCATTGTAAGCGACTACGAGTACATCACCCGATCGCTTCGCGTACCGTAGCGTCTCTAAATGTCCTGCATGGAACCCGTCGAAACAACCGTTTGCTAGTACGATACGAACTGAAGGGTTCATACGACGATGCCGATCTAAGAACTCGGTTAGTTTCGTGTCATCCATCAGTTTCTTTGTCCAATTGGTTCTTTGCCAAATGAACTCTTCAACTTGATCACGATCAGCCAGTTTACTTCCGAAGTACCGAACTACATAACCTGCACACTGCATAGCAAAATGTACACAGTTAGACCACTCCAACCCTTCAATTAACCCAACAGCTAATGCCGCGATTACTGTATCACCGGCGCCGCAAATATCACGAGCACCGTCGGCCTCAGTATCCCCAAACGCGTCGTAATAACTGATACCAATGTCGTCTGTGTAAGCACAACCGTAACGACCACCAGTGACTACTACCAATTGTGGTTCGTAATCAGCTTTAAGTTGCTGACAAGCTACACCTAGTCGATTAACCGTATCCACCCCCTTGGCAAGACCTGGATGTACGTTATGGGAGAGGTCAAGCATCCTAATAGCGTCGGAGAGGTTAGGTTTTAGTAACGACACACCACGATAAAGGTGTATCTGATCCGCGCGACAATCTACAAAGATGGGAATGTTGAATTTATTTGCGAATTCACGTACGGCCTGTACGAGTGTCGGTGTCATGGTACCGTTATCGTTGTCACTGATTACGATAACTTTGATTTGCTCACTGTGTTCAGTAAGTGTGTCGAGGCCAGTAATTAACGCAGTATCCGCAGCCATACCATGTTGTTGAGTATCGACACGACTGATGATCTGATTATCACAAGTGACGCGGTGTTTCACTACAGTAGGTTTTTCGACCACATGCGGAAAGTAAGTCTGGATACCTAACGCTTGAGCTAGTTCGATGAGGCGGTAACCTGCGTAATCGTAATCCTCTGGTGCGTTTGTAGTCTTACAAGCACCGATAGTAGCCATCAACAACACGTTGTGACCTAGAGCTTTAATGTTAGCAGCTACATTACCTGCCCAACCTAAAGACTCCACATGAGAAGTTTGATGAATCGTTGGTACCGGCGCTTCACGAGATACGTCAACAGCATCTCCCTCAGTTCGCCGGTCCAATGCGATGTCACCGATTACAAGAGCGGTGGGTGTGTTCATACTACTCGTTTCCAGAGACTTCCAACACGTAGGTTCCGTGGTCTGCCACGGTGAATGTGTAAGTACCTACGATAGATCCTGTACGTGGTCGAAGTTCGTCGACCACGTCGTAGTCTTGCCCTGGTTGTGGTTGACCTTCAGATAAGAAGGCGTCCACATAAGGCCGGACGTTACCGTTACCAACTTCACCATTGACGACGTTGATGTATGCAGTACGTCCGTCATTAAACTGAAAGTGGTGCTCGTACAGTGTGTCACCAACAGCCACCGTACCAACTGGTTGGACCAAATCTAACGCCGTCTTAATATTCGCAAATTCGACTTTACGAATCTTCAAATTGGCTGACTGAATCACTGGGAGTGGATCACCTTCCTGGTTCTCCTGTACTTGAGGTAACGGCGCATCCGTAATCTCTAACGTAACCACACCAATACCTTTGAACTCCTGACCTTCATCAGACTTGAAGTCGGCAAAGAACTGTTTCGACTCTTCGTCTTGCCACACCGCTTGGGTCACACCGCGGTATTGTCGGTTACCTGGACCAGTGTAGATGCACCGCTGGTTCTGGCTGTTTGGGTGTACCTTTTGCTTCTTCTTACTACCCTTTGCTTTCTTCGGCGGCGTGGCTTCTTTGAACGCACCATCGTTGAACTGTTGGATCATGACCTCACTGGTAAGGAACTGATTCAACGTGCATGGTATCGGTTCATTCGTACGTTCCGCTTCACGAATCATATCAATGAAGACAGCCAAGTAATCCACCACATCCTTGGCTGACCATTTCTGGCGACCAGTTGCGTCAGCGGCTTTCTGCGATCGAGGCAGATACTCTTTGATCGCGTCACCCGGGTGCATTAGGTTCTCTTTGTTGAAGTCTGCTATTGGTGCAAACAACTCCAAGAACTTTTCAAACGGTAGCGTCGGTACTAACTGACGGATCCACAGATATTGGACCAGCAGTTTGACCTTCTCTGCATCACCAGAGTAACGACTACACCCAGGATCTTTAGCGAACGTACGCAAACACTCTTGGATCGTAGGTGGTGCGTCGGCCGGTGGTATGACAACTACCTGGGGTGAAGCTTCTGTAGGTGTTGTCGGCCCGTCTGCCGGGATAAATGTAGTCTGTGTCAACCCGTCTGTACCAGGTTCGTTAACTGCAGGCGTTGCTGCAGTCGTCGGTGGGATTGTCGGGGTTGGTGGAGCCCCTCCGTGTTGTACTGGTTGAGTTGTTGCTGGACCAGTTGGTTGTACACCCCAACCTTGTGATGGTTGTTGTTGTGTTGTGTCTTGCGACATATTAATAACGTCTCCTGCGGAACCCACGGTAACTCATGTGAGTTCTAAATTTCATTGATTTTTTAGTTTCTAGTAATTGCTTAGTACGTTCCGGGTCACCAGTCATCAAACCGACTGGGTAACGACACGTCTGAGCAACATACCTACAAATAAGTTTACGTGTAGGTCGTTCAATTCTTTCACATTTACCCACCGCAGTTAACCGCTCAGGTGTAGCGACATCAGCTCTAATTTTGAGCAACTGTCGATTAGTAATAACCCATTTGGTACCTTCGGTGTTTGGTTCAAATGTAGTATAGAGTAAAGCACCCACAGGGTCTATTAGACGAATGAAACTTGCTCTCGCTGATGTAATTTGTTGCATCAATTTGCGTAATGCCTCGATGACACCGTTACCGTCAGTTACCTCGCGATTGAACGTATGTTTCCGGAACAACATGTGATAACGAAACTCAGGCTGTCGTTGTGTAGTAGGGGTGTCATCTGGATCAATCAGTACATTTCGAAACTCTCGCCCGAGTGATTGCTCCTCTTCTGTTAACTCAACAGGATCAGGTGCGGGAAAACATGAATCGATACGTTGCCACACCTCTCGTACGCGTCTAGCGTAACAGAAAGGACAAATAGTATAGTTTCTACATGTTCTCGTTATTGGATTTGCTAATGCAAACGTTGGTACGCAGTTACGCGCATATAGGACTGAATGACTGGTGTTACCAGAAAGCCAACCTTGATTAGTCAAGTTACCTATACGCGCTCGCCATTGTTCTTGTAATTTAATCGTCTCTGCCGTAACACTGAAACCTTGGCTCCGTTTACGTAGAGGGTAGAGCACCGCCAGTCGTTGAACGATGTCAACGTACCTTTGAGGTTCTCCATGAAAGGTAAATTCATAATCAGCCATTGCTGTCGCCTGCGTCAATCCCCCACGATCGTCCAACCGCTGGGTCTGTACTGGTAAATCTCCCTGTTAAGTTACGTAAATTTTGAGTACCAGGTTGGTCTGCCGCTATAGCAGAAGCCATTATCCTAGCTTCCAATGCTGCGAAATCCATACCGACTTCAGTAGGGGTATTTACCTGAGTTAAATATACCATCTCGTTGCAGAAATCAGTAAACGCAAGTCGAAACTTTTCACATTCCGCTGCGTCAGCAAACTTACGTGAGTGGTGGTAAGATGGGTTACCAACAGCTGTGACATTCACGGTCAGGTAATGGTTTTCCCAAGGTTTACCTATGTCACACGCAGTAGTAGTGATGCTGGTTATCGTTTCAAAAATCGAAATGTTCCAGGACGTATCCCAAACTGGTCCTAGATCCACAAACTGTTGCCCACGTATCACTTTGTTAAACGTACACCCAAAAGTTCCCAAGTAGATCCGATTAACACACCGTTGTCGAATCTTTGGTAACGTGTCCGTTGCGTTTGCGTAACGTAACAACTCTTCATCCGTTGGAGCAATTGCGTATCGGATCTTATCATTTGGTACTACCGCCTCCCCGGCATCGAGTTTGATATCTCGTACGTCGCGTACTCTACTTGACTGTGTCATGAATAATCACTCCCTTAGTGCATCCGCGTCACGATTAATTTCCAGCGCTTCGTGCATTGAAATAATATGCGTAGGGGCTGCTTGGTTAACGTCGCTCCAAACTAATAAACGTAACTCTCCTGCACGAAACTCCAAAGCTGCCAAAGTACCATTAGGTCGAAAAGAGTTACTATACCCATCAGCTAATAACATAACAGCTAACGAAGTAACCCTAAGCGTGACTAACTGCGTTGGTCGTTGTCGTGATCCTGTGGATGCTTCAAAAGCATCTTGATCCTGTAGTGATTGCCTAATCGTAAGGTTGTTATCACTCGTCGCGTTCACTCGTTGTGGGAGATTGGTTATTGCGACATCGTTATCTACCCAATACACATGGTTACCTGTGAGTTTACAGTACAAATCCACCGCAGCTTCTTTACTAATTAAGTCTGCGATATGTTGCGCTACTCCTTCAGGTGTGCGGCCGTACAAACCCCACAGCCTCACATCCACACGTCGAATATCGAATGATGTGAACGCACGAGTTTCGTGGTTGACGTTTGTGGTTGGTGACTCGCCACCTGCGTCAATAATACTAATTTCAGCAAGTGTACGTAGTGACGACTCACTCAACTGACTATTTGCGTTAATGATACTTAGAGAATACGACTCACCAATTTCGTGTAGTTGTGTAGTGCTCCCACCGAGTTGCTCATTCAAAACAGCGGCGCACTGATTCAGGTACTGGTAGAGATCAGTTACGGGGCTATCACCAAAAATACGATCACGCCAGGCGTCATACGCACCGCTTGTGGTGATATTGGTGATCACTTCTAAATAGATGTTGTTGATACTCATGATTGCAACTGCACCAATTCTGTTGAGACGTCTTTCCACGCAAAGTTACGACCGAGTCCTGGTACTGCCGGACTACAGCTCGTCTTATACTTGTAAGGACGTTTCTGGTCATTGTACTCAGTACGGAACTGAAGCCTAGCCTCGGCCGCATTATCTGCCTCACAGACAAACTTAATCGGATCCGGTGCTTTATCGCCTTCAAACTCCTTGAGTCGAGCCGTGACAGTCCAGAAGCGGTCACCTCGGAAATGGTGCCCGTCACGGTAAAGCCGCTCCATCTCAATCGCCAGTTTGTAGTAATCAGGATCGACCACAGCCAGTCGTTTAATCTCTTGCCGCTTCATTGCTGGGCAGAAGAAACATGCTGACTTAGGTGGAAGTGGTAGACCATGCCGTTTGATAATATCGCGACAAGCTTCACGGTCCATACCGTAATCACGCAACGGGTACGCTACGTCGTAGCGGTCTTTGAATTTTGGAAAACCGTCTTCGTTACAAATGTTAAAGTTACCTACAGCGTAAGTATCCCCACCACCTTTAACCCGATGATCTTCCCCAGCATCGAAACCGATGCACTTTAGGACGCGTTGTCCGCGAAGCCACGTTTGCCGGAGTGGTTCCGCGCGGAGTCATATCGGCTCCTGTGCTTCGATTTTCCATTTGACCGAGCAACTCTTACGCCCAAAGGCGATCCCAGGTAATGTGTAGTTTGCGAGCATGTTACCAACAATACCGTCGGACATGCGTACAATGTCCTCTTCTGTGATTGTCCGTAACTGTAAACGGTCAACAGCTTCGCGGACAGAATCTGCGTACTTTTTCGACGTCTTTGGAAGAGGTTGATACCGACATTCTTGGGGTGTCGGGTAACCGTGCTTATCTAAGTACTCAGCGAACACGTCGCCGAACTCGTAGGTACCGATCTCTTCACCCATTGAAGGATCAGGTCGGCGTTTCTCACCGCCATGGTCTGCGCTGGTAATCAAATCAATTGGGATACCGCGTTCGATATCGGCCAGTATCATTGCAGTAGAATTCCACCCTTTACCGTGACATACTGCTCTTGCTGGTGTCTCTCTTGGTTTATTCTGAAACCATGTAGACTCAATCATTAAATTTCTTTCGAAAATAAGCCAAACGTTTTTCTGCGTAGCTGTGAGATATACCCATAGCGTCTGCCAACGATCGGGCAGTGACACGTATTTGTTGTTTACTTAACCTTGCGACTGCGTCAGTCAATCGTTTGTCTGCATCAACTTTTTTACGTAACCGTTGGTTCGGTGGTGGTGTTTTAAACGACAAGTCTGGGTGATCGTGTGGACAGAAACCATAAAACCCAATTGCCTGGTTACAGTTATGGCATAGTACCCTAAAACCGTCAGGGTAATCGTGCTTATTTAACCACCGATAAAGATGACCTTTGATCTCTTTACGATGAGTGTTACCGTTACCCTCAATGTGGTCGATTGAAAGAAATTCATAGGTGTCTTCACCACAACATTCACATACTGGTTTTACAGTACCAGAATAATGTTGTAACACTCGATAACGTAAGCGTTGACGGCTACGTGTATTTGCTTTCGTGGAATCGGTCTTCCCGCCACGTTTACGCGAGGCTTGTTCGCATTCCCGGCATTGACTTCGACGATAACCAGGCCCTGATTTGTTAAACGAAATTATAGATCGACGTTTTTTGCATTCAGGGCAGACTTTAAAACGACGCCCTGCTTCTTTAAATGGCATTTGTATCCTCCGGATGTGTTATTCCATAGTATACAGAAAACACATCCGGTAAACAAAGACCAAAAGACAGCGGGGTTACAGACCAAGTGTAAATAAAATCCTTGAGTCCTCCCCCGCCGCCAATCTATCAATCGAGTCGCTTACTTCACAGGACATTGACCTGAAGAGCAGTCTTCTAACGCGAAATCATGGATACCGTGTAGTTGGCTCCAGTCAACTGGGCCAAGTTTTGAAACATACTCCCGGTATGGTTCTTCTGTCGTCACTTCTTGCGGAAGGTAAGCGTAACCTAAATCCTTCGCTGTCTTGGTAGGATCGTTACGCATCAACCATGACACTGCCACGAAGTCGTTCCAGTTACGGTACAACCACTCGACAATCTCGTCCAATTCAGACCTGTCCCACGACACAGTGATCGAAGTATTGTGATCGGTCCACAGAGTGTTCCAACGACGATACGTTTCGAGTTGCTTAATCGCAGAATCTTGATTCACTTCCTTACCGTCGACAACGTCAAAGTCACACCCAGAAAACTCTACTGGGAAACAGATCAGTTTGTTGTTGGCGTCAGTCGGGTTATCCATGACGGAGTAACCAGCCTTAGCCAACATGTCTACGATAGGATCATCCTTGGAGAAGTTGATGTTGTTGAAGATATACCGACCAAGTGGTTTGTGGATACCTTCTGTCACATCCAGGATCTTCGACCCCGTTCCCTCAGGTTTGATTGTAGTCACCAGTTTAGGTTTTGGTAGCCCTAACTCGTCAGCCATGGAGTAAGCGCCCCACATGGCTGCGTTACGCATCTGTTTGATCTGGTAGTCCGTAAACCAGTTCGCTTGCGCAAGCCCAGTCAACGACATACCACAGAGACGTAAGGCCGCATTCGTCTGATCCCACTCCGGTCGTAATGTACCGTCGACGAGATCCACACAGGTTTGGCGGTAATTCGCTCGACCCATGATGTGCAACGCCCGCAGTAAACCTGCGAAGTCGTTCTTGAACTTTGGTGCGGCCGTGGTTACTAAGTTACAGAAACCACCTGCCGGAAGCAGGATCTCTGCACAAGGATTGAGTCCATCAAACCAAGGAGCCCGATTACGTGCTGCCTCTCCGTTGATGAACCCGGGTTCCGAACCACCACAGTCCCAAATCAACTGCATGATACTACGAATTTCTCGTTTCGTAGGTTTCTGCCAGAACACAACCGAGTTGTTAGATTGTTGACGGTGAGCATTGTCGTGCTCCCACCATTTGTTCTTAGCCATTGCGAACTGTTTCCATCGCGGATGTTTATAATCCATTACGGCGATCTGCGCTGATCGTCGCGATGATAAGACAGTCCCTAACCAATTCACTACATCCAACAGATCAATCTCGTCCAGTAGTTCGCCGGCCTTTGCGTTCATGATCTTGAAGATCGCCTTGTAAGCATCGACTAACGGTTCGGATCCATTACAGATCCAGCCGTAACCTTTAAGTCGCTTACCTGGCCCACGTACGTCGGTGAAATCAATCGTCAGTTTGTTAACCTTCGACTTGGGTGGGTTGAGTAGTTTACCTGCACTCTTCGCCCAAGCTTCAGCTGAATCACCGATCTTGATGTACCACTCGTAGTTGTTTTCCGCTGTCGGCTTCACCTCTTTGTTAGCCGGATCTCCTTTATGATCCGGTGGTTGATTAGATGGATGAATCTCCAAGTCTGGAATCTTCTGAAGGAACCCGTGAAGGTTACCTGTCAACGGTCGAAAACCCACACCGCATCCGTTGAGTAATAACCAGAAAATATCGACGATCTGGTAAACGGAATTCGCGTGGGTGTAAGAGCAATTGAACTGAGAACAGGCGCGTGACCGAGAGTACTCGGTACCACCTAACCAAAGTGTACGACCAGCTACTAATGCTTTGCGGTCCAACACGAGGTCGTGTAGTTCCTGCAGTTCATCAGTGTTTGGTGTTCCTCCGGCTCCCTCCCATAAATCTTTGTGATGATCAATCGTTGATCGTTGTACAGTTTCCTGCCAGGTTTCAAGAACCTTTCCGTCCTCGTCTTTAGGACGATTGTAAGTGCGTCGCGTAACGGCTTCAGCGCGAGCACTTGGCGCAATTGTAGACATAAAAACGTCAATCCTTTCAAGTACCCCAGAAAATTGGGGTGGTTAAGATATTTCCAACTAACAAGCTGGCCAGTATACTGGGGCTTGGGTGGAAAAGGTAGATCAGGAAATACGGGTGGAGGGACTCGAACCCCCAACTATTGGCTTTGAAAGCCACTACTCTACCAATTGAGTTACACCCGCGTATCAATCCTAATTTTTACAAGGAACAGAAAATGAAAGACACATGATCTAATCAACACGAACCAGGTAAAGTTGTACTATCACTCAACCTTCCAGCCCTTGAAAGACTTTTAGGTGGCGATTCTGAATTGGAGGTTGAGTTGCGACAACAGGTCGCGAATTCTTTTGCTGGGAAGCATCTGAAATCTTTACTCAACACCAAGATGGTGAAAGACAGTCTCGCTGATGCACAGTCCGATGTCAACAAGTTAGTAGAAGCTGGGCGTAAAGAAGCCCGAAAATATCTAGCTAAACAAGTTGGTGAAATCAAAAAACGGAACTGGCGCGAAGAGGTTGAACTTAATGATAAGTTCAAAAACAAAATCTGTCAAAAAATGCGTAAAGCTGCTGAAGACGCGATCCCTCTTGATACGATCGTCGAGAAATTAAACGAACGTACTGAGTACTTAAAAGATCACTTTGATCAACGGATAAAAAAAGCAGTACGCGCGTACATGGATGATGGTTTTAAGAAAGCAGTAGACGCTGAAGTTCAACGAATCATCAGTAACGCTTTCGACATCGGACGTGACCGTAACGATAAGTCACGCGTTGTTCTCGTTGACCCACCTACTCCTTCGACAGAGTCAGCGTAACCGACTCTGGGAATTCTTTACTCTCAGCTACTTCCCCCAGCAATTGCTGGGGGATGTAGATGTTCAACGCCTCGCCAGTACTTTCACAAGTACCTGCGTAACGTACACCGCCAGATCCTTTAGGTCGACGGTCCAGGTTTAGTTTCACTTTCTTTTGTGCCACAATTGTCTCCACAACAAATTTGGAATAGTTGATTTAAAAGTTGCCGACCCTCGATAGGATCATGCATTAAGTCGCTCGACTCAGTGTAGAACTGTTGTTGTCCTGCTGCGTCGAAGACACTCAGGTAATCACCTGAAGGTAAAGCATCCGGGTCGTCATGATCTAACCACCCAGATCGAATCTCCATCCCGTTCTGTAACACGATGACGTACTCGTTAGTTGTATCATCAAAATGGGATGTCATTGGAGTTCTCTGGTGGATCTACTTGCACCTGCCGTAATGGTCTTGCGTTCACATCGTTTTTGACATCTTCCCACGCACGTATGACGCTGTCGCGACGATCACGTAGTTCTTGAATAAACTTCTCTGTTGCAGGTACGTCCATCTGATCAGTGTTAAACAAAGATGGAGCGCCAGGAATGTCGTTGAGTGATGCAAGACTACGGAAAGTAGCTAACCCTGTTTCGAGTTGAGTTATTTGTTCGTCCAACTGTTGGCGGATCAACCACGGAAACCCGAAGTCTTTATGTAAAACATATAATGGTTTACCGTCAACCAGTTTTGTGACAGTAATGTTGTAATTACCTTCTTCCAGCAATGTCGCGATCTCACCACGACTCGCTTTACAAAATTTTTGGAAGAAATGTAGGATCAATTGCAGTAATGAATCCGTAGACGTGTAATACGACGTCTTCAACCCCATGTTATAATCACTAGCATAACCGGAGAAGATATAGGTGGTCTCGTCATTTTTGTTGCTGTTGCTCATATATTTTGATCTGTCGTTGAACACGATCGTGGTCGTACTGTCCGGTGTCTGGGTCGACCCAACCACGACAGTCCAAAGTCTCATGCACAACTTGTGCAATTATTGGTTCCAGTTTCACGTGTGGAAGTAACAAAAGTATTATCGCACAAGGATCCACACAACCCCAAGTACCGTTATTCGTTGTCGGACTTTCGATTGCAGTGGTCCTCCTTAACGGTGTTTCCGTCAATCTCACCTTCGTTGTAGGCATTAGCTGCCTTGTCCAATACTTCCTGTGTAATCTTCCCCGACGCAAGAGCGATCATGTAAATCGGATTGTTTAGCATCTCTGCAAAAACAGCCGCGTGACCGGGTGTCTTGTGCTCTAACGGAACACCTTTGAGTACTGTATTTGACCCGTCGTCCAAGTAAAAATCTTGGGGTCGGGTAGTACTACCTTCAACCACAGTCGCGGTCCCGATTCTTTTACCAAGACCGCGATCGGGTGAATGCAAGTTTGCGGGTAAATCACGACGTTTTGGAATCATTTGGTTTTTGCAACAACACCCAGGTGGTTTTGATGTTAGTACCGGACGCTTTGAACGTCCCTTCCGGAAGGTAACCGTAGTTCTCGCCTCCACGATCGTGTTGCTCACCGTTCTCTTTCACAAAATTACGGAAAGCGTCCGCCTTCTTCGTACCATAGAATCTCCACCCTGGAGCCATGATAGCGATGAGCTTACCACCAGGTTTGAGAAACTCGAACGCGTGAAGTACGTGGTCGATATCCTGACCCCGTGTGAATGGTGGATTCATTATGACATAGTCGACTGCGCCGTCTATATCCTCCAACGTAACGTCCAGAAAATCACCTTCATTGACAATATTACAAGTCAACTCAGTTTTCAAGTGTTTGACTCGCTTCGGATCCAACTCGACTGCGATGATCTGGAAATTCATACTTTCTGCAGATTCGATATCCATGAGTGGACCAATCATATTACCTAACCCGGCTGAAGGCTCCAGGAAACGTAGCGTGAGGTCCTTATCCGACGGGATATCCAACTTCTCGATCAGATCCTCCACAACCAACTCTGGTGTGTCGAACTGCTGAAACGCTTTCTTGAGATCAATGTACGTACCAGTCTCTCCGGCTGCGATCATCGACGCTTTCGCGTCTTCGTCTTCAAAGATGATGGCCGCGGCCTTACGATTCCATTTACCACCGCAGGCCTCCATGACCTTCTTGACTTTTTGGTAGAGTTTGGCGTCAAGTTGAGGCATTGTGAAATGTAACCCTTCCCAACCACCAGACTCGATAGCGTCACGGACTTCTTCTCCAATGGCTTTTGCGCCTACATCTTTTGTTTTTGTTTTTGTCATGTTACTTCCTTCGTTAAATTGATTTCTAATAAAATTGTAATTAATCACTGTCTCGCAAACGAATCTGCCGACAATCTTTTTCGTGAGCTGTAACTTTTGGCGAGCAAGGTCCTTGAATTAAATTACTGTCATCATCAAACACACCACCAATAACATGAGTGAATTTGGGGTGAGAATCACAGAAACCAATGTGCCAAGTACCTTCTTTCCAAAAACCGTTGTACCAGCTACCGGAGTACCAGATACCACTTAACCAAGTACCCGACTGCCAAGTACCTGACCTCCAAGTACCTGTTTTCCAGACACCACTTGCCCAATTACCATGTGACCAGTCACCTTTGTACCAAGTACCTGACCGCCAAATACCTGTTTTCCAAATACCCGTATACCAACTACCGTCTCGCCAATCACCGTTTAGCCACAAACCACCCCACCAACCACCACCTAACCAGGTACCATTTTTCCACTCACCTACTCGCCAAGTACCGTCGCACCAAGTACCGTTGTACCAAGTACCGTTATACCAAGTACCACTTTTCCAAGTACCATTATTCCAAGTACCGTTATTCCAAGTACCTCTGTACCAAGTACCACTCCCCCAAGTGCCACTCTCCCAAGTACCACTCTCCCAAGTGCCACTCTCCCAAGTACCACTCTTCCAAGTGCCACTTTTCCAAGTACCGTTATTCCAAGTACCTCTGTACCAAGTACCACTTTTCCAAGTACCCGAATGCCAAGTAACATGGTTAGTACGAGAATTTACAGTAACAACTGCGTCTTCAGTTTCTGCTTCTCTCAACCATACAGGCCACTCAGACTTTGGTGTTGGTTTAATATCAGACATTTTTGATTAATGTTAATGTTGTCATGTCGTACACCTCTAAACAATTTCGACAGTAAAGGTAACTCGGACCACAGTGCGACTCCCACGTATTGGTTGTCTCACACTCTGGACATAGTTGTCCATCACCTGGTTTAGGTGACCTGGGTGGTAGGATCCCTTGGTAGCCTGCGTATCTAGCAGCGTCAAAACAATCACCTACAGTAAGCCAGGGTGGCATCAAGTGATTTGGGGCGAGTTGTATTGCTCGCGGTAACGATACACCGTTAGCGAGTTGGTCTTTGAAGTGATCAACGAGGTTTGTTGAATCATTCATCAATCATATCCTCTGCGCGTTTACGGCAATCCGTGCACCAACCCTCTGGTAGGTGTGACTGCGTACCCCAACTCGTTAACGGTATCTGAGTAGCAAAAACAGTATGCCCACAGAGCGATTTAGTTTTATCGTCAGTATCGCGCAGTTGTAAGTGATAATTCCAATAGGCTTCGACACCCTCGACTACGACTAACTGGTCAGCGATTTGTTGTGGGATACTCACGTGTTGTACTCTTTTCGTTGACCAGGTCGATACGATATCTTGTTGCAGTCATGTTGCGGAATGTCCTCAGTTTGCTTCAACAAAAAGACTTGACCACAACCAGCACAAGGCGCTGGGCTGCGATTTGCGGATTCATACCGAGGACTCAACCTGACTGCAGTTTTGATGTTACCCTGCATCGTCGTCACCTAAAATAATTCGACGAAACTCTCGTTCGCCTGGACGTCTTGTTGTAGGTGTTGCCGGGACGGCGTCGCCCCACAAAGCTAAACCATACGCACTGAGACCTGCGCGTAAAGACTCTAACGAGACTGGTCCGAAATTAATCACAGCAAGTAACTCCTCAGGTGCTACGAGTAGTAGATCCCGTACAGTCCGTGGGTTGTGCTTGTACCCAAGACCTAACGCGGAGAACGTGAAACTCAGCCGCGAGGAAACTGACTCAAACAATGTTGGCCATGGCATATCCAGAAGTCGTTTATTCTCTATGTCGAGTCGATCTTCCGGATCATCTCCGAACCAACCAGGTACTTCTGAATGCAGTTCAGTACCAGTTGAATACTTGCGTCGATGGTAGAATTCCAAAACTGCGTGATACGTAAGTTGACGCGCTGACAGATTTTCAAATTCTGGGTTACGGTTTACGTCAGTTAAACAATCACACCACAACGCCCAGTACTCTCGGAAATTATTTGTGAGTGAGTTCCGATAACGGATTGCGTGTACTAACGCATCTGCCTTAGCGCGTTTATGTTCTAACGAGTTACGTATGTTATAGTTGCACGAGATCGGAAACACTTCTGAGCGACGTTCACCATCAATGATCACACGCACGGTCCAACAATGTGGATACTCATAGATGTTCGGACGATACTGATCAACTGTGAAGACCAACTGACGAAAATCTTCTTCGGAAATTATCTCAACGGGTTCTTCCGGAGGAACGACGATGCCGTAGTGTACTAACGCTTGACGCTGTGCGTCTTCTAGAGCAGTAACTGTGGCGTCCTCTGCACCTTTTCGTAAACCCTCAGCGTGACCACGTTTGTAACCACGACGCTGAGCGCTGACCTCTAAAGTGGTTATCTGAATATGTGATTGTTTAACAATTTTAACGGCTTCATCACGGGCGTTAGCAACGATAGTTTGTGCGGTAGTTTCACCTTCCGACTTACCTTTCTCGTAACCGGATTTGTAGCCTGCTCTTGTAGCAGTCTTGACTGACGCATCAGTCAACCATGTACGTAACCAACGAAATAACATCAATCACCGTCGAGTTGAATATTACGAAGCTCTCGTTGCGCCAACCGTTCTGACGCCTCTAATTCCTGTATACGCTGAGCGTCTTCGTCTGCTAGGCGTTTTCGATAATAGTCCACCTTATCTCGGTAGGCCTTAATTTTAGCAGCGGCCGTGATGGATTTGGAGATCCAGTTGGTGAGGTTTTTCTCATACCGATTTAACTGCTTCACGACAGAGTCGCGATCGCGAGCACGCTTCATCGGAGTTTTACGTTTCTTTGCCATTTGGTTCCTATTTACCGCGCGACTGATACCCCCGACAGATCGCCGGATAGTCGACGAATGAGGTGTTAAGTTAGGTAAGATATCAAACAGATTTAGGGTCGTGACCAAAAAACTACGACGATAATATCGTCGGATATACATTGTATGTTATTGTAGGTGGTTGCTAGCAGAGTTAAAAGTCGCCGAATGTGACGTAAACCTCGTATTTGCAAGGTTTACGTCAAAAATCGTCCGTCAGACCCTATAACATACAATGTATGTTATTAACTACTACGTATCTTTCATCATTTATCCTCCGCCGCCTAACGGCGGGGAGGATGATGAAGGGAGATGCATCGAATACTCTCGCTGCGAGGTCTGTATTATTCTCAGCACGTGTACTTACAACCATCCAGCGACATCTCGCCTCGTGGTCGTCAGGGAGTCTTACAACGCGTCCTGCAGCCTCAGGGTCCCAGTTCACCTCAATACATGAGAAGAAGGGTGCCAGTGGGTCTGGGACGCTCACATAGGTCACACAGCCGTCATATACTCCTAAGTGTAGATTCACACCGTCTGCGATCGCAGCAATCGCTCTGGCGACGCCTGGGCCTTCCACATTGGCGAGTAACCGATCGCAGCCATCTGCGTGGGTGTACCGTACGTGCCACCGGCCGGTAGGTGTATGTTGTGTGATCCGGTAATTCCCTGGTTCCTGTGGTTGTAACAGTTGATCCTCCGGAACTGGTTGTACTGGTACTACCGGTGTGATATGATCACTGGTTGTGTTCAGTCGGACTGGGCGTTGGTACGTTCCGGCCTGGATAGCATCCATCGCAGCTTGGCGTGCCGCTTCTTCGCGTTCCTCTTCTTGACGTACGAGACTTGTAGGTGGGGAGACTGGGTTACCGAACACATCACGATAAATTACCTCGTTAGTGCGAGTATCTAATTCTTGCGTAACAGTCGCAGAGTTCTCGACCTCATCAGTACTCGCAAAGTAACGGGTCAACCGATCGATGAAAACTCCGTGGTCTCCATAACACGCACCTAACCACTCGTACAATCCTTCGATTACAAGCATGAATGATCCGTGTATTGACGGTTCTAACGCAGTAGCTACTCTACACACTCTACTCACTAGCGTGTCGGCGTTGAGTTCACCGGCGAGTATGAGTCGACCTAATTCCTCTAGGTGATAACTCATAGACGCTCGTGGTGATGCGTCTTCAGGTAGTGGTGACGCCTGGGGTAACCTTACAGTTGGTTCAACCCGCCAGTTAATAATGATTGGTTCACCGAAGATACTCCAAGGTACGGTGCCGTGTGATTCGTTATTCTCGTTTATCGCATGTAGGATAGTAACTACTAGATCCCCACAGATACCGATGTGCGGGGTCATGACCGCAGCCAACGCCTCTACCGGTAACCTGTAAATATCACCTGGTACTAACTCGAACAACGATCGTTGTTCTTCCGTAGGTGTTATTTCGTTCGTAACCCAACCATGTTGCTCGTCGATTTCATTGAGTGCATCTTGTTCAACGAACTGTAGATAGCTGATCGTAAGTACGTGAGGAGGTGTTGTTGCGTCAGCGGATGTCATCGTTCTCGTCCTTTGTTCTGGCTTTAGTCACTCCTGACGACACCGCAGCCGCCAGGACGCGGCGCCAACATGTAAACGTAATACCATGGAAGCTCCGGTCTATGGCTCCACGCTCGGCTTGTTCTTCTTCGCCTCTTGCCCATCGCATCAGAGCATGTTCAATGACCATTCGGGTTTTGGGTTCTTCGTAACCACACAGTTTCAGTTCTGCCATTCCTGCTTTAACATCAACTGGATCGACGTTGTGGCCTGTTATCAATCCTGTTCGCATATTTCATTCACTTTATTTGTTCTAAGGTATTCGACCCACCAGTGCGGATTCGAGAATGTAAACGGTTTGCCGGAATTGGCTGACGTCGATGTCCTGAATCGGGGTAGCGTCAGAGTCCATCTTGGCTTCGAAGTCACCGCACCCATCGCTGATATTGACGTTGAATGAGTCGGTCGTCGTGAATAACGTGATGTTCCAGATATGCTCGGATAAACATCGCGGGTTACCGTCCTTCCACGTCACGACACATATCGCCTCGTCGTACAGTGGTCGTTCGTCCATCTCTTCGGCTTTCGTCAACACCTGATGAGTGCCGGCGAACTCTAGATTCGTAAGGTCAGCGTAGGTCGCAACTTTCCACCCCTTCGGCGGACCGTCGTACCACTTGTTACCCCACTGCTCAGGTGTTGGTAACATGGTATCAGCAAGGTCTTTCAGGTCTTTCGCCATACGGGCGACTAATGCGATATCTTTCTTTTTAACGCACACGGTATCGCTATCTCCAGGTCCCTGCTGTTGAAGATTTGAGCAGTGCCGACTTATGCTGTCCGCCACATTTCGCATATTTTTTACTCTGGATTCGACACTACCCAGTTCAATCTTTATGTCGTTAATTTTCATAGTTTTACTTTTTTCGATAGTTAACTAGTGGTCCCGTGAACATCCGGAATCTCGTAATCTTCGCCGTAAACGTCCATGACAATCTCGGGACGTACACGAGAAATCATGTTACAAAACTGTCTAACACCACCGTGGCGGTTACCACAGTGTTTACCATTGAGTACGACACCCGCATGTCCGTTGGTGTTTACGATCTCAACTTTGATAGAAAGTTCATCGCAAGGCGAAGCAGTCCAAACGTCACCGATTTTGCTTTGCCAAATATGGTTAATTATTCCTGCGATGATATGCAGGCGTGTCTTTGACGGTCCATTTTCAGGATCCATCTGATGTAGTACCCAGTCTTGGTAAGATTGCCGGGTACTATCTTCAGCGACTTCATGCCGCCAATCTTGGAGAGGGTAGTTGGGGTGTTGCCACCAGAGATCATTTTTGAAATGTTCGATGGTGTCTTCGTAACTAATCTGTGTCGCTGACATAAAAATTTTCTTCGTTTTGGGGACAGTTTCGACGCATCATCACCAGACACCGTTTGACTGATTTAGCAGATGTGCCGCCGGATTCTTCTGTATGTCCGCATTGCGTACAGGTTGCTTCAACGCCGTCAATAGGACGACCATTGAATTCAACTTCTACACCACGGACTTCGCAATCAACTTTGTTTCCCATCGGGATTTTCCTTTTGTTTCAAGCCTTGCTTACGCAGGCATCTACGGCAGTAATCAACTAAGTTCTCTGGTCCTACTTTAGGTGGACGAGTGTACGCTATTTTGAATAACCGATTTTTGACTTCGATTCGTGTAATACCAAACTCGGTTGCCAGTTTGTCGTAGATGTTCTCTGGTTCGACAATCTCACCGTTATCGTTGTAACCGAGGGCCTTGGTGTAGAACTCATGATCATGTTGCATGAGTTTACCTTTTGTTTCCTCCAAAGCATTTCGATACTTCTCGATCATGGTAGCTTCTTGTGTAACCACTGTGTGATTTAGGTCGACATAGTTAATGGTCTGGGTGTCCAACCATCCGAGTAATTCCACATCACAATCATCATCTTCGAACATACTGCCGTAGTGATAACTGAATTGCCACACTGTAATAATATGGAAGTGTCGCTCATCGTGTTTAGATTGATTCAATCGATGTTGTTTCGCTTGATTCAATTGTTTCAGTTGTTCCTGTTTATGGAGGAACATCTTTAGTAATTGATCATGGTAAGGTTCGAATACATATTCGGCACCGGTGGAATCTATCATCCACTTAACACCACTCATTTCTAGCTCAGAGATTATGCTCCAAGTGAAGACCCAGAACTCTTCGGTAACTTCATGTGTACCCTTTGGGTGGGGTGTGAAGGTATCAGGTTTTACCTCTGGTGCGACGTGGTCTTTGACCATGTCTTCAATACAATTGTCACCAATAACAATGTCATCATTATTTAAAACCGCGTCCAGGAACACTAGTGATCCCACAGGATAATGGGTTGCTTGGATCTCGATTAGACAATCAACGTTATTCGGCATGACGCCTCGCTCTTTGTTTACGACTATACTCTATGTGTTGGTACTCGCGATTCGATTTCGCTAAGTGACGCTTCCGCCAATTAGTCGCTAGACGGATCGCTTCATCTAGTCCGTGTTCCTCAACATTCCAGGAACGACGTTCTACCTTTTTTGGATAACGTACTTGAGCACGGATACGCACGTAAGTCCCGTGTTGACGAGGCTCAGTGACTTTGATGACACCAGGTGTTTTCAGTCCGCGACTACTTCTTCGATGGCTAATCACTTTGCGAGGGGCGACTAGCTTGGTGAGGTAGCTGTCTCGATATTTTACAGCCGCAGCTTTGGCTTTTCTTGTACCACCGTACGTGCGGTCACTGAATAGTTTTGTGACATGCTTCCCTGTGCGTGAGCAGAAAAATTGCCACCCATGAGTATGACCGACATCTACTCGGCGAATGTTAGGTGAGTTCTTCATGTTCTCCAACCTTCAGACAAAGAAAGTTTTGCGATACGAGTATCCCCACCGTTACCGTCATTTGGTGACAGAAAATATGCTTGACAATAATCATCTTCTGGGTCAGAGTCCATCACGAAAACATTCAGACCATGCCATTCGTGATCTGGTTGTAAACTTGACGGTTGATTAATCCAACACTTTTTTAGGTGAGGAGCTGGTGTAATAATACGTACTGGTTGCTCTTCATCAATTTGCATCGTACGTAAGTTAGGTAATCGAATTAAGTGTTTACCCATTGCTGGTGGTTTAGTTGTTTGGATAGAGATAGACCACCATTCGTCATCTATTCTACTTACTGTCGCGTTTGTGATCATACATCCTCGCGGAATCGTAACGCCACCGGAAACACTGGTACCGGTGTATCGGTTTCACTGTAGTTCTGGAACTTTACGGTGAGCATCTTACCGATGTACTGATCGCGTGAATTCCAGAACGTTTTCTTGTCTTCGTGCGTACCAGGTGCGGTGACGTCGAACACGTGCCCGTCGTCTGTCGTACACCGAAAGATAGCCATTCCCGCGAACTTGCCTCGACCCTCGGTACAACCGACGACTTCGAATTCAGCGTCCTGGAATGTCTTCATCTTGAGTAGGCCGTGACACCGTTTCCCGTTGAGGTACTTGTAGTCACCGTGTCGCAACATGGCGCCTTCGTAACCGTTCTCAATGCACTTAGCTTGGAACGCGATAGCGTCAGTTTCTGAAGTAACTTCTTGAGTCCTTGCTAAGTGTAAATTTGGGAATCTGTCATTACCCCACATTCGCACAGTCGCGAGTAGTTGCCGATACCGATCAGCAAACACACTATCGTAAGACGGCATGTCGTACATCATGTAACAAAGTTGTTCAGACTCTGGTTGTTGTCGTTTGATGTAAGAGCCAATTGTGTTCAACGGAAGTCCGTGCACATAAAGCTCGCCGTCGAATACTGAGTTACTAGGCATACAACCTTGTAACTGTTCCACGATGTGATTACACGTAGTGATCTCAACACCTTGACGACTGTAGAGTGTGATTTCTTGAGCCGCGTTACAGATGGCCAGGCATCTGTGCCCGTCGAATTTAGGTTGTATGCGGATGAAATTTGATTTCTCCCAGTCAACTTTGTTAGCGTGGTCTTCGTAGACGTGAGCCAACATAGGTGCGGTCTTCATCTTTTCGTCGGACTCTTCGACTGTCAGGCCGTAACGTTCGCGATCGAGTTTCTTCTGCCACTTTGCCTTTGCTTCTTTTGTAGCCTGTTGTACGGCCGTGGTGGCGTTTTTCTTACCAGTGTTTTTACCTTCGGTAATTCTTTCTGTATCGACCTGTTTCTGACCGTCAGTAAGTCCATGTGTTACTGTAATCGTTGCGGTGTCATCGAGTTGATGCATCACCTCGATCGACCACTGTTGGATCTTGCCGCCTTTAGTTCGTTTGTAAAGCGTCTCCAATGTTTAGTCCTCCATATTAAGACAATGTTCGCATCCACCATTCTGGACGCATTCAGATTGTTGGGTGATCAGTTCAAATGTACAGGTTTCAACCATACCAGTAATCTCGTCGGCTGTTTCTTTAGCGTCAGCGATTACTTGGTCAGGATCATCGGCATCTGCGCTACGAAATGTGAATTGGAACGCGTCACCGTCTTCGTCAAAACCGCAACCTCGCCAGACTGTTTTACCGCAGCCCCAATAAGCACCTTCATAGTCGTAAGCACCGCACGCGGTCGGGCACTCATCGGTGATCGGTTCTAGGAACACTTTACCGTGTGGTTGACCTACTAAATGTCGACCCATTTGCGAACCACGACGACCGGAACCGTTTGGTAGTTTAGGTATCTCGTTTGTTACTTGGTTCATACTTCCCTCGGATTAGTTACGGATATTCCAAGTAGGTCAAGTCTCTTCGACATAAACCATTTAGCTGTTTCTGGATCAGCAATTTCACTGACGCGATCGGATAGTTCAGCACACAGACCGTCACGACCTCGCTCGGTCATCTCGTTTTCGAAGTAGGCGTGAGCTTCTTTGAGTTTGATTGACCAAACATCATCCCAACCTACACGTTGACAGAAGATTTCTAGTACGGTTGGTTCTTCAGTGATGATGATGTCGAACTTATCTTCATCAATATGAGCGATCGGTTCGTTCCACGTATTGTCATCAACACATATCATCCACCCATCACCTTCCTGATCACAGATTAGTTTGTGATTCGGGATGGTGCGATAATATTTCCGGCCGTACGGTACGTCTTCATAGATGAGTTTGACTTTGACTTGTTTAGGCAATTGTTCCCTCGTTGCGTTAGATCGGTTGGATTTTTGTTGTACGTCCTCGGTAATCGATAAAACCGGCTTTGATACCAAGCTTGTTTACGAGATCGAATACCTCGTTACCTACGGTACCGCCGATCAAGACAGGGTTACCGTTATCGTCGTGACCTTTTAGGTTCTGGACTGAGCACCAACAAAAACAGTTCTTACGTTCTGTGGCGTAATCATCATCACCTTCAACAATAATGACGTTTTTCTGGTCAAGCCAGATCACACCGTCATCTGTCTCGTCGGGCGTATCACCGCTGTAGTCACATACAGCAATACCTCGCGTACCGTCCAGTTTCGTACCACGGAACCATTTGTGGCAACGGTCTGACGTGAACAGGTGTGTCCACTGGTAGTCATGTGACGTGTTAACTATTTTTAACAACAGTTGTTCTCCGTACACTTACGCAACCCTGTGACACCTTGCCAGAGCTCTTTATTCGCGTCCCAACCCCAACAGACATGGTCGATGGGTTTGGTCAGGTAACCGTGCACGGTAAGCTTATCGTTAGCGTAACGGTACTTGTACTCGGCGTTGAACAGAATGTTGTAACGCTCTTCAAGGTTATCGAGATGATCAGCGTCTGCGGCCGTGTACTTCAACGGACTGACACCGATCACAGGTAAGAGATTGATGATCTCAAGATGATTCAACCCAATACGATCGAGTGAGTTAATGGTCATTGGTCCGATCCCGAAACGTCCATCACGTTCCTGGATTTCAGATAATTGGCGGTTCTCCGGATTCATCCAAGTACGCGAGTTGGTTAACGTCACGGTAACTCCAAGAACATTTTTATTTCATTAGCCTTGTAACCTTCACGTACTGCCATCTTTCGGAACACGGAAGTTTGCGTACGCTTAGGCGGTACGATTTTGCAGCGATCACCGGATACTGTGTAACCAGCTCGCGTCCAAATGTCAAGAAGTCGGAACCCACGCTGGATTCCGACTTCTTCTTCAAACGCTCTGTGTGCGTCTTGTTCTGTTACCATTAGTCTCTCAAGTCAATTGAACGAAACTCTTTTGTACGCGGAGCTGGGTCCGGCGGTGGTTCTTCGTCCTTGACAATCTTGTTTGCGGCGATCAAGTCACCGATACCTTCGTAGATGAGAAAATTCCCATCATGTAATGTCACAGCCATAGTTAAAGTCTCCTCGTGATTATTGATAAGTTTTTTCCAGCGATAGTGTGCCTCTAACGGTTCAAGTCCACTAAACTGTATCGGTATGTCTGGACCGTCTAACTCCGACGGACCAGAGTCTCGTACTAAACGGTTGCGCCCGGAGATAACTACCATACCACAATCGTAGCATCGGCAGATTGTAGCTACTTCATCGTGTGTGTGTTGGCGGAAGATAGCTCCAGCGAATGCGTTACCGCATTCATCGTTCAGGTGGTCGTAGAACGCATCAAAGTCTACGATGTAGTGAAATTCATCGTTGTCCATCCAGGCACATAAGCTCGTACAAAGTTATTACGTAACGTTCTGTAGTCGGTGACTAAACCACCAGATAGATTCATGACGCGACCTTTAGGGTCAACACACTCGATGGACCATGAGTAATCAGTGTAGTCATTAATTGCTTCAGTGGCACAAATTGACTCAAGACCCAAACGTAGTCGTGCACAGATTATTCTGGTGACCGTAGGGATCGTAATGTGCATTCCGGTTACCAGGATCCATTCACGATCTTTATCTTCACGTGTTGGTGGGTTGTCGGCGTCACCACAATGTACGACGACACCATCAGTGGTGATCCAGTATGCCCCTTTAACCGATAGTTGTTTGACTTCTCCTACCAAAGTTGCGCTCCGTTAATGTTATAGCGTCTGTTAAGTTCTTCCTGGCTAATTTGCCGCTCTTCTTTCATCGACCGAAATTCAAAGAAGGATGTGTACTGAGGAAAATAATGAACAACTAATCTTGCGTAAAGTGCAAAGAAATCGTTATTGATCTTAAACGTCGCTGCACCACGTGTAGCGACGAAACGATCCCACCGAATTTTATTCAGTATTAACCAAATTGAACATCGCTGGATGTTCATTTGTTGTAACTGAAGTATGTACTCAATTATTTCATTGAACACGTTTGGATTTGCCCAATGGAATCGTTCAAATCTATCTAGGAGTAAACGATCCGATTCGCTGAACAACCCATCTCGTGGTACGCGGTGGTAGTCGTAGTGTACGTTACTCATCGTTAACAACTTTAATTATTTGAGATGGCGTCGAACTGAAACAAAAGTCACAATGCACAAAGCCCATTGTAGGCTGTTGAGTGCGAACGCATGCTGTCACAATGTACAAAGCCCACTGTAGGCGTTGAAATCACAACGGGTGTCAGATACGCTGTCGTCACAATGTACGAAGCCCACTGTAGGCTGTTGGGATCACCCGCATTCTTGTCACAATGTACGAAGCCCATCGTAGGCTGTTGAGATCCAACTAATTTGAAGTCACAATGTACGAAGCCCACTGTAGGCTGTTGAGTCTCGGAGTGATGCTGTTACAAGGGTCACAATGTACGAAGCCCACTGTAGGCGTTGAATCTATTATAGCTTGTCCTTGCCGGTCACAATGAACTAAGCCCATTGTAGGCTGTTGAGTCACGGAATGGCCACAGTCACAATGTACGAAGCCCACTGTAGGCTGTTGTTGTCGCTCCCTTTCGTCACAATGTACAAAACCCATTGTAGGTGTTGAACCTGTTAACTACGAGTCACAATGTACGAAGCCCATTGTAGGCTGTTGTCAATGATGGGGAACCAACTGGTCACATCAAACTAAGCCTGATGTAGGCTGTTGAGATCATTCGCATTCCGTCACAATGTACGAAGCCCACTGTAGGCTGTTGAGGTAGCGTGAGTCCGCTATCGTTCGACCCACTTTTGACCGAGTCACAATGAACTAAGCCCATTGTAGGCTGTTGAGTCGCGGAATGGACGCTGTCACAATGTACGAAGCCCATTGTAGGCAGTTGTGTTAGTTATTTCAGTTTGATGTACGAGTCACAATGTACGAAGCCCGTTGTAGGCGTTGAGATAATTGTTTCTTGATGGTCAACGGTCACAATGTACGAAGCCCACTGTAGGCTGTTGGTATCAGTCCGTCGCACCGGTCACAATGTACGAAGCCCATTGTAAGCTGTTGGCATCACTTAATGGCCGTCACAATGAACGAAGCCCACTGTAGGCTGTTGAGGGTCAACGCATGCTGTCACAATGTACGAAGCCCACTGTAGGCGTTGGTTTCATTCGGGCCACGTCACAATGTACGAAGCCCACTGTAGGCGTTGGTAGTACTGAAGTCAAGCATGTCACAATGTACGAAGCCCACTGTAGGCGTTGAGTACTCAATTGCCCAGGTCACAATGTACGAAACCCATTGTAGGTGTTGAATGAATAGTCACCCCAAAATAGTCACAATGTACGAAGCCCACTGTAGGCGTTGAGATCCAACTAACTCTCGTACTGTCACAATGTACGGAGGCACATTTGAAGTCACAATGAACTAAGCCCATTGTAGGCTGTTGAGACTTCAGGTGTAATACTTAATACCAATAACATCTGTCACAATGTACGAAGCCCACTGTAGGCGTTGAATTTTTGAATTGTTTTCGCCAGTTGGTTACAATGTACTAAGCCCATTGTAGGCTGTTGAGACTTGGTTGAAGATGGCGCCCACAACGTAGTCACAATGTACGAAGCCCACTGTAGGCGTTGATATTCTGCGACTTGCACAGTCACAATGTACGAAGCCCACTGTAGGCTGTTGACTCAATCGATTCTTTTTGGTGCCCACTCAATTACAGGCACACCATCGTCACAATGTACGAAGCCCACTGTAGGCTGTTGAGACCCTACCAGTTCAACCTGGTAGGGTCACACAGTTATAACCATTATTTACTAACTTATGTTAACGGTACTTGTCGATTTTAGCGACGTTTTGCTTCTGCGAACTCCGTATAAGGAACTGCATCAGGTATCCGCGATAACATAATGTTCGCGGCGTTGATGTCTTGATCAACTGTGTAGGTACAATGTGAGCAATGATACTCAAGTTTAGCCGAATCCCAATCTTCCGTAACCTGTCCGCAGGTCGAACACGTACGAGTCATGTTGACAGACGTGACAACACTCACATTACTCTGACCGAAAATTTCTACGGCACATTGACGGAGTAAACCGGGAGAAGCGATCCTCGCTAGTCGCCGTTGGTTAGCCACCAACACAACTTTCTCGTCGTCTTTCTCCTTCTTCCCGAGCGTAGCCCAGTTTGTAGAGTCCACAATCAAATGTGTGTAACGACCGGACAACCTGCGTAACCAATCACGGTAAACATGTTTACGATTGCGTATCGCTTTCTTATTGATAGAAGCAGACTCTTGTAAGATATGCCGATCCCACGATCGCCAAAATTCCATGATACCAAACACAGTTTGTATGTCGGATGGGTGACGTTTTCTTCTAACTGCAGGGCTATTTAACTTTGACTCTGCCCAAGGTAGTGAGTTAGTAAAGAACTGCGCTGAAGTTTCAGTATCCATCACAAACCGATTATCTCGCCAGAGTTCTACTGTTCGATATAACGATTCTGGAGATTGGTGACTAGCTAGTGTCTGAGTACGTTCAACCAACCATTCAGGTACATCGATACTGGCTAACCAGTCAAGGAATTCACCTCTTATGATGTTGAACCGATCGGCGCGAATTCCTTGTAACGAATCTGGTCTAGAGAATCGGCGAAGTTTATCACTGGATAGAAATAGTTGACTAACTTGCTGCGTAGCATCCATTACTGTGGCACACCGTAACTGTTCATCAATCATGCGATGACCCAGGTGTAACACACAGGTATTGGATTTATCAACTGTCGAAACAACATCATCAACTTTGATTGTGAGTCGTATCTCCCAGTACTCCTTTTTACCCACACGTTTCAGATGTGCGAACCCATCAATGATTTTCGCACTTGCGGGGAAGTCACGATGATGCACATAAGGGAAAGTAGCAAATACAGGATTACCGTCGTCGTCACGGCACACGAGGAAACGTATTGTACCTTTCGCAACCTCTCCGCGATCTTGACCAATAACAAGTCGTTCGCTCCCTGGTGGGATGTGGATGTGTAGAATTTCAGAGTTGTTTTCCATTACTGCAGCTACTGGTTTACCTCCTTGAAACCTTACTCCGATAGCTCCACTACCTTCCCAACGACGGAACTTAGGCGGTGGACCTTTTTTGTAAGTTTTTTCCGCAATCTGTTCCATGATTCTGGAGGTACCCCAGTAAACACCAGATTGCTGTCGCGCAATTTTAGCTTCACGTGCGTGGGCTATTTGTCCATCATCTAAACCGGCTTCCTCCACCAGTTCAAAATAACGCACCTTTCGCTGACGCTTTAACTGAGACTCAGTTTCATCAGCTAACTGAGTGATCTCCTGGGCAGCTTGATCTTGATAAACCTTATGTGCATCTCGAATCAATTTCTTCGCAACTTTGTATGCGGCATCTAGTTGTGCGATCGCTGTTTTTCTTACAGCTTTGGCTTGATTGATTCTAGCTTTTTGTGAATCAGTAGGTTCATGACGACGACGAGCTCGTTGACGTGAAAGACGTAAATCTTTATAGGCCTCATCAAGTTCGGCAACTGCCCGATCGTAGATTGTTACAGCATCTGCGTAAGCTGGGCACAAAGATGCAGCTAACGTTTTGTAAGTAGCACGCCGATTATGCTCTAACTCGATTAATTGATTACGGTAGCGGTGGTTGAGTAAGATTTGATTCTTAACCGCTGCAACATTTGTTGGTTCTTCAGAACGGTACACCCAGTTAATCACTGGCATACTTAAACTCCTGTTTGTTTATTTACGTCTTCGTGGTCGTAGGGTTTGGTTAGTGTGTAACCATTTTTTTTTACCCATATCGATTTCTTGCCCTAAAACCCATAGGTCTCGCCCATTTTAAGACTTTATCGAAAAAGGGTGGGCTAATGGGACGAACCTTCTGAGTAAATTCTAATACGTTGTTGTCAGTATGTATCAAAACAGGTACTCCGCCACCCGCAGTAATGGCTATGAACTGACCTAATTTAATTTGACCCTCTTCTGAGAATGGTGATCCGGTTATAGAGTACAACTCAAATTCCAGTACTGACTCTTCTTTAGGTAAAGGTGTATGTGTACACGGGGTAGGTGCCAGCGGCATTTTTTCCCGCAAGCTGTAAAAGTTTTTTATGTAAGCTTTTAGGTCAAAGGTTTCGATTGATCTAGCCGGTAAAAGGTCTTTTGTTTTTCCAAGAAGTGACAATTCCTCTATCGTTTCAAGTTTAGTAATCCGCTGACTGAGTCGCAATATTTCCTCGTCACGTTGTTTAATCGTGGTGTGGAGTGCTTGGGTACCTTTTACCTTCTCTGTGGTAATTTTTTCCGCTTGAGTTTGTAGTGATTCTGCTTCTTTAACTTTCACTCTCAACAAGTCGATCGTCTTCTGTGCGTTTTCCAATTCTTGTTGAGTTGCTTGATGAGCTTTGTGTTTGGCAGTACACTCCCTAACGACGTCGTCAAGTAGTTTCAAACCCTTTCCGTCTTTATTTAGATAGGTTTTTAAAACAGCTACCTTTTTCTTCAATTTGTTCATTTTGCAATCAACTTTTCTTCTTTTTCAGGTCGTGTAAACCAGCATCAATCTTCTTGGTTAGTTGAAAGAACTCTTCCACGTGTACGACTGCGTCACCTTTTCGCTGGATATTTTTTATCGCAGTCAACGCTGCCCTGAGCGATCTACGGAGTAAAATGTCGTCAGCCATCACTGCACCTTTACGCCCTTTGATTCTAGCGACTACTTCAGGGTTATTGTTAAACTGTTCGAATCGTTTACGTAACTTACCGAATGGTTTATTCGTATCAGTAATCCCACTAAAGAATTCTTCTACGTAGGGTGTAGCGTCCACGGTAGAAAATTTTCCATCTTTCAATAAACGGAAAAAGTTGGCAACTGGTTCAGCGCATTTAGCCACAACCGTAGGATTTGTGTTACTCGCAACTACGGCCAATAGGCTGTCAGTCATGGTAGGGCCGTTGATACTTTCGACTAGTTTATGCCACTTCAGTACGTTCGCTGTTGTCTTGATCTGACTGACAGACCAACCACCCATACGCGCCACTTCTTTTAGGCTTAATCCTTGATCAAGTACGAGTACCTCAACAGCGCGTTTCCGTGTCCACTCAGGTGGTTCTTGTCGTCCTTGTAATCGCGCGTTAGCCAGTACACGGATAGCGGTAACCGTTTTGATTGAGTCACATTCTACGATGTATCCGGAAAGTTGAGTACTGTCTGCCATACTGGCGGCAACAAGTCGCTGAATACCGTCGAGAACTTCTAACCCTGCGTCAGTTTTCCAAAGGATAGGTGACGGGGCCGGTGAACCTGCCTGCATCAAACTGTTGTATTCAAATACAGCTTCCTCACGTACCGGTACTGGTCGAGCCATATTGGTTTTATCCCAATCCTCAACTAGTTTTTCGAATGTGATGCTGTTGGAGTACCGAAATTCGACTCCCATTTGTCTTAGAAAGTTTTCTGTTCTGTTATCTTTCGTAAACAATGTTTACCTCTAAAATTGAATGTTCTTTGTTATCCTCGACCCACTACCTCATGCATCGAACGCCCGACGTCGAGTAACATGTTACGACAAAACTCGAAGTGTCGAATTGCGTCTTGCATCTTCTTATGTTCGAGTTCGACGAAGTGACCGTCTTCACCAGGAAATTGGTGAGGCCACTCGACAATGTATTTAGTCTTGGCTGTAGCTTTCGTAGTGATGAAAGCGAGTCGTAACCATGAGTTACGGTCCGTAACGTAGACACAATGTTCTGGGTTCACCTCAATGTTTAGGCGAGAGAACACAAAGTCTTCTACTTTGATAGATGGAGCTATCTCCAGAATTGCTCGCTGGATCGATAGCTCGTATTCACCAACTGGTGCGATTGAGTTTTCGGAAGGATCTAAAGGCATATTGTTAAACCATTGTTTGTATCACGGTGAGTACTCAGCGATTGTTTCCAGATAAGCGAGTAGATAATTTCGTCCGGCTGAGTCATCAGGTGGATTAGGAAACTGGTCCCAAAGCTCCAACCCAATATGTTGTAATCCGAATTCACCAATTTTAGCGCTTCCGATATGTCGAATTCTTTCTGACGCGAACAACGCGTCAAACAACTCAGCTTTCCGTTCCGTCGTCATTGCAGATAACGTTTTCTGTAGGTCCTGTCCAGACATCTTCACCACTCGTTACGATTTGGATTAATTTGTATTCGTCTTTCCAGGTGGCACCGCATGCAACGCACTCGACTGGTTGAACGGCTATCCCGTCATCCTGTGCGCGGAAACGACCGGCGTGGATATCGGTTGATCGACAGAATGGGCAGTACAACCCACCAGCTTTACAGTATTGACGTATATCTGGTTGAGTGATGAAAGCGTGAGCACCTCGCCCGATCGCGAATTGATAGGTGTCATCATTGTTAGTCAATGTGTAAGTCTGATCAATAACTGTACCTGGTATTTCAGCTTTAGCAACTCTGGTGTCCGAACTGTCGAACAATGACACATGTATCGAGTCTTTTTGTACAGAGACTTCCATAGAAAAACTGTTATCAAACTCTATGGAGAAAGACTGGGTAACGTTGCTACCATCCCGAGCGAGTTCGGTTACCCTGTCTCCGGATACGATGAGCGATTGGTAATACCTCATTAATTACTCCACTGGTCTGATGAGAAATATTTACTCATTCCGCGTAGGTACCAAAGTCGTTCGTCTCGATTGACTGGACGCCAACGCACAAGTAAATCATGATGTACGGATTGAATCTCCATTAGGTGATTCTCATAGTACATCAGTACGTGATTTGTCTCATTGTGTTTGTAAGTAGGTGCCCACCCAAACATGTGAAATCGTTTGAGTAGTGTGTAACCGTGTTCAGATAAATCGGGTACTTTACCTTTATCTTCTTTTTCACGAGCGTAGAATTTGGTCGGACCTAACTCATGAGTATCTGATTTACCAGTGGCTCGTTTACTGGCGAGATCCCAGATGGTTTTCTCGTCGATTGTTGACGACACGTTTAGCTAACCCCATTTTGATCAGTTGTTCTGATGTTCGTAGCAACCCTTTACCGTTGCATAGTCTGACAAGATGGAGACGTGTCCATGGGTCAAACCGGCCGTAGTCCCAAACGATGTACTTAACTTGCATTATGTGCGTAGGGATCAAGAGGTTGCTCAGTATCCGGATCGAAGAACGTGAGGTTACCGATCGCGTTAGCTGCTCGAATAGCCGGATCTTTTCCGACTACATAAGACTGATCACCTGCGTTGATTACCTCGCGGCGGGTAAGGCCCGCCATCAAATCCGCGGCCCAGTTCAACTCAGTGGTCATACGAGGCGCCCAGTGGAAGTTGCAGTGGTAACCGAGTCGACGATACTCACGCATTGCAGAGAATAAACCGATGTGCTTACGCGGAAGCTCGCTGTGGCCTTGCATAGCCTTAGTACCCCAACCAGCAATTACCTGAGAGTCCGTAAGGATATGCACTCGCAGCATCCCTAGTTGCTTCAACAAGGCTTTCCCGTGGTGTGCGTCGTACCAAGTGATTGCTTGGATGTAAGGCATGGATTCAGCGAAGTTCACTGACCCACAATCCATTCCGCCGTAAAAGAATCGACGAGCTTGATGGCGACGACATATTAGGGTTGCCGCCCACCCGCACGCGTGTGCCCAACCGCTACCAGAACCATCTCCTACGAGGAGTACATCCCATTGCGGGTTACCCATCTTGTTTAGGAGTAGTTGGAGCGTTTGAGTTTCAGGACGCGTCTCCTGTTTGCTTCTTTGCGACATTGATCTTCGCTTCTAGGGCTACGAGCTCCTGCTGTTTTACTGCGATCTGCTCATTAAGTTCGGTAGTTTGGTTTTGGATGGTTTGTAGTTCGTTCGCCTTCTCACCCATCAACTGGTCGAGGCCGCGAATCACTCCAAAACTTTGTTGTGTCACGGCGTGAGTTGTTTTACTCAGCTGAATTAACATGTGTACGAATTCACTAGGCGTAGTCAGATTTCCCGACTGCCCCATCACTACGGCCGTAGGTAGCTCCTGATTTTCGATACTGTAACCGAATATAATGGCTACGCTTTCAACCAGTGGTACGTTGTTGAGTATCATACCAGCGTAATTACTTGCACCCGTCTGTAGCTCGTTAGCTATCTGCGTAGGTTCAATTTTTAGTTTACTTTTTTGATCTTCAGACTGGTCCGTAGGTTGATCTGTGGATTGGTTATTAGAAGTCACGATCGTACTTGGCTCCGTTAGGTAAGATTGAATTAATGATGTTACCCATGCGTGTGACTGCTAGTGAGTATAAAGGTAATTTAAAAAGAAAGGTCCAATGCTCTGATTGAATATCGTAGAGCATTGGACAAAAGAATAGCAGTATCAACACCCATGGGTGATACGACAAACAAAATGAACAAAGTAATAAGTCTACCAACCGTTTTGGTAGTAGCCTGTCAGCGACTCGCATTATGATTGGTAAAGGTTCACCACCATCTATTTCGTCGAGATCGCTTGAGTCGTCAGACTCAGGTTCCGGTAACTCCAGATCATCTGGTAACACCAGGTCTTCAGTTTTTGCTTGGAGGAAGGCCCTCCACTCACCGAAGATTGATCCGTTGAACCACACGTCAATGACGGCGCCGGAAGACAGAACTATAATGAAAAAATCAAACAAAGTCATTTTTTAGTTAACTGATTAGCCAGTAGTAGTACTGAAGACAAGCCACCTAACGCTAACACAGGTACGATCGATTCCGTTACGTAACAGAAAAGACCAACACTGAATATCGAGAGTAGGCTGAAACTTGAAAATACTTGAGTAGGTTTACTCATATTAAAACCCCTTGAAGAGATTTAGGTGCCGCATATTTCAAACTCGCCATGTGGCCAAGCTTTCGTCATGCCGCCATCTGTAGTATGTGTCCCTTGACTGTGTAAAACATCGGGCCACGGGTGCGGTGGATGCAACGGAATTTGATGGACGCGATTCCGGCAGAGGTTAGATCGGGGAGACGGTAGTCTCCGCGTAACTCGATCCTCTGGGATACGTCGTTCCTGGAATAGTTTCGCGCTCTGACTTAGAGGTGGTGTACAACCCTGGTAGAAAGTTAGGGTACAATCACCACGCATAAAAACACAGTTAGCTGTCGTTTAACCGCTAAACGTGTTCACTCGTTAGTCGTCTTGATGTTGACGATCTTCGAGTTTTGTTGAGAACATTGTAATTGGAAGCGTTAGTAGCGTCCAGATCACAGTGATAAGGTTTACAATGGCATCTTCCAGCCACTGAAGTTCAGATTCAGGTTTATTATTTGACATGACGTCGATTCAAACAGTAAGTAAAACATCAGCTATATCGACTGCTGATGTTGGTAAGATCCTCACCGCGATCACCGCGGATAAGGTATCAGGGCGTAAACAAAGTAACGTCGACCGAATTGTACAGATCCGGAAACTTGCGCAACAAGGGGGAATGCATACACTGGAACCGCTTCTCCCGTTGTGTTTAACACTGCAAGGAGAACCGTACGAATTATCGGATCACTTCCCATTCTCACCTGTGTTCCATACGACAATGCCGTCGTCACTGGTTCTAAAAACTGGCCGGCAGGTTTCGAAATGCGTCCGAAAAAACTCAGTGTTCAACCGTGTCTACGACCAGTACGGTCGACGTAACCGGTTGGAGGATTTAACACCGGGTCAACTGGTGCAATCTCTGGACATCAAAACTTTTCGATCAGGTAACCGTGAGGTCCTATTTCAACATCGCAACCCGACCAAAACCTGTTACTTCATTCGTACCCGTAGGGGTGTCGAAATGGAGTTGGCTGGTACTCATCCGCTGTACACGTACAACGGGTGGACCACAGTGGGTGATCTTGATGTAGGTGATCGCATCATTCACGTTCGTCAGGGTGGGAAGTTCGGACGTAAGAAAGTTGATGACCGGCGTATTCGTGTCACAGCCTACATGCTGGGTGATGGGTCTTTTCGCGGTAGTTACAGTTTTACGGCTAACCGCGAGACAAGCGCCCTTACGGAGATGCGAAGCCTACTTCAAGACTTCAGGGAGTACCCAAAATCAGAGAGTAAGGCGACTAGTCTTTGCGTTAATCACGACCATGTAATCTACGACTGGTCGCGTGAGGATAACTTACATGGCAAACTATCACACGAGAAATATATTCCGGATTGGGTGTTCTTGTTACCACGTGTTAGTACTCGTACGTTTATTGAGCGACTGTGGGCAACCGACGGAATGGTTAAACTGCATAAGTCCAAAGCAACAATTTCGTACACGTCTACGTCCCGAGAACTTGTTTACGATCTCAAGTCATTACTTTCAAAGTTCGGTATTCCGACGTCAGTTAAAGAGAGAACTGGTGCTTACAAGAAGCCTGACGGGAGGAAAGTTAAATGTCGGCAATACTGGGTACTCCGCGTGGAGACTTTAGCAGGTTGGCGGACGTTTATGTCGGAGTTCAATGTACCCGATAAACCAGGATTCGCGTTACCTGAACGAGAACCCAACAACAACCGATACACGACACCGGTTGAAATCGGTGAGCTTATCAGTGATATTGCGGGTGAGTGTAGAGGTACTAGTAAAACTGCACTCTTACAGTACGGGCTAAGGAAGAAACCAAAGTACCCGCCGTCACGGGCTAAGATGCGACGTTATTTGGATTTCTTTCAGGCGTATCGTCCAGACCATCCGAGACTAGGTGAGTTTTCGAAATATGTTGACCGATGTGTAGATTGGGACGAGATCGTAGAGATCCGAAATATCGGTAAACACGAGTGTATCGACATAGAGGTAGCGGATACTCACAACTACTTACTGGACGGCGTAGCCGCACACAATTCGACGTCACTCGCGTCACACGGCGTGATGCTGGCGAATTGCATCCCCTTTTTTCGAACCCTGTATGTGACTCCACTTTACGAACAGATCCGCCGCTTCTCCAATAATTATGTAAGACCGTTTATTGATCGCTCACCGATCAAACCTTTATGGTCCGGTACCTCAACAGAGAACTCAGTTCTTCAACGTTCATTCAAGAACTTGTCGATGATGATTTTCTCTTTCGCATTGATGGATGCGGATCGTGTTCGTGGTATCTCCGCTGATAAAGTTGCGATCGACGAAGTCCAGGACATGGATCCTGATCACCTCCCGATTATTCGTGAGGTTATGTCACACTCCAAATACGGGTTGTTTCAATTCACCGGGGTCTTGGCCCCGTCCTTTGGTTAGGGCGGGGCCAAGGCCTTGAACATGTAACTCCAAAATCTTTGGACAACCCTCTCGAAGGTCTCTTCCGTAGATCGTCACAAGCAGAGTGGTTCATCCCATGTCATGCATGTGGTAAGGATAACATCCCGACAATCGAGTTTCATATTGATGCGATGATCGGTCCGTATCATGACGAGATTTCAGAGAACTGTCCGGCAACAATTTGTTACAACTGTCGTCGTCCGATCTTTCCTCGTCAAGGTCGTTGGGTTCATCGTTACCCGCAGCGGCGTTGGAAGATGGCTGGGTATCATGTACCTCAGATCATCATGCCGTTGCACTACAGTTCACCAGACAAGTGGGCGACGTTGTTAGCTAAACGGGAGGGTTGGGGTAACACAACTCAAGCGATGTTCTACAACGAAGTCTTGGGTGAGTCTGTCGATGCGGGGCAGAAGCTTATCTCAGAATCGGAACTACGTGGCGCTGCAAGTCTTCCGTGGAAGAACAACCCAGATGATCCTAGTCGTCTGATGACTGACCGTCTTCAACATTACACCAAACGTGTGTTGTCTGTTGACTGGGGTGGTGGCGGTGAAGACGGTACTTCGTTTACAGCACTTTCGTTGTTGGGTATGACACCTACTGGGCAGATCCACGTACTTTGGGGTAAACGATTAATCGTCTCACAGGAGCATTTACGTGAAGCTCGTGAAGTGTTTCACTGGTTCCGTGTGTTCAATTGTCACTTGATGGCACATGACTATACCGGAGCCGGTACAGTACGTGAGACTGTTATGGTACAGGCCGGTATATCCTTAGACAGTGTGATGGCGATGCGGTTAGTACGATCAGCATCTGCAGGTTTGGTGACATTCAAACCACCGACTCCGATTCATCCGCGTCAGCACTACAATATTGATAAGACGAGAACGTTACTCTACACATTCCAAGCGATCAAACTTAAATTGATTCAGACGTTCTCGTACGACTATGTAAATGACGACAACCCAGGCCTTCTCTCCGACTTCCTTGCGTTAGTCGAAGAGAAAGCTGAGAGTCGTTTGTCTAGCGACATTTATACGATCACACGTAACCCGATGTTAACTGATGACTTTGCTCAGGCAGTTAACTTAGGTTGTGCGGCGTTGTGGCACTCTGAAGGTCGTTGGCCGAACTTTGCAGAGGCCGCAGCTATTGGTCGCGTGACCAACAGTCAGATCCTGGCAGCAGGAAATACTGATTATGGCTGGAATGAAGATCGCCGAGGCGGGTTCTTCAATATGCCTTAAAGGGTACTGTCCTTAGCGCATCCTCCTTCGCGTCCCTATGTAGGCTACTAGCATAGAAAGCTCGCGATCAGTGGCGAAGCGATACCCCCGCCTGTCGTCGTTGAGGTACCTACATAGGGCTTCTTTGCTTTCATAGGAGCCATGAACCAAACCGTCGGTCATAGCAATGAGGTGGATCATGCGTGAAGTGGGGTTGTACCCTACTTTCCACAGCACCGAAGCCAAGTAGCTAGTTGAATCATCGCCAGAGACCCGAAGTAGGTATTGGCCCGAACCTTCGAAGTCTTCTAACCTGAACGATTGCCGGGTGGTTTTACTGTTCATCCTCGTAACCTTTCGTTAGTTCAAGTTTGTTTTGGATTCCTCTTGAAATGATACCGATGATAGTTCTTACGCTCATGAATACAGCCTCGTCGGGGTAATTGTATTCATCTTTCGCCAGTTCTCTTTTCATTTCAATTCTGTACTCTGCGCATATTCCTACACCGGTTATACCGCTGGCGTCTGGTCTTGTTAGTTGGACGTAATACCATGTACTATCATGTGAACCGAACTGGTCCATGACTTTCTTTGTAAGTCAGTTTTCATCATCGGTGACGTCTATCATCATGTCAAAATCTTGATTCATCAACCAGGACCAGATCATAGGCAATGTCAGTATTTTTGGTATGTGCTTGAACAACTTGAATTCTGTGTTAGTTGCACTCATCGTTTTCCTCTGTTATTGAAATCGTTTCGTTATTACCCGCTGATACCATTGGTATCTTTAATCAAAACGGCATACAATCATCACAAGCTCCGCAGTAACGCTGCGCTTTTTCATTGTAAGCGGCAGGTTTACCGCAAGCACAAATACTTGGATCTGTTTTACTATAAGGTTGAGATTCCTCGGGTACGAGTTGACGGTTGGTCACACCAATGATTTGAATCTCTTCCTCTTCTTCCGTTTCACCAGACTCAGCTAATTCTTTAGCTTCGTCTAGTGTTTTGGCTTCGACTGTGTACTGCATACGGTAGTCGCGTGTTTCCCACACATCAATCTTGAACTGGGGCATTATCTTTCGGTTCCATGGGTTTCGGAGGTTCAGGTATGTCAATTAGTATAGTACCGGCCGGTGTTAGCGCGAACGCTGATGTAACAGGTACGAAATCACGAACGTCATCAAGCCATGTTATTGTTGTTGACATATTTTTTCCAATTCTTCAATTTTTTGTTCCACCATTTAAGCGGTAGAAGCCACCCGATCTCATTATCGTTTCGGGTACCTTCACAAACCATTACGTTGTCGTCTTTCAACTTTTCAGTGATCAACAACACATCTGGTTCGATAGAGCCTTGACTCCGGACAGCGTCGACGAATCGACCTTGCCCAATCCACATCAGTTTTTCGTCTGTAAGTTGGTAGATTGCAGGAAGCCCAGCGTTACGGTCGTCACGTTCGTCGAACTCACCGTCGCCTCGGGTTAAGTGCCCTTCTGTGTGTAACTGGAACACCAGGTACGCAAACCAATCACTAGCACGCGTGTGCTTAGGTGTGTAAAGAATCTCGTGCGCAGATTCAACTGCATCCGGACTCCCACCGATATGGTGGAACCACTCCTGTAGATCCGATAGGATATCGCGAGCGAGATCCGGGTGTTTCTGTGGGAGTAGTAATTTACGCCTGAACAAGTCGCGTAAATAACTGGGTATCAAGTACGGAACTGCGGACTTACACAAACTCAGTGAACCGAGTTTCCGCGACTGCCATACGACATTAACGTTATGTTGTATGGCAAGTATCTTTGATGCAACGCCGGTAAGTGGTACTAACAACCGATCGGACCAAGGCCCAGTCAGGTCATCACTATCCGAAACTACAGTTTTTGGATTCAACACCACAGGCCATTGATGACCTTGGAAGCTTTGTTCGAGTGATTTTAGTTTGTTGGAGACTAAACAACCTAACGCTGTAGCCACGCCTACCCCGATAGTCTCAGCACCGTCTCCACATAACAGAGTTAATTTTTGGTTCCTATTTACCGCGTCAGCGAGAATGTTGGCGATTACGCACGCGGTTGTAGCCCAGACGATCTGAGTCTCTTCATTGAACGCACTAAGCGTCTTCAGGTGTTTTGTAGGAAACGCGTCAGGTGGACTTTTTAATTTACACCCAGGTAACGACAACTCCGGGAAAAGACTTCGGTAATCTTCGGATAACGTACCGCCTTTCTCAATCACGAAATTCGTAAAGTTGAATCGTTGCTGTTCGTTATCCCACCCAATGGTCCGTACGCCATCTACAATTTTGGGTGAGTTGAATCGTAATGCTAGATGTACGGCTTTACGATTCCATTTTGGATATATCTGTGGTACTCCGACGCCTTGCTGGTCTCGGATGAAACCTACAACCCAGTTCAACAATCCTTTATGCAGTACGTCTTGCAATTCAAGGAACGGATACTCTTTACCTTTGTACTTTACAACACCTCGGTAGTAACTCCGATTATTGGTGCGTATAACTAAATCAATGCGTACGCGAGCATCAGATATACACTCTTCGGCTTTTCGATCAGCTTTGACAAACCAACCGTCTGCGCGATCATGGACTATACGTCCGTTAAACCTAACAGTGTTGTGCCAACTACGACTCTCTTTGAGTGTCTCTATACGTTTACAGATATGGTCAGGGCACCCGTCAATAAAAGCAGACAAGTCACGACCAAAAATTCCGAGTTCACTAAACACACGATCAATTTCGTTGTCAGGTAACTCAGTGATATACTGCTGTAACGCTTGGTGCCAGGGTAAGAACTCATTTTGTAGTCGATTGAGTAACTGGAGCGGTCCAAAATTTTCCAACGCCTTCACGTTTACAGTACGTTTTTTTATCACATCACATGCGACGTTGGCGTTCGCGGCCATCGCTTGACTGATTGTTTTAAGCGGGTCAGTACCATGGAATATGAGACGCTTACGATCAAATAACTCCCACACATAACCAGCGGTGTAACCAGGCGAATCGAATGTACCAATAACAGGTAAAGGTTGACTGGATTCACGTAACTGTGCTATCTGAAAACAAGCAGCTAACTCAGGATTCGTGAACACGAAGTTGTATCGGTTTAATTGGTACTTCGCACAGGAGACGATAGCAGGTAAAAAGATAACACCACTTTCCCGTTCACTCTCAATACTGTCGGGTCGGTGACGGTAAGGTACAAATTGCCAATCGTCAGCTCCAGCATCGCGTCCGACACACAACAATCCTGTCGGACGACCAGGTAACGCGTATGCGGGAAACACCATCAGGTGGTTCCATTTTTTACCTTTGAATAATTGAGATCGTGTTATTTTGTTGAACTGTTTGGAATTAGCCTCTACAACACTATTCACAATATTTCGATGACTCATCCCCATAAGCGGCGTAGTACGCTCCAACCACGTGACATTCGGGTTGTGTTTGAAAAAGTGCCGCTGCAACATTTGTGAACTGGTATTTGGTGGGTCAAGCATGTCACGCCGGAGTTCCCGAATCAGTTTTAGGTAATTTTCCCGGTATTCTCCGTAATACTTAACATGACTTGCTACCAAGACTGGGTCGACTATTGTTGGGTCGAAATTATGCTCGGTTACAAGTCTTTGTAAGGTCTGCGGGATTGTGAGCTTCCAAGCAGCTGCAGATAGGGCTATCATATCACCCGCAAACTCACATGCGCGGCAGTAGGCCCATGTTCCCGAATCGATGGGGTCGTCGTACACGTTCAACCGTGTAGCTGCACGACAAACCGGGCACCTTGCTGTTGCAGGTAGAGCTTTCGACTTGGTTTTGCAACCATGCAGTTCTAAAATTTGATGACAATCAACTTGTCGATTCAGGGAGGAATATCTCGTCATGAGTCAAGTTATAACCGATCACACGCAGGATCTTACAGGTAGTGAACAATATCGACTGACCCAGCTTTATCAACCACCGGGGTTCGTGAAGCAAGCCAGTCATGAACAGCTCTGCGGCGGACCTGAACAAATTCCGCAGCATCTCTACGCAGATCCTCGTAACCGTAACTTTCCTTGTCATACCAAGGCTGCTACGTGGATGTCCGCACTGTTCTTCGGGGATGTACGCAAAAGTCTTGACCCAGAAGTGGCCGAGACTGTTGCAACAAAACTTATCAAGACCGCAGGATACTGGAAGATCAGCCCCGAGGTAACAGAACTTTGGGAAAAGATGGCACAAGATGAAGCCCAAGGTCAACCGCGTCTGGCGGATTCGGACTTTGCATTCGTGTGGCAGGCCGGTGACCAGAAAGAGCGACATTACCCATTACGTAATCCAACTGAGGTAAAAATGGCGTCTCACTGGTTCGGTGAGCACCATGATCAGTTCAATTTTGAAGACAAGCATACTGTGGCTCGTAAGATCCTAGTCAAAGCTAGTCAGATGGGCGCCGTTGTTGACAACCAGGAGCTCCTGGATCGTTGTGCTGGTTTTGGTTATTGCTCGTCAGAAGATGCAGCAAAGGCCTGGGACAAGCGAGCACACTTACTTCAATCTAGTCATCCCGAGTACTCTAATGAAGCGGTGAAAGTTGCAACTTCATTACGTAGTGCTACTTTTGAAGCACGTGATCAAGGTAGGCGGATCAAGATGGCTGGGTTGATGGGTCAATTCGATCAACAAACTCATTTGAATCGGTTGTACGATGACGGCCTTGAACGACCAGAAGACGTACTATTTCAGATTACTGAGAAAGTAGCTTCTGAGTTCTTACAAAGTAACGTCACAACCACCACAGGCGCCATCTACGAAAAGATGGCCCTGGAGCGGTTGGACATTGAAACAGTTCGTTCGTGGCTTGGTGACGACCTTGCTGAAGCCTGTGGTGGAATCAGTATGGACGTGGAGAAGTTGGCAGAAATTCTACCAACCCTCCCTCGTCCCGACGCCGAGATGTTCGAACGGATGGCACAAGCAGCTGGTATCTCAGTTTACGCTCGCGAGAAGTCTGCTGCCGATCGCGGGATGTCACTGGATGAGATGCGGGCAGCAGCTAAGCAGTACAAACCGACAGAACAACCGACACTTTAATTGTCAGTGAAGTCTCCCGGCCGTATCTCTTGAGACTTAGGGATCTCCCCAATGAACTCCCATTGTGGGAGATCCTCTTTGATCTCATCCAGGTTACGATCGCTATATCGGACACCGTGTACGAGGCAAACAAATTGCTTCCGTTGGCCGCACCATGTTGTGATAGTGAGTTGGTTATCTAACGGTGCGTCTGGTCCGTGTACGTTTGGCATTCCTTCTACGTTGATTAAACGTAACCCAGGGAACAATGTTGTACCCGGTGGGAAATCGTTATATTTCATTTCGAATAGCCAAAGCATACCTTTGTGGCAACTGACAGGTAGTTGGAAAACTACTGGTAGGTTATTCAACTGAGTCTCCGGATGTCGGTGTTGTGACCTTTTGTGGTTTCCCTAAACCAAGCTCAGCGCGGACGATGCGTACACAACCAGGTGCGTTGGTACCGATACGCACTACTGATCCTTTGATCTTCGCTACTGTAGAAGTAATAATAGCAGGTTCGCCTGTCTGTTGTACTTCAGCAAGCAACGATTTTAAAGTTGCCTCATCTAGAATATGGTGGATTGATTGATCTACTCTTCTTGAGAGTATGAGCATACTGCTCTCCTTATCTTTTAAAAATTCCCTAGTACTCGGATATTCGTATCAGGTTTACGAACATTAAACAGCCGGTGCGGTAATCTCGTCCGGCGTGCGTTGGAGGTGTTCGAGTAGTTGTTCTTCCCAACGGGATTTCTTCTGTCTCCAGCAGATCCCGCAAGTAGAACAGGTGGTCTTCCGTTTTTGTGTGATCCCCATCTCTGTGGGACATACAGGAATACCATTGGCACGTTTCAAGATTGTGGCTTGCCCGTCCCGAAAGACGAGATCACAATCGTTGGGTGCGTTTTGAGCGTCGATGTCGTTGATAGCCATATAGTAGGGGCTGGTCCAGTCTCGCGGTCGATAGACCACCAGAGTTCCATGTTGGGCAACCCAGCAAGTTTAACTAGCTCAGGTAGCATGTGATCAACCCGCCACGATCGTGTGTAAGCGAAGAACTGAATACTCCGTGATCGCTCTATGACTTCAATCCATTTGTGAATGTATGGATTAGAATAGAAGTCACCAGAGACGTGAATCCTCATGACTCGTACGAAATTCGACTCAAGTGTCGAAACCATCCAGTCAGTAAACTCAGGTTGCTGACTGTACTTGAAGTTACGTTTGTGACTCTCTGACACATTAGGCATCAGAAAGAAACCACGTTTCGCATAACATCTTGTTCTACAGAGACAGCTCTCACCTGGACATCCCAATCACGGCCGGCCGGTATCGACCAACTGTTGATTAAAGGACCCAGTTTATTGTTGGTGTGAGATATTGCTGCTACTGGCATCGGGTTCTTTTATAAACTCCAGCTCGTTTTGATTGACACAGATTAGTTGACCAGGTTGTCCGTCACGAAACGGGGTGATCAATTCGACCAGAGTAACCGCGTGGGATTCAGGAAACTCATCAGTAACGTCGTGGTGGGCAATGTAGTAACCTTCGAAGACCTTATCGTACACAATCGGATGACCGTATACGTCTTTGTCGGTTGGTAATTCTTCCGGGCGATCCTTTAAGTATCGGAACCAGACTTTGGAATCACTTCTCCAGATCACTTTACCGTCACGTTCGACACGACTAATACCGACGGTAGGAAGGTAAAGATGTTCTCCGACAATATCTGATTCACAACAAACACTGCTCTGCTTCCTAGGTCCAATAACTTTCTTAGTCCTAATAACTGCGTAACCCTTACGGGCAGTACAGTATCGGAACTCGCTGAACGTGAACTGTCTGTCGCTGCGAGGAAACACCAAGTCACCGGGTTGTATAAGCTCAGTGAACTCAGCTTCACTTCGATCCATCTCTTCGAGGATCTCGTTGATTACCTCATCTACTTCGTCTACTTCGTCTGTCATACCATCCCTATCTCAGTTTTGAATTCGTCGGTGAAAGTACCATCGTCTTCGAATACGATAAGTTCACCGCCGTCAGATCCCGCACACACGATGTTGTAAGGGGATTGGCAGTTGAGCATTGAGTAGATACGCAATTCAGTGTCACGATACATCTTTCTTTTGTAGTAGAAGAACAGATTCTCACATTCAAGCCCGCCGTCCTCTGGTCTTTGATCGATGATGAACCCAGCAAGACCTTCCCAGTTACCATATTCGATACGAGTTTCCCACGTTTGATCGAAAACGTACACCAACGGACAGTTTCCGTCTTCGATTAACATCGTAAGACGAGCTAATCCTTTGAGGAACTTGGCCTCGTTGAAAGCATCTCTTGGTAAGACACGTTTATACACCACCGTACCTTTCGTTAGCTGCTGTAACCACTGCAAGTAAATCATCATCACTGATGAGTACATCGTCAGGTAGGATGTCTTCTAGTAACATCACCCAGGTAGGTCCCATCCCTACCTCAGGACTAACGTCGTCGTACTTTCTACGCCAGTATAACGCGGTCACCCATGCGGTAATTTCTTCAGGTGACATTATGGATTTAACTCCTGATTAAGATCATGGATATCTTGTATAGTAAAGTCCTTGTCTTTAAGGTCATCCTCGAAATCGAAATCTTCGATATTCGCTGAGAGGAAACTGACGGCTAACATGATAATTTGATCACGTTTTGTGGTTTTAGGTAATACTTCCGAGGGTGCTGGACAAAATTCAGATTTGTACCCAGCAGGTATGAATTCGCGATACTCTGCCAGGACATACCCGACAATTGTATCTACGGGATCTGTAATTCTGTAACGATCACAACCGTCAGTATTGCGGTTGCAGATACAGCACATGTGAAAATGTCCTGGTTGTTGCCACGTCCAAGTACGTTCAGTCATTAGTCAAGCATAATCCCTCGAAGCTCACGGCCGTTGAACTTCTCAACGTGCTTTTCAGCTTCACGAATGTTATTGATGGAGACCGTTTCGACCTTCTTGGCTTTACAGTTTTTGATCTCCATCATGTCTTTTGTATGTTTGCACTGGCGGGGTTTGCCTTTCTTTTTCATGGCCCACCCAGGGCAGTTGCAACTGCATCGCTTGTCTTTAGTGACAGGATGCTCCCACTTCACAGTGGTGTAGTTGGTGATTCCGTTAGACGACTCCCAATGGATAGCTTCCACAGGTACTTGTTGTGTCCCGTCGACGACCATGTTACCGGCCGAGAATACAACACCATCAGTAGATTCTACGGATTTGTAATCAGCATGTACCTGATTAGCAGACATGACGTTTTCGTCCTGCTGCGCTGTTGTGCGTGATTGTGATTTAGCCATAACGTTTTTCATGTTCAAATGCTAAACAAAAATCCCATACCCCGTAGGCTATTACACCTACGGGGCACAGGTCGATGCTCAGAGGTCAGTCGAGATCGATGGAACGGAACTCTCGCCCAAACCGGCGTGAGTCTGTTGCCGCGCGATCCTCGTCCTGTACCTCGTTCATAAATGCCGTAATTGCTTCGCTGAAACCGTTGTTCGCCGCCGTGACACTATCAAGTGCCGTTGGCGTTGTTTTATTCAAACGGGTTTCCATGTCCTTGATTTGTTCGAGTAGTTCATCACTTGCGACGAAATCGAACATACGGACTTTAGCGATTGCATTACGTACGGGGTTAAACGACCGTTGAGTCAGTCGACCATCCCGTTGGATCAATTCATGTAACGTGGCCAAGGCTTCAGCAAGTTGCTGACGAGGACCTGAAATCATTTCATCAATAGCTTCCTCAACGCGGCGTTGGCAAGCTTCTTGTACGATCACCGAGTGTTCATCGAGATCGTCTTGTGTCAACTCTGCTGCGTGTTGACTGGCTAGTTCAACTGGTACAACGTCCAGGTGGAACTTGGATCGCATATCAGCGTTTGGTCCCGGAACCTTATGCTCAACTTTGTTGAACATCGTGTTACGGAATTTAATCTGTTTCCGGATACTGACCCAGTTATCGCAAAACTCACTCGCTGCGTTATGCAGCTGGTAAGCGACCGATTGGTCTTTAATTTTAGTACCCTTCGCGTAGTCGAACACTGGTATGCGATCGGACACAGGAATGGGTTCACCGTTCTTTCTGTATTTCTGTTCACGGTGAACGATGTCATTGATACGCGTTTGGAGCGTAGCGGCAACTTCAACTTGACCGTCGTCTACAGCACGTTGATGTTGTCCGCGTAATCGACCTAATGTCAATCCGTACAGTTCGGACATGAACTCTCGCCCACGGGACTTAGGGATGATGCGTACACCCTTGATCGGGAACGGTACGGAGAACTTCTCTTTGATCGTAGACAACTTTGAGTTGATTTTTGTGAATCGTTTCTTCCAGGATTTACCTTCAGAATCGACAGGGTAACTGTCAGTCATCAGTACGGCACACGGTGTTGTGATATCCGTTTTACGCGCGGTCTGTCCGCCTGTAGTGACTTCGGTGTTTTTTCGCGGTAGTTGATACCGTCCAACCCACCAACCCAGTGTGGGACTGATGAGGAGTACGCGTTGCTCTAACGCTTCCTGGCGAGTTACCAGTTCTTGTTCTTCTTGCCGTTCTTCTGTCATTTCTGCAATGGCCATACGGGTCCTTGTAGCAGTTTCATTATAGGTAAAAAGAAAACCCGGTGGAATTGCTCCCACCGGGTTATTGTCTTTTAGCGTTGTGACACGTTAGGTCACTAGGTCACAAAGTTACTTCGTCCCACGGATTGGTGCCGTTGCCGGGATTTCGTCGGAACCAGTTGCGACCGTATTAAATGCTTCGGTTTCTGATTCAGTTACCAAAGGTTGCGGATCCGGTACAGGCACGGGTACAGGTACTGGTGTATCCACCGCGGCCGTATCACTGTCGATTGGTAATTGAAATACTTCAGAGGTATCGGAGCTGAGTACATCGGAGCTGAGTACATCGGAGCTGAGTACATCGGAGACGACGGAGACATCATCCCCATATCTGTACACGGCATCTGCCGAGAAGTAATCCGCCGTATAATCGGTTGAAATTGTAGTCGCGCTGAAGCAACATGGGTCGCTTGTTTGGATCACCGGTGCTGGTGGGTCGACGTATTCAATGATGGGTGTACTGTATTCGATCGGTGTTGTAATGCACTGAACCGCTGGCGTACTAAACTGGATAGTCGGCACCTCCGAGACCGATACGTACGAAAACGTCTTTGTGGGGCATGCATTAAAGTAGGAAGCTTGTGATTGAATCGCTGACTGTCTTACGACGGTACGTTGATTCGCTCGACACTGTGCGTTTTGCACAGCTTGGTTTCTTCGCGTACAATTATTGGTGCGTACTTGTTGAGTAACACTTCTAAAGCGTGCTGCGAGTCGCTGGGTGCCGGCAGTTGCTCTCTGTAGGCCAGTGATAACTGGTCGGGTCAGTTGGTTACAACAATTGTTGTTTTGCGCATCACACGCGACGGTGGTGAGTGTTGTCAACACGACAAAAATCATGGTAGTCAAGGACAGCCGAAGGGTACCTGCAAGGGTCTTCATAGAGTTTCTCCAAAGTTCTTCAGAAATCGAAATCGAAAATTTGTTTGGGGTTTTAACCCCAGATCAAAGAATTACCGTAAGCGATTAATGTTTACGAATCAACCACAGTATCTTCTTTTTTCTCGGTACAAGTACCGCATGTTGGAATGTTGTGCTCGTGAAGCCACTTGACTTCATCAGCTAGGGCCTGATCGCGTTGATCAGGTGGGTATGGTCCTAGTACCACGTCGTGACCTGTTGGAGTCATGTCTGCGAACCAGTGTGAACTAAATTCAGATTTAATTGAATGTTTTTTACTAGTACTGGTAGCTAGGTTTATCACATCCACTCTTGTTGTCGATAACGCGCGAAACGCTTCTTGACTCAACCCGGAGCCTGGTTCAACGTGAGAGGCTCGTTGAGTCTCAGTGGTACCTAGCGCGCCGATGACAGCACTAGTAACAGGGTCGTAGACTGCTCGTGGGTTATTACTCCCGGTCGCAATCCCCTTCTTTGGAATGATGATCTTGTGCTTCTTTTCGGTCGTCATGTGTCCAAATCTTTCCACAGGTACAAGCTACAAGGATAGTACGAAACGGACTCCCCAGCGTCCATGTCTCAGCACAGTGCGCTGGGGTATCCAATCGTAACAAGTGCCACATCAAGTGACACCAACGCAAGAAGCGGGATTTGACTTTAATAGCCACCGCCACCGTCGCCGTCACCTTCCCCGCCTTCGCGAAGGAATTCTTGCCGTTCTTCGGTGTCGTAGTATTCGGACTTGAGTTCTTCTGACTCAACTCCGCCTAATGCGTTTTGGAACGCTTCAGTTGCTGCTTTACAACCGGTACCAGTGAAGCCGTCAGCCTCAAACTTGGTATGTCGTTTTCCAGTGGAGATCCCATCAAGTGGGACGATCGCGGTAACAGTTTTTGCCACGTTAGTTCCTCGTTTGTGTTTGTCGTTAAAATATCATTGTAAATAAAAACGGGCGTAAGTTTAACTACGCCCGTTTAAAGATTTTCAGTTACCAGTCAGGGACTAGTACTGCAGAGAAGTCATCGTCAGTTCGACGTCACCGTTCTCTTGAACTTCTTCGACAACCGTGTAACCTTGGGCTTCCGCTTCTTTCTGCGTACGGCAGATTGAATACCGCTGGACCAACTTGTCCAACTCAGTCTGCTTACCCCAAGACCCGTTGTAGTTGTCGTACTTTGCTTCACCTGACTCAGGATTCACGACGACAGGGTAACTCCAACCAGGAAGCTTGAAACCAATACCTTGTGCTTCCTGACGGTTGTACAAGATGTGTTTCTTGTTCACGCCACCGTCGACCAATTCGAGGCCCAGGTGTTCGATTGCAGCTCGCAATGACTCTTCATCTTTCATCTCAACTTTGCACTTAACGATGTGCGACATACTTCTTCTCCAAAAAGGAATCAATTGATTAATGCCCTCCGTCGAGGGCGACACGCGTCAACTCAAATTGTAATGGTTCAGGTCAACAAAAGCTAGGTTTGGTCAACTTGCACCGAACGTGTACGGTCACGGCTCTTCTTAGATGGTGTGGTCACCGGCTGAGCTTTACCTTTACAGTACTCGCGAATTTTGTTCATACCTTCCGGATCCCGCCGGGTCATCGGTACAGTACCACCGATTGCCTCACTTAAATGGTCAAACGTCGGATTACCGTGGATACTGGTACCGGCGTTAACCGATTCTTCCAGAGCCAGGTAACGAGCACTTTTGATGACTTCTTCAAGTTCCGAACCAACGAAACCTTCAGATTGTTTCACGATCTCTTTCCAGTCACTGGCGTCGAGGTCAAGTGTCGCGGGATCCACACCACGCTTACGCAGGTGGATCTCCATGATTAACTTACGCTCCACTTCGTTCGGAAGGTCAGTGTAGAACATGGCGTCGAAACGTCCAGCTCGTGTCAGTTCCGGGGGTAGCCCCTCGGTACGGTTCAGTGTCATGATGCAGAACGTCTTGGACTGGTTCTCAGCCAACCAAGTCAGGATCGTACCAAAGACACGTCGTGTGACCCCGCTGTCACCTTGGGAACTGTGAGCGTTACCTAGAGCCTTGTCAGCCTCATCGATCACCAGAACACATCCACGCTGGGCGTCGATCTGTTTGAGGACATCACGGGTACGCTGCTCGGACTCACCAACCAGGGAACCGAACAATGATCCGATATCCAAGATGTAGGCCGGAAGATTTAGAATTTGGGAAGTTGCCTTAGCGACAACAGATTTACCCGTACCCGGTAGCCCGATGATGGTACAACCTTTCGGGTAATCGATGTTGTGCTCACGTGCTTCCGGCATGTACGCCAACTTACGACGGTTAAGCCAGTTACGGTACTGATCCCAACCACCGATGTCGTCGAGTGACTGCACCGAGTCTTCTGGGATGTAGGTGAGTACCTCTCCCTTCTTCACGATCGCTGCCTTCTCTTCTTTCACTGTGCGTAACATGTCAGGGTTGAACCCACCATGTCGTACGAGACAACGCGAGAGACAGTTGTCAGCTTCAGTAGCCGTCAACCCGAGAAGGTTAGCAGCTAGGTCTAACCGCAACCCATCGTCAAGATTGGTACGGTTCGAATCCTTACTCTTAACTGACGAGCGGATGAAGTCGATCTGCTTGAGCATGTCGTCTTCATCCGGCAAATTGAAGTCCAGTACGGTGACTGATGATCGTAACTTTGGGTGAATATCCAAAGTCGGCGACAAGATGATTACCGGTCGCGTGTGTCGTTTGTTAACAAGGCGGTTACCTTCAGCCAACGAACGGATACGGCGGCGGACCATCGGGTCTTTAGTAAAGTCATCCAGGTCGCGGAACACGAACACGAAATCCTTCTTGTTGAACGCATCGTTCACGCGTCAAAGATGTCCCAAGTAATCACACCCATTTTGAGCTTCTTAGCTACAGCGTCAATAGATGCCTCAACGCGGCTTTCTTCGGAAGTCGGGATGTACAGGATCTGATATCCTGCTCGTAAGTGCTCGTCAAACGAGTCTTCAAAGGTGGGTTTTGTTACAGTTGTGGCGTTACTCATTCAGTCTTACCTTCTAAATCAGAGAGTCGTTTTTTGATTGACCTAAGGATTGAATCATTTGATTCACAACTCCTTTGGTCTGTCCAATTCGCAGAGGTAGAGCCTCCAGTTGATCACCCAGTCGCTGTATATGCGTGCGTATTGCGTTATTGATATCTTCCGTTTTGGAAGCTTCAAAATCGTGCATCGCGTTATACATGATGGGGTCATCGGAGAACTCGCCAATCGCTTGGCTATTGTCTGTATCCCTGACTGCAATTCTGAGTACGTCAGGAGGATTGATAATCCCCTCGTCGTCCAGAACTTTCCCGATGTAAGCGACGATCTCTTCTGCAAAGGGTTCGTCGTCGTCATCATCAGGAGGGTTGAGCATTAAGCTTTCAGTAATACCCCACGCACACTCAACAGCGTCCGCAGGATCGAATGAGCGAGGATCGTACGTGTCTCCGCTCAATATGTTGCAGTAGTTCACAAAGTCCGGTAACGATTTATAAAAATCATCGGACAGTAAAAGATTGATACCAGTCATAAGCCGATCAAGATTAGCTCGGGGCATCGTTACATTGAAGTCTTCTTCCAACTCCATCTGTATTGTTTCAGGTGACCATTGGAAACCCTCAGTACCGTAAGTCTCGACGAATATCGTGATTAGGACTGTGGTGTAGGTTCCACTACCGGTCAGGGCTTCTGCGAGATTGTTCATCCTTGATTCTCCTACACATAAGCTTGTTACGCTCACGAAGTACAGTCAGGTCGTAACCTAATTACCAACATCGGTTGTGCTTTAGACGATACCATCTTATCAAGTGCATCACTGAGTTCCTCGAACAGGAGCGATTTCTGCTCAGGGTCGAGGAACTTCAGTTTGTCAATCAACAGGAAAATCCAGAACTGCCAACATACGAGACTGCTTAATTCTTCAGTACTCGTTGGTTGTTTGCTGAATCCAATCTGCCTAAAACATGCACGTAACTGTAACGGCGTCAGGCCGGTATTTCGCGTCAAGACGTCGACAGTAAACAATTACAGACCCCCAGTGATCTTGTAATCACAGCGATAGGCTTTAACTGTACCTTGCCCTAAGACCAACGCGTCACTGGTCTCACCGTTCTCATCGACAGGGTAAGATGATTCCTGACCACCGACACCAGCACGGGAAATTCCGTTAGCTTGTGCTTCATTGATAGCCAATTGTTTTGCGGCCGCAGACATTACTTCTTCTTGCGTGTCAGCCTCGACAGTGACGATACCACCACGATCGTTCAACTCTTTATTTACTACGCGAACTGCCATTTCTGTGTGAACTCCTGAGAGATGTTAAGAATAACGAATGTAACTTTCGTGCTTTATGATACCTCTAGCAGCGTCCTTAATCAATGGAAGCGGTAAACCCGTTGTTTGATACAGTAGTTTGCGATTGTTTTCCCAAGTAACCTGGAATTGTATTGATATTATCTTACTCAAATCAGCCTTGGTAAAATCAATAATCAATTCCGTTTTACTGACAATGGGTATTGCAGGACCAGGTGGTAGTGGTGGTGGTACCTCAACTGGAATGATAAGATTTTCGAAAAGTTTTGTCGTAATTGGGTGTTGTCGGGTAAAGACCCTTACTTTGGACCTCCAAGCAAAGCGTAACTCCCTGACGTCGATATCACAGTTACGAAATCTGGTAGCACGATTGTAATTACTTAACAGGTAATTCATCATACCTATATCTGCGTGTATGAGCGCCCCAATATCTCCACCGCTTGGTGGTTGTACACTCTCATTACGTGTACGCGTTAACCAATACATACTGATAGCTAAACAAAAATGTAGGTAAAAGAGAAATTTAAAGCTTTTTGCGATCCAATATTAGCCATGAAAACGATACTCACAAGTTTGTTTTTCGGAAGTAACGCATTCATGACCAACATTGGATCACTAAAGCGACGATCACTATTGAGGGATAGTGAACGAACCGTCAGAATTTAGACGGATAGACGACGTGGGTCTCGCGACAACTTCACCGTTAATGACGGCAAGTGTGTACGAGGGGGTTTGCACAACAGGTGCGACTTTAACTGTATCCGCTTTTCGCGGATTAATAGTTGTTGAATTCATTTCTGACCTCTGATTTTAAATTTATTCTGTTGAAACTGGTCGCGACGTACGACCTATACGGTTTCAGTGACGTTGTTTTTCAACTACCAGGCACTAACGCAGGTTTCTGTTGTTCAGATTCGTGCGATACTTCGTCGTCAGACAGTATTTGTTGGTCTGACGGGGTAACTGAAAACGTCGGTGAGAGATTCGATGGATCGACAGTCTCGTCGTGTCCAGTAAATTCGACACTCTCTGGGTTTACATACGGATCTTGCTGATCTTGCTGATCTTGCGGCGACGCAGTGACAGAATCACTTTCGTATTGCGCAGCCTCGTCTAGTAACATGGCAGTGTGCGACACGATATCGCTCACTTTTAAGTCACCAAGGTGTGGATTTGCACCACGCAGTTCAATCGGTAGACCATTAGCGAGTTGTGTTAGCTCATGGAGCGTAACATTATCTAGGTCGATGTACCGTCCTTTTGCTTTAGTTACGAACTGATCAACTAATTCGTAAATTTGGCAAGAAAGCTGCTGTAATAATTCCGGATTTTTCGACGGTAAACTGAATCCTCCGACTTCGACTGTCACAAATTTGTAACTGTCTCGACGTACATAAGTAGCTTCCGGAAAACCGATACCACAACTATACCCAGGCTCGGTAACCTTGAGTAATCGCACGCTCCATTTAAAGAAATTAGCTGCATGGGCGAACCCTACAGCTACAAACGCAAGTACGATCGCCAACGGGATGACGAACCATTTGTAAGCAGTGCTAATTACCTGTTTGATCGTGTGCATGAGTAACTCCTCTCAGTTAAAAAGATGACAACCACGCGACAGAATTACGTATCCTGATAGGTATACGCGTAGCTCATTATATATGCCCCCTTTTTCTCTTTGATTTAGGTACCTTGCGTACGACTTACAGGAGTTGATTCGTTGGCCAATCGTCCGCGATCGGTGGTACGACCGGTGGCGTCTCAAGTTTGACGGAGAGTATAACCTCATCACCAGATCGGTGGGCTGAGAGTAATTTCAATTGACTTTCCAACCTAAGTGAGTACGCAGTGAAACTGGCCTGTACAAGTTGATTTAACAACTGTTCAATCTCTCTCTCAGCCCGCCCCGCATGGTCGTTGTTACCCAGTTCATTAAACCAACTGGGTACGTTGAAACTTGCAGTCTCCGGATCCCAAACAACTATTTGCCCAGTACCATCAGGTTCGACTATGGCAAACTTGTTAGTGTTCACCTGCTCAAAGCGACGTGTCAAATCAGAAAGGCACCAGGACACAAGGAACGCAATCGCAAAGGCGTCAGGGATATCGGTGCGTAGTTTGGTGTTAACCATTTTAAAAACTCCATTTTAAATTACGACAATTGGTAAAGAGTAAACGATAGTTAAATCGTTCTCACTATATATGCCGCAATCCGAGCTTTCATTTAGAAGGTGTACTTCACCCGACGCCCAGCGCTGTTACGTACGATCATTCGTAGTTGTTTCGCACCCAAGGCTTTTTTAAGATCATCCAGAGCCTTACCGCGTGTGGTAAGGATACAACTCTTGGCTTGTTGCAATGCTGCGTCGTAGATTTTCTTTTTTTTGAAACTACACTTGGCGCAGTTCTCTCCACCTTTTTTGATGGAATCCAAATCTCGCTTCGGTTGAACTAAGCAGGGAATGATCCTTAGAATATTTGGATCGTTCATCATGCTTTTGACGTTCTTATCTTCAATCTTAAGTAGGTTGATCATCCGTGGACCCTATAACAGATTTCGAGTGTAACTGCTCCCAACTCAACTTGCGCATCTGTGTTGTAAAAATCGTTCCCAACTACGATACCTAATCCGAACGCTCCGTTTTTTAAGTCGCGTACCGTGATCCCTGTGTTACTAAACAAATGATTGTCGTGCGTCAATTCCTGCCAGTCCTCGGTAAGTACCTCACTAGTAGCTAGATTAGATCCAAGCATGAAGTGTGGATGTTGTAAGGACAAGAAAACTAGACGCGCATGCGGTTCACCAGGATCTACTAATGGGACAACCGGTACTTGAAAAGTTGAACCAATTGTCATTGGTGGAATTGTTGGATGCCCTGCGATACCGACTGTAGCGTCATTTACTGGATCAGAAGTCGCGGTATCCCTCAAACTGATTCGTGACTTGATTGACTCGACAACTGCGTCATCGGGTAACGCTGAAAAGTCGAACCCGTTTGTAAGTAATAATTGGCTTGTTTGACCCGCTGCTAACTCTACACGACGCGTTTCCGGATCGTCGCTGGAAAAACTTACATTACTCACACTACTTACTGAGCTGTCAGAAAGAATGTCATCGTCTAAGGTACTTGTACCCCAAGGGACACCAATCCCACTCAATAGTTCATTTGTAGGTTCGGCCGTGATACAAGTCAAAGGACCTAGTTCAACCATCTCTGCTGACATAGAACTCATCGGTGGTTCGATTGGTGGGGGTTCTGGGTCGCAGTCAGTACCGCCATTGCAGACGATCAGGGTATCTTCTGACGCAGTGAAGTTGTCCATGGTACACAACGTATCCATGAGGCGACGAAGATCACCTATCACACACTCAAGGAAATTTTCGGCCTCATGAACAGATCGTAACAATATGTCTACGTAAGACAATCGGAACCACTCTGGTGAGTCACCTGGACATGGCGCATCTTTTGGCATCTCCGCCAAGTCCACGGGAGACGCGATGTGATCGAAGTGTCCTTGATTGTTACCATGAGGATCTACTGGCATCATCCGATAAACGAACACACCAGGACAGACACCGCTGGTACAAACAACTTCGATCCGGATACGGATACCGTCGTGACGACCAATGATGTACGGACTACTCGCGTGACGGATTTTGAGGGAACGGGCCATCCCTGGTCTCTCTAGAATGTAAACGAACGGATTCTTCCCTGCTTACTGTCGCGGTAGTATAGCACGACCTCGGAAATGATGTAACCTTTCCTTTTAGACAACCAGGCCTTGATTTTATCAAGTACGGCAGCATCAACTGATTTTGTTTTCAGGAAAAATGCATCACACACACCTTTCATAAACCTGAACTCTTGATGGCAACGCACACAGTCACGTTGATCAAGAAACATCTGGTAAGCGTCACGCGCTGACTGTCGAAGATACTCGAACTCTGGTACGGCCTGATAGAAATCATCAGCCCGAAGTAGTTGTGAGAGGTGATTACGATCTAGGACTAACCGCGTCATGGTAGTTTGACTCTTCTTAGTTTTGGTTCACGCGGTGTTTGTAGTTGTGGTTGCTGCATCCCGGGTTGTGGCGGTGTCAGTATCTTTGCGGTAGTAGGGGCAGCTATTTTGTCGATTGTACTACTGGTGACACCGCGTCGCGGTACCGAGGACGTGTTAACGAATTGTTTCTTGGTGTTGAACATTTTTATGGTGTAGCCTGCTTGGTAAAGTTGTTCACCGATTTGCCAGTCACCACCGTTATGCGTCAACCCTGTTCCGAGATCAGGAATGTCTGCAGCAATCATCGCTTCATGTGTAATCGCCCAGAATCCACCACTGACGAATTGAATCTTACTACCATTCGGGCTCGGTTCACCATTGTGTTGCCGCCAAGGTCGATTGTGGTACCACGGTCGTGAAGACATTATCTGTCGCTGTTTACTATTGGTAGTCCAAACCATTTTGGTACCAAACATGTGTGCTTCATTATTACGGTGACGTTGTGTGATTAGTAACGCAAGATTGTGTAACCACTGAGAGTCAACACAAATTGAATCGTCGTCAAACCAGAGCACCCATTTAGTATCGATAGGGTGATCAGGATCGTAGAACATCTCTCGCATTACTGGGTACTTGTACGCGTTTTCTGTGTGACGGTAATGTTTTGCGATCACACCAGTGGTTACGAATTGTTCAATCATCGCAACTGATTTATCGTTTAACTGATTAGATCCGACACGTAGGTCTACACGATCTCGTGACGTGGAGTCTAGTAAACTGGTTAAGCATTGTTTATGTAGCTGGTGGTACTCTTCCCCACCGTAGAATAAAATGAACACAGTCACACGTCCACCTACAAGTGGGTGGTCGAGAATCTTGTCATTTTTGAACAGTGGGGCATGTTGACCTGGTTTATCTACGATCGGAGAATCCGCGTCCCGTATTACCACATCAGCATCTGGGTTAACCATGATGATCGGTGGTACAATGACAGTACCGTGTTCAGTGACATTGGTTGTGAGGGGTGGGGTAACTGTACTATCACTTTTATCGATCTTCATTGTGACGATAGCGCCGTCACCACGCTGGTAACGTAACGACCCATCGGATTGAATAGGTTGATACGCGGTATCAGTGAATTTGGTAGTATGTTTATCCATGCTTACTTAATCAATTTGAGTACGCGTTAAACCAGGTAGTCCGTCAGTAGATAACGTACCATCGTAATAATACGACGTCACGGCGTTTAAAACCATCGCAGGTTTTATCATCATTAAGCATTCAGCCACTGGAATCTCTGGTGTTGTGATCGGGCGTTTACACACAGACGTATCAGATCCGATCTTTACAACTTTGTTTTTCCAACAACCCACGTGTCTGCAACAATCTAATAACCCGATCGTGTGTAAGTATCGGTGCGGTACAGGGTGGGGTGGGCAACTTGGTCCAAACCCTTTGTTTTCCTGACAGTAAGCCTCCCACCACCAAGCCTCGCGACCACCACCAAGAACCACACAAGGTTTGTGCAAAGCTGCAGCTATGTGCATTGCGGCCGTGTTACCACAGATCACACCTTCAGCATGGTAAATCTGGGTGACGAACTCGCGGAACGTACCCCAACCAACTAGGTCGATAACGTGATCACCTTTGAGTCGTGGGTGCCAGTGGCCTTTACTCACAGCTCCAGTTTGTACGACCCCCAATCCAAGTTTGTCTAACTCATCAGATACTTCTTGGAAGTAGTCTTGATGCCATACTTTAATAGGAAAATCAGATTTTCCGCCAGTGATCACTAACCAGTAACGACCGAGGATTGGTGGTGTATTCTTTTCATGATCACTTAAGTGAATGTCCCCATGCGGATAATGTACTGGTACGTGGATACCAGTCTGTCGCTCAAAGTCACGATGAAAATAAGCAGCAAAGTGGATTGTTTCTTTGTTCTGTTCTTTTAACCCTTTACCATAATCACACTTGATCATTCGCGTATTAGGTACATCAATAACTACGTTGTCGCTGTCATGATTCCACAGTCGTGTAATGTACGGGTTGTTTTCCCATATTGGTGTAACTGTAGTATTGAAATCCGTTTCGAACTTACCTGGGTACGTCAGGTGAATATCTCGCATCAAAGCGGACAAACACACCAAGTCTCCAGGACTGCGAAAATGGGATAGTATAAATCGTTGCTTACTCATTAACCTGATTTCATGCGATGTGTTGCTCAGTTTCTTTAAGTAGTTTGTTCGGTTGATCACCCCACGCGTCCTTCAGATTACCGATCCAGTCTGGTTTACGTTCGGTGATATCTAGGCATTTACGTAAAGCCCATGTTGCACCTAACCAATCTTTTTGTCGATGAAAGAATCTACCGAGTTCGAACCAAAGCTCGCGACAATCTGGAAATACGCTAGTGGCTTGAATCAACCAAGAAAGTGCGTTAGTTGAATCGTTTAGGTTGATGTAATTTATACCAAGTAAACGCATAGCATCTGCGCGTTCGGAAGCCCATGTAGCCGACGGATGCTGTAAGTATTCTGTCAATGTTTGGATAGAATCTCTCGGGCGTCCCTGATAATAATATTCACGGCCAAGGTAGTACAGTGTTCGGGGGTTACGACACTCACGTACACCTAATTCGAGTAAGTTGATGTAGTTGGGTCGCCCTTTACGCACCATGTAATGGTGGATCTCAAGTTTATCCGTCGTGACTGGTTTAATCTTCGACATGCAGGTAAGGGCTGAGTGACCTGGGTGACGCCAATGGAATCCGGATCTTGCATGTATGTGGCCAGTCTGGAAACGCACACCTGGTACTTCACCAAGTTTAATCCAGTTCCACGTATACCAGTACTTGAGCTGATTCGTACCTTTTACCCAGACACGCTCAATTTCTTCTCGCCACGACGACCCGTCAGTCATGTGAATGATTTCGTCGAGATCCAGTTTCACACAGACATCAACGTCATCAGGTACATTAAACAACGCAGCGTTGGTTCCATGATCGAAACGCCAAGGGATTATACGTGCGTCCCGTACTTGAACTCCGTGATCACGTAAAGCATCTTGTGTACCGTCATTACTACCGGTGTCGGTAACTATGACGACATCAGCTTCTTTTGTTGTCTCAACAAATCGCGTTACATGTGCGACTTCATTTTTAGCCATAGCGTAAACAGCAATTTTCATCCTACCCTACTCTTCCATTCTTAAATGTTTAATGTAACACCACCAATCATATCAAAATAAAACTCAATCGAAAGTAGAACCTTAGGTATCTACATAAACCCACTCGACAGCGAAAACACGAGGTGAAAAGTTGAGGTCAGGATGCTCAAAACGTACAAACACCCTACCGAAATAATCGTTTACTGATGATGCTGTAGCTGACGCCGTCGCTGTTTCGGCGTTCCCTGTCTGAGTATTGATATTTACGTTTCCTAATATATTCTGATCTGAGTGAGGTGGGTTGGATACCAATGTTGACCGTATTACGAACGTTATATCATCATTAAATTCGTGCGAAATACACTCTTCTAGGCCGATCAGTTCCGCGTTGATTGTGACTTCAACGCTAACACCGTCCTGCTCTATCGTAGTCGTATGCATGAAGACGGTCGATGGACCTTGCTGGATAACAGGATCCCCATTTACGGGTTCGGATTCCCAAATGACAAACAATCTTCTATCACAGTCGTCCATACCACCTGTGTCGCCGCCGCCGTCTGTGTCGTCACAGCAGCACGGACCACTGGCGAGAACTAACCGATTTCCGTTACGCAAGAGCTTACCATCGGCACCTAGCATTAAAGGACTCACTCGGCACCCCAATAACCCTCAGGGCATGATTGTGAAGCCCACGACAATTTATTCGGGAACACCTTTCGGTCGTGCAAGTAACAGTTGCATTTCACGTGCAAGCAAGTTCCAACAACTTCGATATCTTGCAACTTCGCGGGGAGGTCGGCACGCTCCAACTTACCAAACAGCGTACAGTTCCGGCACGTCTCGAACCGCTCTTGAATCACTTCTAGTGATGTGATTTTACGACCAGTAACCACGTGTTTCGTTGCCGCCTTCGCAAAGTTAACGGCCTTCGAAACGGTCCCGATCTTCGTTGGTTTCGGTCCGTCCTTAGGGATCTTGCGTTGCTTTTTGGTTACCTTGTCGATGCAAAGCGTATAACTGCCACGATCAAAACATTTTTCAGCCATTAAGGTGTCTCCGGTGGGCACTCTGTAGTTGTCTCAATTATGTCTTCGGTGATTTCGCCGCAAACCATATCAACCACGACGCGCATCCGCTTCTGCTGGATCACACCAGCTCCGTTAATCACGTTCACGACCATCATAACGCATTGCTTCTGACACGCGGCACAATCCTCGAAAGAATTCGTGATTACCAGCGACTCTAACGTTGAAGACTGTCGAGTTGGGTCACGGGACACCAAGTAACAAACACCATCAATTTTGACGTACTTCCCAATATGCTCGCTCAAGTCTTCGTCGGTATATTCTGTGCTACCGCTACCAGCAATTGTCGTCTCGACTGGGTTTGCCTCGCAGTCCATTCCGGGGTTAGCTTCTTCGCAACTCAGGCAGGTTGGCTCAAGTTTGAAAACTGGGTCGTCACAATCAGCACAAGATGTGAATGATTCTTCGACCATCACCTCGACCGCGGTAGCATTAAACACCGCCGTACTGTCGACGATCTCATAACAGATTTCGTCTTCAGCTCGTTTGATTATCGTGCCGACAGTATACATTGACAGGTCGGAGTACGTTGTGATTTGGTCACCGGTCGTACAGTCCTCAAGTGTATAAACCAAACAAGTCGCACAGTCGTCGTACATTTCAAGCACGATAACATTAACGGCGGCATCGCAATTCCCCGTGTGAACGCTAACAGTGTAGCAAATACCGTCGGTAAGTCGTACGACTTTACCGACAGCATCATTGAAATTAAATCCTACGTCTATATTACCGTGGGCAACGATCGCATCAGCCGTTTCGTCAGGGCATGGCGTCAAATCAAAACAACCACCGCACGTCTCACAATCATCATAAATCTGTGACGGGCTTAATGGGGGAATTCTAAACGGCGTCGTGCAAAGCCCTTCACCAGTGACCTCGTAACACACACCAGCAATATCGATGACGTTACCGACGATCAGCATGTGATTGTCTTTGAATATTGACGTCACCACACCGGTAACGCAGTGCGTTAGTTGCCAGCAATCCGCACATTGCGAGCAATCTGTTAGTACGCGAAGAACCTGTAGAAATTCGGCACCCATACAATCAGCGGCCAAAGCAACCGTGTAGCAAAGATCGTCAGCAAGTGCCACGACAGCGCCCGCTTGTAGTCCGATCCCAAAGGGAAGCACTATTCTGCGTACGACCGTAGCATCAGTGCATAGTGTCAAATCAAAGCACGTTGGTTCTGCTGGTGTTCCTGGTGGTCCTGGTGGTCCGTCTAAGCCTTGTAGGCCTCGTAGGCCTTGTATACCTTGCGGACCTGTTGGACCTTCTATTCCTTGTAGGCCTGTTGGACCTGGTGGTCCTTCTATACCTGGTAGACCTGGTGGACCTGGTGGTCCTTCTATGCCTGGTAGGCCTGGTGGACCTGGTGGTCCTGGTGGTCCTTCTATACCTTCTAGGTCTAGAAGACCTTGTAGGCTTTGCGGCGGTGGGTCGAATGGGATCTCAACATCAGGGCAATCGAATATAGGCGCAGGTGCAGGTAGTACCGTACAGTCGTCGATAAAATTAAAATCAACGACATCTACGAATGGGATGTCACAATCAGGATTTGGAAATAGTGTGTTGCTATCCATAGCTTACGGTAATGGAATTACTCCATTACTAGGTAACGACGACGAACTTAAACTACTTTCGATTTCTTCATTTGCACATAACGCGAAGTCGCTTAACGCTCTCGCAATAATTAACCTATGCGGTGCGTCAGGGTCTGGTTGTGCCCGGTAACCGGAACCTGTTCGTATAGTGATGTCAGCACCACCAATACCATTGATCGATTGAATGATTTCTTTGCACCCAGGTCCTTTTGTAAGGAACGGACTGTCTGGTTCTATCATCTCATCCTCGGTTAACGGAACCTCATCGCATGGTTGACCATCTCCAAGATCCTCACCAGCATTGATCGTTATTGTGTTCCTACCGTTATCTTGAGCGATCCTACAGTTGTACCCTTCGGCAAACCAAATGGGTCCTTTAATACAAGTATCACGTACCAAAATTTCTGGTGGTTCAAATAATGAAGCGGACGATGACATTGACGACAGTTCATCACACTCTTCATCAACAGTAGCGAGAAGTCTAGGGGTGTTCGCTAGGTTAACTGTACGTAAGTAAGTATCTGCGAGATTTTGAATCTTCGCTGGTTCAATTAGCCAAGCACTTTTGAGGAAAAGTATATCCCCGTCGCTTGGAAGTAGTTGGACCAACTCGGCGAGGTTCCCTGTGACTAGAAAACCACTCCATCGTGAGTTCAGTTGGCAATTTATTAACGTAGATTCAGGAGGTACTAACTCAGTGGTGTCAGCCCACTCTATTTCAAACTCGTTCGCGGTGACCGCACGCTGAAATACCAATTCGTGATCTTCACTATCCGGGGCGTTAGTCTTAAAGTGGAAAAAGAACACATCATTAAGTCGGACAATACGATCTAAGTAAACATGATGCCCGACAGCCACGTTAAATCCACTATCGATTTCCATAATAATACCGCAGTCTACCAACAATGAATGCGGTAGGTCGGTATCAGTGATTGGTTTGGTGCGGGTCAAAAACGGATAATCGCGAAACTGATTATCGTTGTACCATGCGATGTTCGACATTAGGCAGTTCCTAGTTGTTAACCACACCAGCTCCAGCGGCTTCGACAGTGAGTCCTTCAACTGTTGGGTAAACACGTAATACTGTTTGACTAGTTAAATGGTCACCTACGGTTAAATTGAAATTACCGTACTTATCTGGAGGGCAACCGTTGATCGTACGTACAAATCTCGGGGGTACGAATAGTTCGATCGGTTCACACAATTGTCGACGAAACAACGGGTTACCGACAACATCAATACGGATACAACCGGGTGTTTCTTCTCGAACAACTACCCCGTTATCTCCGACGATCAAAAAGTCTCGTACAAACAAGTCACCGTCTTCTGTCATTACACCACGTACACCAACCTCAGGGGTTGGTATCACACAACTTGGTACAAACTGTGCGGCCGTGTTATCGAATAAGTATTCACCAACACCCCATGCTGTGAATCTCGCAAGTTTTACAGTACTAGATACGAGTACACCCGCTGGTCGATTGAATTGATCAACACAACGTAATAAATCTGGTGCGAACAACGGATCAAACTCTACGAAGCATCGCTCTACCCTCGCGGCATCTAAGATGGTAATTCTTACTCGTCGTGTCTCAATTATGATTTGTCCAATGTAGAGGAAACTAACTGTTGACCCTACTGGGAATAACGACGCATCTTCGAATAGGTCACGGTCAATTGACTGCGCACCATTTGTAGATCGCAGTGTGGCGTCATCCATGAACGGGTATTTCGTATCCACATACTGATTACGAAATTCTGGGAACAATGTGAGATTAGGCATCAGCAAGTCTCCAGAAACTAAAGTTTGATCGAGCGCGGTTCGTATGGATGCCGAAGTAACCAGTACTCTCACCCCAAACACTGGTTAAGAAATTAAACGAGACACTAGGCCATGTCGGTGTAGATACGTTACTAACGTTGACTTGAATGTTCACCTCAGTACCAACCTGTGAAGCGACTGCTTCAAGTTCGTACCAATCTGTAAGTGAGAAAGGTAACGGAGGTGTGACGAAGTTCTCTAAAATCAATATCGTACCGTTGAACCGTAGTAACTCCACACGGTTGGTTAATCTATTAATTTGAAGCGCCCAGTAAGTTGTATTTTCTGGATTTTCTTGAAAGTTGTAGTTTAATAAGATACCTGCATTTTGGTTCACTGCATTATTAGTTAACTGTACGTACGACAGTACTCGCCGATCGAGTGAACCATTACCTTCACACAAGTCACTCTGCCAGATCATGACGTTTCGTCGGGAAGGGTCATTAAGTCGAAGTATTGTGGCTGATTCCGGATCATCACACATGGCTAACGATGAAGACGAACTTACTTCAATTACTTCGTGACTCATTGAAGATAATGAAGGTAATGACGGTAATGACGGTAGATTAAAGTCGACAATCGTGTAACAGGGAACGGTAGGGATACACAACTCGGACGGACTGATACCCGACACAAACACGTGACTACCTAAAATCATCTGCCAGGCCGGGTCTAACAAACTGGTAAAACAATCAGAAAACGGTAAATCTAAACAAAGACTAGAACTAGAGTCAGTAGTATCCGACGAACTAATGTCATCATCGTTGTCGTCTTCACTCATAACCTCGACTGAACCAGGGAAATCATCGAAAGCGATTGATGATGAATCCAAACAGAGATCGGTACCTGTGAAACGTGTTGGTTCATTCGGTGTACACACTTGATCTAGTCTTATATTCGTATCAAGGGTCAGACCTGACGCGGCTTCCCCGCACCCTGTGTATGGACCTTCAAGAATATCAGGGAAGACGATTTCGATGTTACCGTCACAATCTGGTGTGACTCCGTTGATAGCCTGAACACCTATACGATCACATGTTTGGGACTCTGGTCGTTTTCCGCACGGCCCTATGTACTTAGCTAAATTATTGACACCGGGCGTGGTGGATCTCGCGACACGGATAACCATGGCGTCGTAATCGATTGTATCCACAGTGAAGGTTTCTTTCACTATTTCGATGTCAGTACCTGCGAGTATAGTGACGATTCCTGTGAGTGGATCCGTCCGACCTTTTTTACCTAGCGTTGGGATGGGTAATGCTTGGTACGGTCTCGCCACTTTAGGTGCGAGCAAACTTTGTTGTGGTGTACTAAACCTTGCTGTGAATGGTTCAGTAGTATCCCCGAAGACGACATAACCTCCGACTCCTGGGTACAACGGTTCCACGTTGTAGTACCTTAACGTAGCTGCTGGTTGTGGTACAGTAACAGCACACAACGGTGTAAAACTTGCGACGCTAAAATCACTATCACACGCGAGAAAGACAGCGGTAACGATATTGTCCGTAACAGTTAAACCAGCAAGAAAAATATATTGACCAGCTGCCTGCGGGAAGCGGATGTGTGCATCTAAGATAATGTCATCCTTGATACGTACACCGGTGTCGTCCGTACCTGTAGCGTTGTCGTCTAGCGGGTATCGCCGCGTCGTCTGTGCAGTTAACCAATTGTGTTGTGTTACGCTCACTCGTTTTCACGCTCCAAACAAGCCAATGGATCCACAGCTAGATCCTCAGGACCTACGGGGCAATTTAACGTCTGCGTGTCAGTTACCTTTATAGGTTCATCACTAGCCTCATCACCCTGTAATTTTACGGCTTCCCCACCTACGGTAGCAGTTAAACACGCAGTGACGACGTAAGGTAATTCTTCGTCTAAACCACAGTTTGCAAAGTTTAATCTAAAACGTACGATTGCAGATTGATTCGGCCAGATTGCGTCAAAGTAAGCAGTGAACTCTGGATACGTACCTGCAATGTTGTAACGTTCAGTGGCACCTGTTGCTCGCCCTGGTACACGGGAAGCACCTTTAATGAATGAGAACCCCGGAACAATTTCAGCTGACGTCTCGGATGGAGTTGTCTCGAAGTTTACTTTCAACTCGACGTCTCGCTGACACTCATTGGTTTGGTTACAGTACTGTATCGCTACATCTAGGAAAGGGCAAATCTGTGGGAGGATACGTACACGTAATGGACGGTTACTTACACAGAGTGCTGCTGCCAACCATCGCTCACGGTTCTCGTGGTAAATGTTACGCAGATTCTGTACCTTGTTTCCTAACTTTTGATAGTTGTCCCGCGTAGAGTTCAAATAATTAGCGACATCTACGTAATCTTGACAGTCACAACACGCAGTGCAATCGTTACCTACCATGAGGTGCGCAAACCTCTCGTCCACGGGCCAACCAACCGCGGCCGTAGTTAAACCAGCACCTGGATCGGGCAGATTATCATCTGGTTCGTTGCCCGGAGATAAGTCAGTATTTGGAAGAGTTTTTCGTGGGTTCTCACTCAATAAGGTTGTTGGTTGGCGAACCCACAAACAACCGGACGCTGCCATATAGAAGTCACCGTGATCAGTTGGTCGCACACCATTAATCGTCCGGATGACAAGTAAATCAGGTTCGCAACCTGGGAATATTCCAAGACCTAATCCTGGTGTTGCGTCCATTACGACGCGAGTACTTCGACGACCACCGTCTTCCGCAAGAGTAGGTTCCCGATTGAATCGCATGTTGTAACCCGAGACGAATTCTAAACCTATTTGTTCGAACTGATCTAGTACTACAGTAACTTTACGTATGCGTTTCGGTAAACGCTCTACAGCACGCTCATCTAATTGCGCAGCTTCAGGTAGAAAATATGACGGGTACTCCCGCGGTGTTGGGCAGTCCTCAATGTGATCCCATTTAGTATGGTAGGTTAAACTTACAACAACATCACTCGGATGCTGCCAGGTTACTATACGTAACCGCTCACCCCAAAGACGACTGCCGTGAGTAATGTCATCATCTGTGGAGTCGAATACGATCTGACCTAAACTATCGACGATAACAATGTCATGAGGATTTACAGGTACCGGGGTGTAGTCCTCGATATTGAAAGGTGTCGCAGACATAGAGCTTAATGACTGACTGGACATACCGTCATCAGGTATCGATTCACCGATTGAAACTGTTGGTGGTCCACAACCAAACCCACTCAAATGATGAATACGAAATGGCGGTAAGAATGGTGTTGCTGTAGGGTCGTAATCACTTGGTTGATCGAACGACATGTAAAAATCGGCAAGCAGGTAGCGCACATCCTCGGAAGGATAGACCAGCGGGTAGTTAGTCCCGGATTGCGGTTGTACGATCCCGATACCTTGACGGCCGTGTGTGGCGAACTCAAAAGCACAGGAGCTACTTGACGATTCCATTTAATTCCTAACAGTTAGTGCAACCATCATCACTGATACGGGAACCCAGAACTACGTTACGCATTTGTATTACCTCAGCACTAAGTGTGCTAGTAAATCTTTCTAAGGTAGTGACTCCGTCAGAGAACCGATCAATCTGTCGGATAATAGCTTCGAGTTCCTCACACCCACAACATGGTTCTGAACACAAGTCATTGATTTGAATACCATTTGTTACCGGTTGGATAGCGATACAATTGTTACCGATGACTTTAAAGTTACCGTCAGGTAACGGCGGGATACCGTTAATGAAACGAATAGGATCACCGGGTTCGCTATCCTCGTCACAAGCACACTCTTCACTCAAACCCTCACCCGCAATCGCGTTGAATACAATTTGAGGTGACCCACCAGAAATCCGGTTAGCTACGATTCTCATATTATCACCGGCGACTAACTCAATATCGCCGTAGATTGGTTCACTACGGTCGGAGCCGTTGATAACTACTAGTGAACTGATCGCACGTAACATTGGGCGTATAGCGTCCGTCTCGATCGTGGTGGCTTCCGGATCAAACGTGTAGAGTCCAGTAGGTAGTTGTTGAATAGCGTCAAGCGGACCGATCACCATCTTACCTACACTATCCGCGAAGTCACCGGACCCAGCGAGTGCGTACGGTGTATTTTCTGTATGACCATTAGCGTCGATGTTGATGCTCGCGACAACTGGTAGCGTACCGCCATCATCATAACCCATAGTGACGCTGATACCGTTAGGGTAGATCGTGATAGTCTTGATAAAGAATTTTTCAGGTTGTACCGCTAACCCTGAGTGGATAGGGAAATCTAAGGCTACGATAAAACTGTCAGGGATCTGGATTGTCCCTGTCTGATCTTTTGCACTACCCCAATCAACAAGTGGATATGATCTCTGACTGTTGTGATTGAGCCATTGTAGATTAAAATTACCTAACGGCATCGAGCTCTCCTAGCTGTAAGTGTGTAATCGCAGTCCCTGGATTACGGTACGATGATACCACCAATACGAATAAGTCCGATATCGTTTTGGTACAGCGGCGCCGCGTCAGCCAATCGAATCAGTTCTACAAATATCGTATCACCTGGTGCAACTACAAATAAGTCACTCTCTACTTCGATAACGTTGTCTGCTGGTAAAACCGTCCCAGCTCCGTCGCTATCGGTTGACGGCCCTACAATATCGAAACCGATCGTAGTGTCACCTTCAATAATCGGAAACGGGGTTTCAGCTGCTGGTCGTTGAATACGGTAATAACTCATTGTGATGTCCGAGAATGGTCCTGCTGACCGCCCAAACAGTTGAGCTCGGATTTTCATACGAGGGTTGGTAGATAAACCACCTGGTGGGACATTGTAACGCATACGGATCCCGGAGTCGCGACCATTCGGGAACGATAAGTAAGTTACCCCACGATACTCACGTTCCAGCGCGTCACCCAATTTAACAACCTGCGGGTTCAACTCTCGCTCGACTGGGTCGAGTTGCACGTTAACAGTAACCAGTCCTTGATGCACGCGAGGATTCGACGCACTCAATGGTTCATCTGGGTTAAGTAGTACTTGGTTGGAACCGTTGAGTAATACTGCGTCGGAGCCTGCGATTAATCCCTCAGTAACCCAACCAGTGTTGAATCCAAGAGAACTATCAACGATCCCTTTCAACACAACACCGCCGCGAGTGTTCTGTTGACGAATCAACGCCTCAATAGCAAGTCGTACGTGCAGGTCACCAGTACGGGTAGGGTTACCGTCACAATTCAGAAACTCAATTGGGGCACCGTTGAACGGTTGGATAGAAGTAACGACTGTTTTATTGGTAGCGAATGTCATCTTAGTGAATGACAAAACTAACTTTGTCCTGGCTACAATATTACAATCAGGTTCCACAGTAGCGCTACTCCCAAGCGACATACTAGGTAATGTGATGTCGGTAGTTGGTCTGTGCCCATCCCCGGTCCAATCCCAGTATTCCGTTGGGTCAGCTGAGTTGAAGTCAGTCGGCCACGGTACTTTACCAAAACAACAAGTACACCACCAGATACCGTTCTTGTCTAATTTAACGTACTCAGATGGTACACGTTCAAGTCCATGAAACCCGTCAGTCAGCTGTTGTTCTTCTTGCAGCAGTTCTAGTATCGAAGACTCAACAGGTATCGGTGGCCATGCACGGGACAACTCAGGGTGAGCTGATAGGTTGTAACCAAACACAGCACCGGTTGGGGCCTTACCCTGAAAAGATTCATGATCTGCTGGTAACCATCCAGGTTGATCTACATCAGGGTTAGTGATCTCGTGACATGTGTCGATCGCCGGAGGTGTGTGATCACCTGCAGGAAACGGTGCAAGGTTAAATTGTAGATGGACATGGTCTTCTAAGAAGTCTTTCATGCACGGGTTGATGTAAACCTGTATGCCCTCTTCGCAGACATCAGTAGGGCCGTGTACGTAAACTACTGCCACTGTAACCGCAGGTCGCTGCCTTACAAGTTTTCCGGCTTCTACACCAGATAAATAGTAACGACCGGGTACAATCTCCCCGACGATCATGTTCTCTAAAGTAGCCTGCGTTAACCGTACCACACCTAGTAAGGCGACAGTTCCCGTAGTTGGTCCGGGTTTAGCGACCACGATACCAACGACGTTAGCTTCTTCAGCAGTTACAAATTGACCACTTGCAGGATCATTATGAGCACTAGCTAACGCTTTACTGTAACGCGATTCAGTTGTATCCCAGTAGACTGCATTACCTACAACCGTATCTACATCCAACGGTTGATCCCTGATCGCGATTAAGTTACCTGCTTCAATCGATCTGATGACTTCGCGAAGGTAGTTTGTACGACTCTCCAGTTGCCTAGTCGATTGACTGGTGTTGGCCGCGGTAACCCGTGAACCTGGTTGTACGTGATCTACCCTACTCGCGAATCTTCTACCATTTTGATTCATGGTGGTATTCCCTTACTTGAATAAGATGTCCCAGGTAATCCCTACCTGGCTAGAGGGTAACTTCAACTCCTGGTTAACGATGTCAAAATACGAACGCGAGAAAACAATGTCACGGGATGGGTCTGCTAGTTCAGGAGTACTTACAAGAGCAACACCGATGATCTTTGAATTGACCGCCGTACTAAATGGTTTTCCGTGGAAACCCACAGTACCTTGTGACTGTGTGAAGAAAGTCAATTTGTTACCGTCAACACCTTCGGTAAAGTTCGCTTCATCACCAGGAGCGATACCTATTTGTGGATCCACCAACAACGGTACACGTAAAAAATCACGGGCTGCTGAAAATGCTAGTTCTTCGTAATATTCACGACCTTCTTCGCGACCAAAAACTGGTGGAGTTACTGGGTCTTCTGGGTTAGCTACGTTCTCGTATTCGATGTACATCGAGTTAACTCGATACTCTCGACGACCAGATAGTAAAAACGCAACGATTGAACCCCAACCAAGTTGAATCTGATTGTGTTGTGTAAATAATGGATCAACTTTACGCGCGTTGTACCGATCCTGTTTATCGAAATTCACCCGACAAACACGAATGATACCTTCGAGACCTGCACCTGGTACTTCATCTTTACGTTGCATAATCGCCTCCTGCGTTAGAAACAAGTTCCGCTTACGATACGGATAGTGGGACCATTGTCGACAACTTGATCCGGTTCGATTAAATCGATTACCGGTTCCATGCCTACAAACGCCGAAACCTGCTCTTCAAAGTTTGATACTGTAACCGAATCTTCTTTTGCAGTCAGGTCCACTAGTAGTAACATTGCTGTATGTGGTGGCACTACACGACGTAAAAGTTTCACGTTATGTAGTCCAACACCAGTATCACCACCAGCCGTCGCCTTTAGGCGGACAATATAAGCATTGTTCCGCAAAACATTTTGGATAATAAACTTGAGTGGGTTAATAGTCTGAGGTAAGTGTACTGCTTGGGGTTCACCTACAGGGTCGGTCCTACGATCCAATAATTGTGCTATCGTAGCACGAGGGCCACGGAATTCTATTTCACCACAATCAGTACCTGGGTAACGCACTACTCTCGCTGACTTGCATGGATCGATGGGTTGTTGAGCTAATGCTACCCCTCGTGCGTGTAAGTCGTCGAAGAACTTCTCCACGTCGAGAGGGAACCCGCCAAGATCCCAACTGATTTTAGTGAAACCAGATTCGTGTTCCGAGTCCACGACAATTGGGACATCACGATTTTCAAAAACTAAATCACTAAAAAAGCAAATAGGTAAGAACCCTTCACCAATCGCCAAAGCATTTAAGTCGTTAGGTGTCTCACCACAATTCAATTCATGTATCTGTAGTGAGTCGGTTAGGGCGTCACCTCGCTGTACGATGTCACCCACCTCAACTATTGGTGTAGCACTACCATTAAATTTATAAACGTGTTGATCTGTAATCAACAGGAGCTCGTTTTCGTTTTGCGTATTGATAAACTCCACGGTCTCTTTTGCTTCTTTGACTAGCGGTATACCGGTCATGGCAGATAATGCGTTGAGTACATCACATTGTGTAGTACCTCCAGTGATCGCATCGTACACCGCGTTCATTAGATCACGGTAACCTTGACTAGAACGTAACCGCATCTGTAAGACGTAAGCGAACTGGCGGTAGATCGTGTCCCAATCCCATTCACCCCGCCAAACCCACAACAAAGCCTCCTGGTCGACGACCACACCTTCATCAAAAATAGGTCGGGTTGCGACGCGTGGATCCTCGAAAGGATTGATCTTAAAAGTGATTGTATTATCCCGCAACTGATAATCCACATCGTTAGTCATTACTAACGTAGGATCAGTGAAACGGTTCATTATCACTGGTGCCGAGACTAGGTTGGGTGGTATCGGATAATTGGATATCACGGAGTCGCGGGTGCGGTCGTAATGCCAAACATCTTCGATCTCTGCGTTTCCGGTGTTCTCCTCATTTCCGGTGTTCTCCGCATTTCCGTCGTTCTCTTCGTTTTCATCGTTCTCTTCGTTTCCGTCGTTCTCTTCATTCTCTCTTACTATAAAGGTTGAACCGATTGTCATTGGTGGAATTGTTGGATGTCCTGCAATACCGACTGTATTGGTAGGTGTAGGTGTAGGTGTAGGTGTAGGTGTAGGTGACGATTCCTCATTCTCTCTTACTATAAAGGTTGAACCAATTGTCATTGGTGGAATTGTTGGATGCCCTGCAATGCCGACTGTATTGGTAGGTGTAGGTGAATGATTTAAACTACTTTCTGGGTAAACCAAGAACTCGTCGTACGAATTGAAGATAGTGTCACCCTTATTCCGCTCACTTTTCTTTACGTAAAGAGGGTACCAATTATCTCGGTGGTAAATAGGAACCGAAAACCGACTCATGGAAGCAATCAATTCCATGATGTCGAGTAACGTTTGTTGTTCAACCTGAGCCTTTCCGCGCACCAACGAAGACACTTGATCTGAACTCGCGTAATCGCGAGCCCACCAAGAGCCTAAGACAGCCAGAAGATTTTCTGGTTGGTCGTAGATCGAATTTGGAAAAGCGTAATAGTCCATTAGCAATTATCTCGATTAACTACAGCAAGTCCTATGTCGTCAGGGTACAGCATGAAAGTTGTTGTTCTAGGTGTTACCCCAGTGCTTGGGGAATTAGGAATAGTTAATTGATTTGTGTTGCGGATGATCCAATCATCTCCGTCAGGGCGACGGATCCGGCCGTGCATGTCGACAATACTCACGGCCTGTCCAGGTTCTAAGAAGTTGTGTATGACGTCAGTGATTTGCGACGCGTAGATCGTACCCGGAAAATCGAGTAAGTTTACTTGTCTCGCGATCGCTGCACGGATTTCAGCCAGTTCAGGTGCTGATTCATTAGAACTTTTGATAATATCACAGTTGATACTCAGGAAACACGGTACTGCACTTTTAACTAATATGTCTGAAGCTAAATGGCGGTGATCATTACTGGCTAGGAACTCTTGCAGTTCTCGAATCAGTGGTTGGGTCGAAACACTAACTACGTACTCCCGTGAACCTTCAGTAATTATTTCGGGGGTAATTACAGTGATATCGTCAACGAATTGAATAACCGCGGTCTGATAACGCGAATAGATCGCTTCGTTAACTGACTGGATATCAGGTTTCCATTTGTCATCTGCGAAATGGAAACCTCTTATTTCACTTGTGACACCAAAACCGGCAATGTCTGCGGCCGCATCCGTACGTCGGACACTAACCACTTCGTAAAAACCTGGGGCATCATCACGATCGAGAGAGAATTGCCACGTACCACCAGGTACACCTGGTGTGTAGTCAACTAACCTGGCATTTTTACGTAGTACGACTGTCTGTGGTAACGCATCGGTACGCCCATAAATATCGATACGCCCACCACCAGAAACTGGAAAAATCCAATGTTGGTCACGCGTCATCTCGGCGTCACCGAATCCAATGATAGACACGTCGCGAACATCACCAAACACTGGTTGAGCTTTTATCAGAGCCTCAATGTTCAACCGCCCCGCTGTTGTCTGGGCAGGAATACCAGCCAACATCCTTTCGATCAACTGCTCATTTGTTTCACTAGAAGTCCCGCTAGTGAAATCAGTATTCGCGAAAGCAGTAACGAATCGAGGCGGAGGAACATCGGGTAGGAACTTTGCCCCGGTACGAGCGTTACCTACCTCACCGACGTCTTCCGCTGTTGCCGGGACAGTGAACTCAAATGAGCCATCGCCCCTCGGTTCCAGCACACGCTCATTCGGTTCGGTTGTAACCGTTCCGGGTGGTCGAGCAATAATCGGTTCATTGGTAAGGTAATTAACGCCGTTTGCAATGTACCGCGAGTTTGCGGCTACAACTACGGTGGTGTCTCCCTCTACAACGATCGCTATTTCACCACTCGCCCGGGTCCCTGTTCTCCTAGTAATCAAAAAATTAGAAAGTACGTGATCGACTAATTCAGGATCAGCTAACTCAGGGTTAGTTTGGATCGCTAGAAGTGAGCGTGATTCCAATACGCGATTCACTTCGGTTTGGTTGATACCACCAGATACCCCACCAGCAAAGAACGCAACGATGTCGTGAATCACACCACGCGTCAACTCAACTTGTGGGTGACGTTCTTGAATCAACTGCGACAACTCAGCTTGTGCATTTTCCACAAGCTGAGGATCTAATTGATTGATGTCGTTTACTTTTAGACCCATCCTTGGTCTCCTAGATCGTTATGTTCGTGGGTACGATTGAAATTGGTAAAATTACTTGGCGACTCTCTCCGGCTTGGTTATCCAAAGCTACGGTCAACTGGAGTGACCCCTCAAATAAGACAACCTGATCTAGGTTCGATCGCGAGAGTCGTTCGTCGTCCGGCATGTCAGCAGTTTCTTCGTTGACTAGATTTGATCTAACCTGCTGTGCTGCAAAATTGAAATAAGCCTGTACGTCAAACTCTGTCCGAAGGCGTCCAGCTCGTACCCAATTAAGGAAGTCGCTACCACGGTTCGCTAAATGGAATCCCATTGAGCCTCGCGTGGTGAGGAATTCTAACGCCCAACGTTGTGCTAGTTTCTGTATACCGGTACAAACTTCTCCACCGATCTCTGCGTCAAAGATAGTCCTAGTAGATTCAGAGGTAAACAATGATTGCGTAAGTTGAGCGTCTCCGGATGCCCGCACATCACGGAAAGCCAGAACGTCGAAACGTCGATTGATGTAGTCAACTGTACTCATTAATTTCCTTTACTCGCTTGACGCGCCCCCTGCAGCTAACCAAGAAGCGATTAAAGCTTCAATACCTCGTTGACGATCAAATACGTTACCGTGTCCGTGACCAAAGCGACGACCGTGTCCGATACAAAATGCTCGTACGGGTGTCATGTGTCTTGCACGGAAGGCTCGTTCCTCTGCGGCGTTGTAATCCAACTGTAACTTCAACGCGACTACATCACCGCCGGTACCAGCATCTTCTGGATTGTTGGTCACATCCTGGTACTGTGTGTTGATAGGTTCCCGGTCGAACGCAGGATTATGTAAGTTCGGGACATCCAATAAACTCTTCGTGAAATCGGTTGGGACTTGCCACTCACGTTGGTGTTTACCTTGAATAGCATTCTGAAGTATGGCAGCTTGTCTGCGCAGGTCTTTTAATCGGTTCACAAACACTTCGTGAACTTCGCCTTTCTTCTTACCTTTGATTGTACCTTGTGATCCGGGCATTATGATTTAAAGGGGTCGATGGTGAAACGTTCGTCTAACATACTTTGAATTTTGTTCTTCCGTTGACTGACTGCCCCAGGGGAGATACCCATTCGCTGAGCAATGGCGGATGTCTCTAATTTAGGAGCTCCATGCATTCCCAACGTATAGTCCATGATTGCTTGATCAGTTTCATGCAAGTCGTAATAAACCATTTGCTGCCATGCCTTATCGACATCAGAGTCACCTGGTATTGAAGACGCCGGTGAGTATGTCTCCCCTTCCGCGTCAACGATTGAACCAGAGTTGAGTCCCGAGTTGGCTTTACGAATATGCTCGATCCGCTTCAAAGATAAACCAGTACTGTTGGCTACTTCCATGTCGCTAGGGTCGCGGCCGAGATCATCCCGTAACGACTCCTCTGCATTACGTAAATGTCGACGATCCAGTGTGATCCGTTCTGGGATACTGATCATCTGATTCTCTTGACCAGAGTATCGTTGCAACCTACGAAGTTGACTCAGTAAATGCGTCCGCATGTTGCCCTTGTTGGCGTCATAAGTCCCGAACGCTTCCAACGCCATCAACTTGGCTTGTGACTTTATTCGTGGGCTCGCATTAGTACCTGCGTATGAGTAGACCGCCCGATCAACAACAGGTTGGACCGATTTAAGTAATGCCGATCGTGTTACCGGTGAGTCTTCAGCTTTCCACGCGTCCCAGTTCTCTTGGTAACTAGACTCAAGTTTACCTTGACTAGCGTTACTACCTGACCAGAACGGCATTGTTTCGTCAATTATCGAGTTAGGTAAGTTTTTAGGCATTAGCTTCGAACTCCCCTTCAGGTTCAATACGATCGTTGTTTACTAGTCTAGCCCCTGGCCAAGCGTTTGCGTAAAGGGGTGGATGCCTTACGGACGTAGCCGGACTAGTATTCTCGCTTGCTGATCGAATATGGGCAAGACTGAAGGCCGTACCGGCTTTCTGACTTTCTGCATTTATTACATAAGAGACTTGTGTGACTGTGGCGTAGATGTCTTCCTGAATCTGATCCGCGTTATCGATATTTCTCGCACCAGCTGCGTGTACTAATACATTAGAACCAGGTGAAATATCAAATCGTAACTTACCAGATAATTCACCAACTCTCCCCTTTAACGACTCCATCACATACCATTGCCTACAGTAAAGTGATATAAGGTCCCGTCGTGACCCTATGGCTGCGTTCATGTCACGTGGTTCATTGTCTGGAGCTGCAGCTTCACTTGAACTATCCAACGCCGTACCGATAGGTAACCCGTTAATACCCTCAACACCAGGTGCATTTATGAAAGGTAGTATCGGATCGGATAACCATTTAGGTGCATCTTTAAACAGTACCATACCGCTAGTTACCTCCCGCGGATTATAAATTCCGGCAGCACCGCCGAGATCAATTGGTAAAGTACCTAAACCTAAATCGCTTCCTGCAGCATACATGATAGGGTGCGCGATCCCAACACCGCGAAGTACTTGATGTAGTTGAGCGTTCAAGTCTGCGTCTACGTAATCCTCCGCTCCAATAACTGCCCAAGGTTTACCTTGTAGTCCTCCGGTGAACGGTACGATCAGTGCGTCATCTACACGAGGAATAACTGAGAACCAGTAAGACGGCGCCCACTCACCTACCAGTTTACCCCATAGTGTTGTATTGATCCAACTACCACCACTTTCTGATAGTAACGCTTGCCGTATACCCGAAGCTAAAAATCTTAACTCCGAGTCTTCAACATTAACACTTGGACCATCATCAGGATCATCAGGATCATCACGTGGTTTTAGTTGTAACTCAAGTAGTTGCCCTTCCGGGTTTGGCCCCATACGATTAATCGCTTTCAGTATAGGGTTATCCTCCATTTCCCCGTCAGCATCATCTGGGGGTGCTGGGTTACCACCTAATGCTTCGTCTAAAGGATCATCCTGCGCCAGTTGTTGCATCCATGTATGTAAAACGTTACCCCAGATATCACCTAACGAGCTTTCGTTTATATGACTCGCACTTGCGGGTGTCCAACCCGCTACTCCGTTACCGTCACCCGCGGCGTCCGGTGTACGATTGGCGGAACCAATTTCACGAAAGATTGCAGGGTACGTTAAGTTTGCTGGGTTACCTGGGTGACTGGACGCGGACGCGGCAGAAGCATAGTTAAGATCACCTAACCAGTGAAGCATGTGAATCATGAAGTTAGCACTACCTCTTGTACGTCGCCACCCTGTACCTACGACACGACCTTCAAATATCTTAAAACCATTTGTCTCGTCATCGAAAGTGAATCCTGGCATCCCCGGATCAGCTTGTTCGATAGAAGAAAATATTGGTTTGAGAAAAACCTCAACTGGTAGTTGTATGTTCAGATCGTTAATGACTCGGTGGATAGTTGCAAGTTCACCAGTAGCTACATTCTTACCTACAGCCACCATGATAGAAGCAGTCGGGATACTGTTCATTGCAAATGATGCCGTGTACTGTACAACATCGCGGAAAGGAATTCCGTCGATGATGGCAGTTAGTTGGAGTTTTATTACCGCGTGGCGTGGCATTACTGGCGTTCCTGCGGTAAGGATTCGACACGTTCAGCGTATGCTAACATCAAAGCGGTGAATCGGAATGTCGCGGCTTGCTGACTTTCGTTGTAAATACGAAACCATGTATCATACGGTGCAGTGTTCACTGTAGGGAATATCTCTTGTAACGCTGTCGTATTAACAACGTTCTCCAACAACGACAATGTCGACGCTAGATCACTACTCACATCCCGCGGCGTACTGAGTAGATCAGGTTTAAACGGTAGGTAAGTAATACGTGAGTCTTTGACCAACAAGTCTTGCGCTGCGGGTGATGCGTGCATGATTTGCATGATTCGACGCATCTGATAGTTTAATCTTAACCGATCGCCATCATTACCGAATAAGGCGTGACGTACCGCACGCATACCCGGTGGTAAGTGACGAGGTATGAACATCGGGTCAATGAACTCTTCACCAGGTTCATCAACACCATGACCGTTACTCCCAGTGTTCATAATGAAAGTTCTTACGTGGTTGATCACTGTTGATTCCCTGGGAAGGTATTGAAACGGAAAGCCCACTGCCCGAGGTTACGCTCAGCGTCTACAACATCCAGGTTCATCCCAACAAGGAAACCACTGTAGTCGATAGACCCAAAGTTGATTCTTACTGGCTCACCACCAGGTGCTGCGATACGTAACCTCCGATAAACGTCTGATATTTGGCGGATACCGTCAGTAGGACCATTTGGTCCAATACACGGGAGGGTAAAACACACACCAGATATTCGTAACTCACCGATCCGATCGCCGAACACGTAAGCATAGATAGTCTCATTGAGTGTGTGTAGGAATTGGTAGTTACCATTCTCCACAACGGCCGCTTGGGTAACGATAGCGCGGGTGGTTTCCGTACCAATATCCGTACCCAACATTACGATACGAAAAGGTAAGGCCGCACCGCCGTCACCATGTTGAGAAGTTACGCGGACTACTGAACCGCGATTGTGAGAAAAAAATGCAGGCATTAAACGGTTCCTGATGCGTTTTGAACTGTATCCATAAGACCTGGTCCATTTAGATTTAAGTTAGCTGTACCGTCCTCATTTACGGTCACAACTCCCGTCACTGTAACGTCCATTTTCTTATCTTGTTTATCCTCTACAGGTACTGCGGCTCCGTTGAACTGATTAATACGTTGCAGCATTTCTACCGCCGCGTCGCCAGGATCCAAACTTTCTAAACCGCTAAGTGGGTCTGACATCTTTTTGAATTGCTGTAAACTATCTCGCTCCGTGTCGTCAAGGTTGAGTCGTGCTACACGATCGTAAGCACTTGCTCGTTCCTCTGCAGTAAGTTCTTCAAGTTTCTTATCACCGAAGACACCTTTTTGCATAGCCATTTCCATGATACTGTCGCGACCGCGAAGAGCTCGATCTAAACCAACGCTACGGTCACCATCTGTGATTGCTGCCATTAATTTATCTCTGTTACTGTCTACTTCGAGTCGTACCCTCGTCTTACGCGATGTAAGCCCAGTTAATCGTTTAAATACATCCTCAGCTCGGTCAGCTACAGAACCTTTTTTCAGGAATTCTTGTGACGCTTCCAGGTCTTTCTTTTCTTCCGCAGTCATAGCTTCACGCTTGCGGTTCTCTTTGTTAAGGCCTTGCCCTGGTAGAGTCACGTAACCTCGACGCCGTTGTATCTCTGCCCACTTACCTCGCATACCATCAAAAAGTTTACGGGCTTCGGGATCTTGACGAATTAATTCCTCTACAGAGATTTCTTTATCTGCAGCCATCGTCTGGAGTTTTGTAGACATAGCGGAAGCGTCGCGAACTAATTTCAATCCACCTTTACCAAGTTGAGCCATTGATGAGTCGTCTTGCATTAATTGTCGTGACCGTCTTGCAGTGTCGCGAACGAAAGCTCGCATAACATCTTTAGATTCATCAGTCATCTTTTTACCGAGACCGGTAGCTGCTTGTTTACCTAAGTCTGCAACAACATCGATCTCTTCATCTTTGACCAGCATAGATAAACGATCACCGACTATTTTACGATGACTATCTTTCAGTTTCTTGGCTTTTTCTGGGTCAAGCATTATCGTTAACGATTCACGTAATTTGAGTGGATCTTTCACCATACTGAATTCTTCTTGCGAGTTGTCTAGTATATTTAACGCCTCCTTTGCGTAAGTACCTCCTTCATTTAGTCCGCGGATCATAGTGGCGGCTTGTTTTAGTTTTTTAAATTGCTTTGGGTCACGGACGTCAAGTTTACCAGTTTCACTAACCAACCCGAACATTTGCGCTAACGTACCGGTAGGGTCGTGTTGTTCAATCTCTGCTACGTCTACACCATTTAAGGTATCCGACAGTATTTCTAACCCATCTGTTTCACCGGTAGCCTCTTGAAGTGCGTCGGCTACTCGTCTGATTGGTCCTGATGTCCCTAACGCTGATAACGCTGTCTGCTTTATTGAGTCTGCCTCAGCTAGTCGTTCTCGTACTGCGACGCGTTGTTGGGCTTCCGGTGAGTGTACGTCCGCAGCTACTTGAGCATTCTTGAGCGGTGTACGACTAAAGACTGTGTTCATCACGGCGTAGGAAGTTTCTGCTATAGCAGCCAAACCAGTTTCACCACCACGACGCGCTATAACTTCTTCAACCATAGCGTCCACTTCAGCGTCTGATGTGTCTTTAGGTAGGTACGCTTTAAGTTGTTCACGTGTACGATACTTAAATGACTTCTGTAGTGCTTCTCGTCGTAAATCGTCGTCTTTTCGGGTCTTCGAATCCATTCGCATAAAGTCACTAGCTATACCGCTACCGATTCTGTGCATCATTACGCCGAACTCACTATTATTTTTAATTGTACCGTTATTGATTAGTAACTCACTGATACCATCTTCATCCAATACATTCCGTAACCGACCACCAACGGCAGGCGCGAGTGAGTTATTAATCACTTCATCTAACTGGAAGTGCTTACGGGTAATTTGATCAGTATTGAACTCTTGTATGTGTTTTTGATTACCGGAGCGATCCATTATCACGGCCTGCGCCTCATTATATGTAAGTCCTGCATCTCTACTCAACACATCAAATAATTTTGATCGTCGCATCGCTAAACTGTGGCTGCGCCCATCAAACTCATAATCTCGTTGTCCGTTACGAATCGCACTAACGATTGAACTTAATTCAGATCCCTCTGCCGGGTCAATCATTCCGGTTTCTGACATCCTCATAATACTACCAAGTTGGTTGGCCAATGGTGACGCGGCCGCGTGCATTCGTAATTGACCATCAACCAACGCTAGTTGCTCCTTAGACATAGCTCCCCACACCGGCATGTCCAGGTTCAACGTATCCCCTGCCGCTGCGCCGAAGAGTGCACTTTGCTGCGCCGTGCGTACGGCAAATGATCGGTCAAGTCCTAGTTGATCTGCGGTATTTGCGTATTGAGCGGTTAGTCCAATCATCCCCTGCACACCGATACCAGTCTGTTTAGCAATGTTGTGCGTCTTTCGTACCATCGCCTCCACGGACGACGAAGACATTGTGGCCAACCCGCCCTGGGTTAACGCGTCTAGTCCGTTGATAATTTCACGCATCGGAGCATTCGGGTTACCCATGTCACCGAAGATGTCACGCATGGCTCTGACAGCACCGGCCATGTTCTTCAAACGCCCAGAGATACGATCGGCGTCAGCAGCCTGGATAATACCTTCACCGCCTGGTAATGCTTGGAGTTCGTCAAGTGATAGATCGACACTCGGATCCTTGATCCGACGGTGTGAGTCTTGTACTTGATTACGTGCGGCAGTTATTTGGGCAGCGTTTGGGTTAGCAATATCCTGAGCTGCAAGGACACTCTTAGCGATGCGATCAATAGTACCTGCGTCTAATGAGTCAGATACAGCACCGCGTTGTTCTTGTACGGACATACCACCCAGCGATCGACCGAGTAATCCACGAGCTTGTAACTCGTTGACAGCCATACCAGCCTGGCCTGCAGACATCCCGCGTAACGTCGTAGGGTCGTAGTTGTCGCCGAACAGTTGTTCGTATACCTCTTGCGTTACACGCCCTGATGAATCACCGGAGTAAGAGACGTCACCTGTGACTGGATCAAGTCCGGTACGCAGCGCTTGATGAAACTGTTGGGCGAATACGGTTGCTGATCCTCTAGACCCGTGGAGTCGATCAACTAAGTCAGGCCCTAACATTTGAGTCAACATTGGTGTGAACTGCGAAATCCCTTGAGCTAATTTAAGGTTACGAGCTGATTGTACCTCGCTCAATGGTTTGCCAGTAAACATCTGAGTGATACCACCAAGCGTATTCTCCACGGCGTTCGTGTCCCGCTCTGCTGCCATACGCATAGCTTGCTGACCAGCGTTGTAGAATTTATTCGCTTGATATTGGGTGTACAGGTTCTGTTCAGGATTAAACTGTGCTGGGAATTTACCCCCGCCCATGAACCCTTGTAACAACATGGGAGCCAACATTTGCATCATAGGGCCACCTTGACCCGCGTTTAGATTGAACGGTCCTGTATAACGTGGTCCGTTATCTCCGGCGAACATAGGCGTACGTCCGAACAGGGACGCAGTGGCGCCCATAGGTAAACCTGGTTGGCTACCCGGATACGTGTTTACTGGATATATCGACATTGCTCAATTCCTTTCGAGCTTTACGCGCTCGGTCTTTTTCCCACTGCGTCATCGGTCCTTTTTCGAAGACCTCTCTCAACGAGGCAATCATTGCTTCGTACTGCGGATCTCCTGGGTTACCAAACTCTTCTCGGTAAGCCTCTACCAATGCTGTGTTTGCTGTCTTCGATCCTTCTTCATTTAACGAATCGCTGAGCCACGGGTAAGTAGCCTTTAAAACCTTATTGAATGCTTCACTTGCGTTTATCTTCGCTTTATCAAATGAGTCATCCGTCAACCGGTTGTTCGATACTATTGTAATCCAATGCTTGTGTTGGATCTCTGCCACTTTAGCTGATTGTTGGGTTGCTAGTTCATCTAAAACCCACTGCGTGCGTCGCCACCACCACGTATCCCAGGGATCGAACTGGCTGAAATCAATCATACCAGTGGTTTGTGCCCGTACCATTAGACGGGCAGTTCGATCCCTTTCCAAAAATCCGGTGCGTTAGTCATCGTCTCTAAGTACTCGACCAAGCGTTGGAATTGTTGGTGTGTATTTCCAAGCATTCGTCGTACTGGTTCTTGTGCTGCCCCTTTCTCGTAGAAGTATTCTCGCATCGCCATCAACCCGGTAGGTTCTACTGGTGTGTCATCACCTGCTGCGGGTAGTACCGCTTTGAAATCTTCAGCCGGTGGTGCTTTGTAAACTGGGCTACCTCCAATAATCACCTTATGTGTGGCAATCACTAACCGAAGTTCCATTAAGTGCATCCAGTACTCAGCGTCACCGGTGATCCTACCTTGACGGGCCATGTGACCGAGTTGAGTCTGTAGTATCTCCGCCTCTTGACTGGTTAAACTCCTGAAGACGACAACAAGGTTACCACCTAGCAGTGAGTAACGTTTCTCAAAACGCTTCAATCCTAAGACACCAGCTAGGAATATTTGTTTGTCCTCATCAGTAGCGGCGACATCGAATTCTACAGACAGCGGCCAACTACAACGTTGACAATTTGTCTGTGCTGGGAGACCGTTCGCGACTGTTTGTGGTTCGGGTTCCGCGGCCGCAGGTTCCGGAGATTGCCGGGCTTGCTCCATTTGAGCAGCAGTCTCCATTTTTTCTGCCAACGTTGGTGCTGGTTGAATACGGTCGTCCACAACAGATGACTGTGATGTGGATGCTTCAGCTGCGCGTTTCGCTTGTTCGCCTTGTAGTATTTGTTGCCGCATTAAATCACGTTGCTCGCCTTGAATCGACGCAGGGATTTGTGCCTCGATACGATCGTTAGCTGCGTCTATTTGTTTTTGTTCCGCCGCCTGAACTTTGAATTCTTGTAAGTACTGACGCACTTTATCTTGTTGCTCTGTCGGAAGATCCTCAATATTTACAAAGTTAGGATCTACAGGCTTCCAGTTAGTTGCGATGTCCGTACCTTCGATACCTCGCTGAGCCATTACTTCTTCTTGAAGTTGTTTAAGTCGGACACCTAAATCACCGGGGACAGGATCACCTTCTTTCCACCCAACGGACTCAAGACTTTTGCGAGTCTGGTCTGTCATGTAGACACGTCCGGACTGCATAGGCGGTTTACCTTCTCCGGGTTTGATATGCTCCGGGATCGATTGACCGGGTGCAGGTTTAGGTACTGGTTTTGGTTGTAGGCCTTCTGACATTATCGAATTACCGTATATTCATTGAGTGACGTAAATTTTTGTTCTGCGAACTTCGGCTCTGAGTAACTCTCACTCAAACTACCTTGCTCGCCCCGACTTTTACTACGACCGTTTTGTGCGTCAAAAATTGTTAAATCCTGCTGGCCGTAAACTTTGCTGGATTCAAACGCTTCTCTACCGGGGTAAGGATATGTTGGTATACCTTGACATGTGACTGGTTTCTCTATCCAAGGTTTACCAGATTTCTTAGTTAACCGGTCAAGTTGTTGCCAACGATCTTCAAATACTTTGAAATTCTCAGTGCGGTAATCTTCTGTGACACGGAAACTGAACTCGCCTTTTAAGATAACATCATCAGACCCGGGTCTGTTTTCTTCGTAGAACGCTGGTGTCAGTGTTCTATCAAGGAACGATGTACCCACATCAGGAGTGTCTTGCTCAATCAGACGCCTGCAAAGTCTTACCGCGTCATCAACTTTACTAAGAGGTTCTCCTTCCAGTTCCCCGACAAATGGTTCAACCGCACTTATACCTTGTGTAACAGCTAGGTTACCGTTAAATACACCCCCACCGTCAGCAATTAAACTACCACCAAGACACATATTACCAGGCATAATAAATCCAGTATTTGTCATACATGCAGAAACATCTCCGACAGTTTCATCAACTGTATCGAAGTGCCAGTAATGTCCTTGATCATTAAAGTGATTAGCAAAGGAACAGTAAGTCACGAGAGGACCCTTACCACGATCAGCGTCTAATACAATTGATCCAGAACCTAAACCTGGCCCACCAGTACGTAGATAAACATCTGGCGCCCATGTTACTGCAGCTGCCTTTGTCGATCGGATGATCACCCCAGCAAATTGTGCCTGTTCACCACACTCGTTAAAGTTGTAATCACCATTACCGCGACTTTCTAGTAACAAACCTCCACTACCAGAGTTACCTGCAACGACCATCATGTTCTTTTCAACTTTGATTCGACCGTCACCATCAGTCGCTGAGATATCAAACGAGTTCTTGGCCCGTTGAACGAGGTCTGTACCCGCCCAAAGATTCGTGTTACGTCCGCTCTTAATCCATACGTCGCCAGGCGCCGAGATTTCTAAAGACCCACCAGTCATACGAATGGAACCGCCGGAACCGTCGTTAATCAGCACACCGCCGTCGTCTAACAGTTCGAACCCACAAGATAATGTGTAGAATTTTTGCTCACCATATCGGTGATCAATATCCCAAGTCTTCTCATAGTCGGTGGCGTCAATGTAGGCGTCACTTGCGAGCCTACCGAAGTCTGGTATTTCTTCACTTTTACCGTCAGCCCACTCAGCGTCTTCCTCTTGCCACAACCTATAATTCTCTTTGTGATAGAAGAACGGATGCACACCGGCGTAGTTGAAAAAGTACGCGTGCATGTCCATGATACCCATAGCACGATTGAAGTTCTTATTTTCTTCAGCGATTGTCTCAATGTCGCCAGTGATTAAGTGCTCTTCCCCGTCACCTACGACACCACTAGATTTATAATTCTCTGGACTATCACCATCAGGATCTTCCGGACGTCGTCGCCGTGTAGGTAACATGATCGCTGCACGTTTAACGAGTGAGATGCCTTTCGCTGATTGAATCAACAATCGTCCGTCTGCAGTAACGGACGAATCAAATAATCCCGGGTGCTTCGCGTCCACCTTACCACTACCACCGAAGTACGATGTATGTTCGGTACGGGCACCCGCCGCCATGTCGGTCATAGAATCCGACCCACTATCACCGTTAACGCCTCCGAACTCGATAGGCGGGGCGACCACTGAATGTTTACCACCCTGTCCGAGGTAACCGTGGAATTCGCGTTCCCGGTGCCACGGCATCATGTAGTCGTCTACTGGTTCCATTTTGGAGTAGCAAGGTTCGTCAATTTGCCACTCTTGGGCTGTCTTGATGACAGTAGGGTCAGCCCTTGCGGCTAGCCCAAGTTGCTCCCACGGGTACATCGCATAACCAGTCCAGTCGAACGACTCATCTTGGTCGTTGAGTGACTCAGATTCTCGTACGGCCGTCCACAGTTGAAAGTTGTATGCCGCAAGCCTCGCGAGCATGTCGTGGTAGTGGAAACTGATCTGACATGACTCTTCGATACCGAACATCGCCATGAACGGATCCACGAAAGCCTTCACCCCAGTTTCAGTGATCCAACCAGTCTCTCCGACACATGTGGCGTCAAACGGTCGCCCGGCAAGGAGTGCAGGAATGTAACCGCCCTCAGCCAAACGCATCGGTCTTTTATGAGCCTCGTCGACACGGTTGCGAGTGGCTCCGTGTAAAATAGAGTGATTGTTTTTTCGAGGATCACTACCAGTCGGTGGTACGACACCTATGATCTGTGCCCACGGTAACTGCTCATGGCAGATACATGTGACCAAGGTACCGGGTTGCAATGTATTGATCTCACGCGCACCAAACATATTACAACTGGTACGCGGGGTAAGAAAACCGACAACTGTTTTGTGGTTTTTTTCGAGCTGGATACGGTAGACGTTACCGATCGCACAGGTGTCAGTGATGAAACCTTGTACGGTACGTGCCGTGTTATTAAAGCTCAGATAAGAAGCCGCTGTCTGACTTTGGGGATCAGAGACCGGGCGTGATTGATTAATCGGACCGGGAGATCCGTATTGTGCTTCTGCGGCTTTACCGCCCATACGACGCGCAGCTGCACCCACACTCTCACTTGAACCTGCGCCGAACAGCGCAGCCAATTTAGACTTAGACATCACCTCTCCTAGGCAAACTTGGGTCAAGAGACCCCAAGCCCCGACCGAAGTCGGGGCTCAAAATCAGTATCTTTTATACGTCGAACTGAATTCAGTCGCGAGACTAAATTTCGAGATCAGCAAAGATAAACTGTAACTGCTCGTTGATCACGACATCCTGGGCCTGTACAGACACCGAGACGGTTGTGAGCACCGCGTCTTCCAACAAGTAACGAACCGCGCCAGTGTTTGCGTTACCACAACTACTATTGCGACCCGAGAAACTGATAGGCTGCGGGTTACAGACATCGTTGTACATTTGAATGAACTCAGCCCCGAATTGTGCAGGACCGGCGACACGAGACAACGTAGCTGTACCTTGAGCTCGCCCACCAACGTAGTACACGTTAGCCGAACCGATCTCGTACAACATCGTAACTTGTTGCGAGTATGAAAACTGAACATTTTGGACGAGGAAACCGTCAACGGATCGACCACCAACTTGTACGTTGAGAAGATCAGATCGAAAACCGCCGTTAACACGTTGCCCGCCTGCGAATACAGATGGCATATTGTAATTCCTTTACGTTTACAAGACCCTTGTGGTCTCAATACCTGGTTAAATGAAACTGCTTAACCCTGCTGACCTGATTAAATAACCAGGTGCAGCTCAAGATTGTTAAGCGGCGCTGGAACATTCAAGTTCAGTACCACTTCGATTCGATCTGCTGCAAGTGGATGGATACGGATGATTTCCACACCATCGTTGTCTACAGCGAATGTACCCGCGATCAACTGCGGCCCCAAGTCTGGAGAGAAGTTGTTGGTCTCGAAGAAACGGATCACCCGACCCAACTCGTAACGTACGCGTTGAACCATCGAATCTGTTACATTTGCGCGACCGATCAGCGGACGGATGCGACGCAAGAACACGTAGCTCATGCTATCGACATTTCGTCGAATCATTTCTTCCCGGCGATTGAGGTCGAGGGTATCCGTCGTCAACGCGTGGCGTGTGAACGGTGTACCATCCATATCCTCAGTTGCGATCCAAATACCACCCGCGGCTAGTTGGTCTAACTGGGTACCACTGAAGAACGCTTTAGTACGACTAGCGAGGTCATCGAATCCGACAATCTCAACATTGGTCAAACCTTGATGCGGTACAACACCAGACGCTAGTCCGGCCAGTGCCGCGTTCAAGAAGTAACCAGGTTGAGCGTTGCCGCCAGTACCGACAATGTCAGGCCATGTAGCGACTACGCGATTACTCGCGAAACTTTGTGCTTGTTGCACTAGATCAGTAGCGGTTTCGTTGCGGTCGAAGGTATGGAAGATTTCCACCTTCTGCGCTACAGTGATTTCACTGTCGTACCCGTTAAGAAGAATCAACGACTCTTCGGACAAGACACGATCGACAATGAACTCTTGGTACGACGCTTCGCCAAAGGCGTCTAGCGTGAACAAGAATCGAACAATGTCACCAGATTGTACACCGTGCGTGATGAAACCGGCGTTAGCGTCCGGAACACTCAACAACGTGAACTGCTCACCACTAGCTGCCGGATTGTTCGACAACGTCGCAAGTACCACTTCACCATCCAACGACGTCGGTGTAAGTGATTGCGTGTTCGTATCACTACGCCCGATAACCATCGCTGACGTACGTGCCTGTAAGTTGACAAACATACCCTTCCAGTTCCCACGTTCCGGTGATGACTCAGCAGTAACCTGAGCCTGAAACAAGTCGAGAACTTCACGATCGTAAGTCAGAGGTACGTAGTTGTAGATGTCATCACGCCCACCCGCACGTTCCAGTGAGTTCTGCCACGACTCCAACGAGCGTGGATCACTGATGGCTGTGTAGGCTACGCGAGTACCGTTGGAGTTCTGTAACGCACGGAAGACACCCCACTTCAGGGTGTTCTGTTCGTCGAGTTGTCCGGGGATCTCGTCGATATCTGCAACGTTGTCGATGAAGTTGATTTCATTCGACAAGTCTACGAGCCACTCGGTGTACTCGATGAACATCTGGTTGAACGTACGGTTGTACAACGTCGTGTCGCAACCATTAAAGACTTGAAGCGGTTGCTCCACACCGTTACGTGTCCAAGAAGGACAGAACGCTGTGATACCTGCTTCAACAACCAACTGAGTAGACTCAATTGAGAAGTTCTTCAGTGGTGGGTTACTCAAACGGTTCTCCGTGACTTCGATAGTCTTTGGAATGAACAAACGCAGGTCCAAATCATCGGCACCTTGAAGTTCCAGTGGTAGGTCGTCCCGTAGGATCAACGTACGCAAAGGGCCGTTAGCTCCGGTAAGTACCGAGATATAGAACTTATCACCACGACGAAGTCCAGCGATGTCACCATCGCCTGTTGTAGTACCTGGGGTACCATCGAAGTCTGGAACAGAACCACAGTCGATGAACGAAATGGTTAAACCGTAAGTACCAACAGGTACTGGGGTATTGGCACCAGGTACAACAACTGGTCCAGAGCTGTCGAGCCCTTTCGCAGTAGTGATTGTGATCTCTGGTTGATTTGCCCACACACCACCTTTAGTGACTTCAATGATGTAGGTATCGTTGTCTGGTCCAAGGTACGAACTGTTATTCTCAGCACATACTTCTTCGAACTCTTGACACACATCGACGCGCCAGGTTTGCCCTGTAACAAAGTGCTCGATACCGATAGACATACTCGACGCACCATCGGGAATCGCACCCTCCGAGAAGGTAACTGTCAAACCACGAGTACCGATTGGTGTTGGTGTTCCCAGTTCTGGTTGGATCTCTTCAACGTTATCCGTACCGGAATCACTGATGATCCGTAGTCGTGCGGATTCGCAACCTGCAATTGAAGATCGAATCACTTGGATAGTGTAACCCTCACAGACGTTACCTGAACTGATACCGTCGTAACCAGAACCGTCAGCAACCGCATTAACGTTGTCTGCTACACCGGAGGTCAACTGGATCGAAACACTGGCTTCTTGTGAACCAGCATTAGCGGCATCGTTCGATGTCTGGTGCACGATAGCAGCGACTTCATCAGCAGCGAAACCCGTGATGGTTGTGCAGAATTCTGCTTCTTCACAATCGTCAGTATCGTCGTGGACACCACGTAGGTAAACGACGTCACCGATTTCAGCATCGCGATCGTTAAGCAGAGAGTGGCGAGGCCACAGGCTACCATTCGAACGAAAGTTGACAGAACTGTGACGTACCCAGTTCCGGTTGGTGGAGACGGGGGTTGTAGTACCACGACCGTCACTGTCATCACCGATAAGGTCTTCGAAGTAAAGCAACAGCGCGTCTTCGATGAACAACTTAACGCTGCTCGGGTCGATGACGGAACCGGCTTCACGCCCAGGCCACGGATAACGACCACCGTTGGTACGATCGTAAGTACCAACGTTGATCAGAGCTTTTTCGTCGTCCACGTCGAAACGGTGGAGCATTGCATTAGGTCCGACGACCCATGCTCGCAATGCATCAGTGATCTCGTTTGAGGCCAGTTGGAATTCCTGGAAAACGAGTACTTGAGGCTTAACGTACATTTAATCCCTCCTAGAAGGATGGTTGTTGAATGGAATGTATGGCTGCGGTGTGTCAGTACGTTGGTATTGTTTCAGAAGCCTTGAAAACTACTTGCTTTAGTCGTGGTGCGTCTTGAATGACCGTCCACCAGTCCGGTACGGTGTACGCGAAGACGATGGGTACGACATAGTTCTCAGATGACTCTTGCAGTGCTGACACTTCTCCTATACTTACTGGGACGAATCGCTGTAGCTCAAGTTGCACCATGATCTCTTGTTCGAACATGTGCAAGCTCTTCAACGCTTCAATGGCGAGTATCTGCGCCTCCGCTCCCTCATTAGCGAGAGCAAAAATAGTGTGGGAACCTTGCCAGTATCCACCGAAATAACGTCGACCACTTATGTCGTCGCCACCGGCCTGGTCTCCGATACCCATCCGCTGCCACTGCCATGCTCCTTCTTTAAGGATCAAAGCAGGACGTGCTTCCGTGAGTTCAGGTTCCCACTTATGCAGAGACTCGATAACGATCCCTGTGTCGGTTCCTTCTCTCCAAACACCATCCCGTTCAAACTTCTTGCGAAGCGTGCCGTTCAGAATGTTCCTCTGGTCTGCAAAATGTTGAATCAGAATTTGACGAAGAGCGCCTTGCATGACGAGTTGAGTCACGCCATAAGAACACAAGGACGATAGAGTGTTTTTCCGATTTTGAGGTACTGACCCATTAGGATACAGATTTTCAAAAACCGGGGGATTTGCGGGTCCCGTGTGACAGGGGTCCGAGCGGCACGGCCTGTTCGAATCGTTTGTCACTTTGGTTACCTCCCTGCACCATAGGGCCTTCTGCTAAGGCTGCGTCGATCAATCTTTGATCCGGTTTGAAGTCAGCCATTGACAATGTTGGTATCAGACCCGCTTTCGTTCGCGGATCGTCTGGTTTTTCGTTATCCATGGCATTTCTCCGATTGCCCTAAGATACGCCTCAGAGCGATTTGCCGCAAGAGCTTTATACAGTACCAAAACTATCAGAAAAATCAGTGTCATTTACGGGGATTGAGGATTCGATCGGGTCAGGGTCGGCTGCAATGCTGCTAGATGTGTTGCAGTAAGGGTTTGGTGGTGGTCCTAGATCCGGTGGGTGAACAGTTAAACACGCGTGATCTGGACCATATTCCCCACATTTTTCGAATACCAGTATGTATTCACCGGGATTTAACTTCATCGTATGCGTCCACGTACCCCCAGTTGTGGTGTGGCTTGTCGCGACCGCGTGCTGTGGTAAACGCATATTATTGGTCCAATCCTCCTTACTGAAGGCGTGAATAGTAGCACCATCAATAAAACAGCAATCTTCGGTTTGGTAAATAAATACTCCTGGACAGTCGTAATCATGGTCAACCATCACACAACCATTACCAGATGTAGGCAGCGATTTATTTCCCAGTACACCACCCTGTCCTGGTGTACTTATCTCGTCACCAGGTTGGTAGGACAGGAAATCTACCGGGATTTTGTAAATAATATCGCTGCTCGGGACACGACGTAACTTCAACGAATACACTAGTGGTACACCACGTAACGCGGCCGTCGCTTGCCACTGGTGAATCTTGAACCGTTCGTCAGTATCTGCGTCGACCCACACGTCTTCCTTGAAGAACTCAGGGAATGCGATCGTACGCCCGATGAACTCGTCATGTCGCGAGCTGTAGTTACGTACGTTATCACCACCACGGAGGAACGTCCATGATTCCTCACTGAAGTCGATCTCTAACGGGACGGGTGGATGGTAACCAACTTGAAACGCTGTACCCCAAGATTCTGGGTGCTGACTATCGGTAATCTCGTCAGTTAGGAAGTCAGTGTTCTTTCGATTCTGTTGACCGAAGTGAAACTTACGTAACAAGAACCCGTCCTGACTCACCAATCCCATACGCAAACGTTCCTTTCGTATGATCTCACGCGCAGTCAACCAATCTTTCGTATCAAGGTTACCGTGGATACCTTGAGGGTTGGATACGAACTTACCTTGATCAGTTGCGAGAACGACACGGTAATGTGTAAGCTGATGTTTACCAGCGTGCTCACGTATCGTGTCATCTTCAAGACACATAGCGTTCGTTACGGGGTCACCGACATCCTGCCAGTCGAGCGCGTTGTTGTTTCCAGTGTAACCAGCTTGGAGTTGATACGTATAAGGTCCCGGATCTGTGAACGTAGGATCAATCCCCCACCAGACTCGTGTTGTCCCATGGAACAGATGGTCGACCTGTAGTCGTCGGAATGGCCAGTTTTCACTTTGTGGCATCGTCAGGGTCTTCCTTGTCAGCGGCCGGGTGACCTGGTCCAAACACGATCTTTGTTTCTTCTACGGTCTGCTTGAGATCCTCCGCGACCCGTGAGACTTTAGCACGTATTGTTTCGAAGTTTACTCTGATAGTCTGCATTAGTAATTATACCAGGTACGATAAGGTTGTGATCCACGGAACCCGTTTCCGTTAGAAGAAGCACTGTAACTGTATGTCGAACCTAGTCCACCCCACGCACACTCCAAGTTGATCTCTGCCTTCTTACGTCGTACGAACTCTTTGTACTCTTGGATACGTCGGTGTGCTGCTTGTTCAAAATTCGGTTCTTTATCTTGGTCATTAACCTGAACACCACTGGCAGAGTATGACAGATTATTTCGGCGATGTTGTTCGGCGGCTGCTAAGAACAGGTAACCGGCCGTCGCCATCAACCAGTGATAACGATAAGGGAAACTGGCTGTGGTATGCGTACCAATCGGTGGCGGGATTTCATTCCAATACTGTACAGGTAACGCCATCGCGTGAATGATCTCTTCATCCGAATAAGCAAGATTGTCAAGCAAAAAACTTTCCGCAGAACCAGAATCCCGGAGATGCATTCGTACTTCAGCAATCGACGGTGGTCCCAAGGCTGTCGCGCAACACATACGTCGTGACCAGATATTTTGTCCAATCGTCACGTACGTGTGATTGGAGAAACAAACTTCCTCGCAGCACAGTTCTGGATTGTTAGGGTCTGGGACTATTTGGACTAGACCAAATGCTCCGTAGTAGATTCCTGGGCACTGTGTATCTTCCTCGGTTAAACAGACACGGACATGTCCGGTCTCTGCGTCGATCACTTCGACAGGGAACTCAACTCCCCCGCATGTCAGATACTCACCTAAATGGAATACGACTTTGAAACCCTCGCACCCATCGTCCAACACTTCCGAGCTCATAGACGGGCTTGGTTCGATGGACTCACTACTTGAAGAACTGGCGGGTTGTTGTGTACTTGATGACGGTGGTACGTTGGAAGAACTCGATGCTTCATCAAAGCAGTGAATTGGTGCCGTTGGTATGGTCTCTTCAATTTCGATACCGAGACACTCACGGAGATCCACAGGACGACCGTTGACATCACGCATGATGTGATCAATGCACGATCGTTGAGCTCCTGGGACATTGTACGCGTGCGTACGAGTTAAGACTGGTCTTCCGGTCGTCCCATCTGTAGGACTGCGGGCCATGATGATGTGTTGATTGAAACATGACGGCGGTAACGGTGTAGACGCCGGTTGTGGGGCTGCTTTTTGTCCAGGTAGTTGGGGAGCTGCACACTGCCCTGGGTTACCGTTAGGTGTTGCGAAGACTGGCATTGGTTTCCTCCGTGATACCACTGCATGTTACTATATATCTAAAAAAACAGCGACATGAATTTACTCACGTCGCTGTTTATCGTTTACTCGTAATTTCTTACTATTTACGAATCAGCTGGCGCAACTGGTATAGCTGGTCCAGTTGGTCCAGCGTCTTCAAAATCAGGAGCAGCAACTCCTAAAACACCACCGACGATGTTGATTGAAGCAGGTGCCTCAGCATCAGCGTCGAATAGGATTGGAGCAGGGCGACTGTTGATTTGCAACAGTCCTGCTTCGAGTGCTCGTTCCATCGCGTCGAATTGACGACGACGACCACCTTGGTGTGCCTTCGCACCGAGTGTCGTAACGAGATCACCAGGGATCGCCACTACTTCACCAGGTCCGAGTCGCATACCACGTGGTCCAAGGAAACCGAACACCCGCTCACCGTTGGCCGTATTCTCGACCAAGGTGTACGCTTCTTCTGCGGATGGGTTTGCCATGATTATTTCCTCATGTTCTATGTTCGGGCTACAAAACGACTAAGTCAGCTCTTCAAAGATGCACTACAAAACGGTGTTACGCGGTTTGTTGTTGGGCACCAAGGATTTGCATACTCAGAATGGCATGAGCCAACGCAGGGTCGGTCGCGCCGCGATCAGCAGCTTGTTTGATTTGGTGTTGAACTGCCTGCTCTTGGGGATTGTACCCCAAACCATTCAGCTGCGAGTTCAAGTGTGCTTGAGCTTGTCCTAGTAAGGACGTACCTTGGGCAGCAGCTTGTTTCTCGTTCGCATCATGGGCTTGTCGCAACTGGGAAGCCATCGTCAACATTTCGAGGGCTTCATCTTGGTTGCTAGGTGCGATACCATAAGTACCGGCAAGCTTCTCAAAAAAGGCCGGAGCGTAGACGTTTTGATAAACGACGCCGTAAGCTGCATCCGGGTCCATAAGTTGTGGAGCTTGACCACCTTGTGGCGTTGCGTTTGTTGTCACGGGAATCTCCGTTTTAGTTTTGGTAAGTTTGCTGTTTGAATAAAGAATGAACGAAACAAATCGCACCCGACTTTAGTAATCGGGTGCGATCGACTGTTTCAGTTATGCGAAGTCAGCTCGTGCGATACCGCCGGCGTGACCAATCGAACCACCACAAGTTTGGTAAGCGAAGAATTCGATCATGTAGGCTTCACGACGAATATACATCGTTGTGTCCTCCAACATGTAACTCTTACCAATGAACTTAGGGTCCGCGAACATAAAGATACTGTCATCTGGGACAAGATCGCGTTTGATCGTTATGATCCAACGCATGTTCATGAAGTTGGATTCAGCCCAACCGTTCTTGATGACGTCTTGTGAGAAGTCACCACCCATTTCATCACGACCAAACTTTTCAACTTCTTTGATCGTGACGTTGTTGATCAGGACAGTGTGGGCTTCAAGGTGTGAAGGACCACGAGGCATGATCTTACGAGCGTCTTGTAACGTCTCGCGAGTGATACCACCAGAGATCGTTTCCCACTGAACAACGTTACCGTTGTAAGGGACAGGAACATCTGGACCAATCATCACAGCGTTACACGCAGCGATGAATTTGCTATCTTCTTCGGCCAACATATCCTTGATACTGTTGTCCGAAAGAACTTGGCGGATGTCCATGACCCAGGTTCGCATCTCATCAACATCTTTGACGAAGCGCGGGGTCACGATACGATCGAACATGACGCGATAACGCGGACCACGAATGTAAACATTCGTAGGTAACGTCGCGAAAGGAATTGATACCGCCGCAGGCGAATCTGGTTCCTTGTCAACAACCTTGACAGGTTTGTCAGTATCGACCTGGCGATCCAGTTCGTCGTTACTGATCTGAAGGGGTGGAAGAATCCGTCGATAGAACCCGTCTTCCCGCATTTTGGTACGGGTAAAATCGTTGACGGCGTCAATCGCTTGCTTTTCCATCCCCGGAGTCTGTAGTTGCTCAAACAATGTCTCGTTGAGCATTTGTACTTCGGCTTGCGTAGCCATTTATTTCCTCCGTGAACATTGCTGGTCGAGACCAGAGCATTCGTTGGGTTATTGTGAAAACTGAACTGCTCTGCGGAAACCATCACCCCTGAAGCGTGACGGACTCAAACGACCATCATTATGGCGCTGGTGGTGCTGCGGCTGCCGGTGCTGGCAAGTAAACTGGCCAGAACGCAAGAACTGGGACGTTGTGTTCGTTTTTGAATTGTCCACGAGAGACAACACCACAACATGCTTCTTGGTAAGGCCGTACGGCACCACCACTACCACCTGCACCGTCACGATCGTTAGAAAGGACACCACCTTTTGTTTGATCAGCATTGTCAGCCAAAGCTGTCAAAAGTTGGTTCGGTGCATACGCAGCTGCGGGTCCGGTATCGAATTCAGTTGATTCGAGTTCGTAACCTCCGGTTGCGACAAGACCAGACATGTTACCCGCGGGTGCGATGGCCTGGTGCATGAATTGACCACCTGGGGTAACCCCAGGATTGCTCACGTCAAAATCGACGTCAGCTTGTAGTAAAAAGATTGGCATCGCTTGACCAGAAATACCCATCTCGAATTCACCAGCAGGGTTGACGTGCACAACACGACCCCCGTAGGCGATGATGGAAACTTCCGGAGAAAGCTTAGCAACGAAATCCAGGGCACTTGGCTCGAACCAACCCTTAGGGTGGCTGAGGGCGTGCTCAAACATCAGAGAAGGTGCTTGGCCTGGCATATTGAACCTCCGTATTCGGTGATCCGCCTCGTCAGCTGAGGCGGTCGGTTTGTTAATTAAATGAGACTACTCTGCATGCTCTGCGAAACGTAACCGTTAAGTATTTCGCGGAGCGTTCAGGCCTAAGCCTTGGAACAACGCTACCGACGATTGTTTGATGCGTGTGGTGCGTGCTCCAACGTTTGGATCATTCACACTTGTAGCTGGGTCATAAGTTGACCCGTTAGCTGATGCAGTTTTGGTTTGACCATTTGCATCAACACCTGAGCCAAGTCGACCCAGTTCGTCTTTGTTACGGTGACCCGCAACTTTGATCATAAGCTCAAGTGCTTGAGCAGGGTCACGTAAACGTTCGGCAAGCTTCTCTTGCTGATCGTGATTGATCCGTCCGTACTCGACCATCGTGGCAACAACTTGCGGGATCAGACTTTCAATCTGAGCTTGCTTTTCGTGTTGTGCTACTTCTGCGGCCGCGGCTTTTTCAAGAGCAGTATCGGAAATGCGAATTCCCTCAAGCACTTTTTCAGCCAGTGTTAACCCTTGTGGTACCTGGAGACCGGCACCACCTTGGGTTTGGTTAGTCGTCATATTTCCCTCCGGGATATGTCCGCGTTACTGCGGTTAAATTTCAAAAAACGTTAAGGTGGAATCAGTACTACTGCATCAATTCCAAGATATGACTCTTCATCTGCTCACGGAGAGCACGTTGAGGTGAGCCATTTGCTGCTGCTTTCAACCGGTACTTACCGGAACGCTTGAAAGCTTTAGCTGCAGAAGCAAGCTTCATACCTTCAGTCATTCCACCCATTGGATCAGCTGGTCCGCCCATGTCGGCACCTGGAGGCATTCCGCCGTCAGGTCCGCCGGCCATCGGGTCACCACCCATCGGAGGAGCGCCCATTCCACCAGCTTCTGGACCCATACCACCACCACCACCGCCACCGGCGCCGGCAAGTTCTTCAATTGGGATACCAAGCTCGTCCAACGCAGCGACCAGCTCCATCAGAGCTTCTTCTTCGCCACCACCACCAGCTGTTGGGTCAGCACCCATCAAACCGCCGGGGTCAGATCCGCCACCGAGGACGTCACCAAGACTACCGCCACCACCACCACCAAGTGGGTCACCGCCTTCGCCACCACCACCAAGAGTCTCACCACCGACACCTTCAGCGTCACTGGCTCCTGACGTGTCATCACCGCCAGCACTGTGGTCTTCACCGTCTTCAGGTGCGACATCCATCGCCTGTTTGGTGAATTCGGAATAGAAGGAACCGAAGAGAGTCGCGTCGACGTGGGCGTCATTAATCGTATCGCCGATAACATCAGAGACGGCTGCGTGAGCTTGTTTCTCTTCAACACCAAGAGCAGTCGCTAGTTCGTAACCAGCTTGTACGTCTGCGTTCTGAACGTTGCTGTTATCCAAAGCGTTGGCAGCTTTTTCGATCATGTCCGACAAACCTTCTTTAGGTTTTTTCGAATCACCATCACAGTCTTCGTCGTCGTTGTCCTTGTCGCAATCTTCAGCAGCTTTTTCTGAAGACGTACCAGCCGAACCACCTTGAGTCACTGGAGGATTGGGTGACGTACCTGTACCAGCAGCTGCTGGATTCAGGTTAGCTGCGTTACCCGCTACAGCAGCGTTCATCGCTTCTTTAGTCAACTGAGTGCCTTGACCATTAGCCAGGTCAGCCAGGATTCCATTGGCGATGTTGGTGTGAAGGTCGTGAAGCTGACCAATGGAAGCACTTGCGTACTTGTGTCCGTCAAGTGAACTGTTGTCTGTCGCGGCCGGGTGCGATGTACCAGGATCTTCTTTCCCACCTTTGTAATCATCTTCCACGGACGGATCTTCGCCGGTGGCTGATTGTTGAGTACCAATGTTCAACTGAACATCGTCCTGTTGACCAGGTTTCGCGTCCGAGGCTTTGTTCACCCCCGGCTCACCTTGATCCATGTTGACATCTGCAACGTTCTCAGAACTACGTGCACCTTCTTTTTTAGGCGCGCCGTGGTTATCGACGTGAGCAGATGGGTGATCCGAAGAACCTTGATAACCACCGGGATCCGATGGTGTAGGTTCCATGGCTTGTTTATTAAGCCCACCGTTAGCGGCGGCTTGTTTTTCTGTTTGAATCTCATCAGTGAGACTATGAAGGGCAGAAAACAAACTGCCTTTTTGGGTTGCGGTACTCATTTATTTGTCAACTCCTTTGACGTGTCGGCTCACCTGGTGGAACCTTAGTTAGCGTAATTCTGCAATACAACCAGGTTTGCTGTCAACGGTAAATTGTGATCAGTTTCAGGAACAGTTCCTAAAAACGCCAGCTTATAGAGTGCATACTCTTCAGCCATGCGGCTAATAGGGGAATTATCTGAAGCTACTTTCTCACGTTCCAGTGTTGGTCGCAAGGCCGATGCTTCCTTTAAACGCAAAGCTGCCCGGGTTGATCGGCGTTCCACATACTCGGGAGCCAACGACATATCAGGAGCTAAACGTTGTGCCCACCCTACAAATGCAGAGGGGACAGCGGTCTCAGCTGCAGCATAATGGCTTTCCTTGATTCGCTCAGGTAAGTCACCATTTGCGAGTAAACGCGTGTAAATACCTGGTAATTCACGGGAAACTAACACTGCGGCTTCGGCTGCTTTTTCAAACGGTTGACCTGCCACAAGCTCGATAAATCGGTCAAGTGGAAGACATACTCGTTCATCTGCTAACGCCTTCAAAGCATAAGCAAATTTTTGTTGGAAAAATTTTGGTACTTCTAACGCATTAGTATCGCGAAGATCCGAATCAAAATTGGGTAAATAAACTGAAGCGACTGGTAACTTACCGTCGATAATGTCAGCTTCTTTATCGGCAAGTTGATAAGCTATTTTTACCAATTGTTGTATGTGTTTAGGGTGTTGGCCGTCAACCATCAGCTCGTAAGGTACGGTAATACCCATTTGCTCAGCTAGTTCAGCGCTTTTGACGATACGCCCTGACGCGGCTGCTTGTTTCTCCAGTGACCCAGTAACGTAGGCAATTCGATCAGCTGGTCGGAACACGTTTGAGATATCGAAGAAGGTTGGGCTTGGGTTATCCGCGTGTAGTTGATGGATACCCCCGTCAATTTCGACTAACGCACCAAGGTGATCACGAAGCCCGCCGGCTTTACACATCCCACCTTGATGTGTACCGGAACAATAATCTCTTGTCTGAGGGGCTTGGTTCCCGCAGTACGAACAAACGTCGTAGGCAACTTTACATGCCATAGAGACCGGGATCTCTTTACCCTGAGCCAGCTTCTCCATCTCGCGATCAGCAACAAGACCACCGTTACGTTTAGCGGCGGAGTCAGTACTGTTCAACGCGACCAACAACTCAATCCGTTTCATCGGATTGTGCCACGCTGATTTAACCAGACGACCGTAAGACTTCTTTGGGTCTTTATTAATATGGTTGCGATAGAAGCGAGCGTACTTTACAAAACTCGGATGGTACTTCTTACATGTCTCTCGTCGAAACCCATCACCATTCCGATTAGCACCATAATCCTCAGTCGCACCGACCGCGAGCATGTGGATCAGTGTTTCATCTTTACCGACTTTCTCGCGGAGGGAATCAAGGTCACGCAAGATATCCACAGACGCGCGCTTTTCGAACGCACGTTTCTCGACCGGGTCGAGGATACCTCGCCGTGTAAGTCTAACTTCTTGAATCCGGGGCTCGTCAAAATTACCTGAGCCTTCGGAGATTACTTTGATCATTGACATTTATAATTTCCGGAGAGGTTATTCCGTACGACCTGATATGTGCCCACCAAATAATGCATTACTTGCTGCACCGGCAAGACCACCAAGGTATTTACCTTTGTTGCGGTTAAAGTGCTGCCCGCCTCGACGCAGGTATGATTGATTTGCGTTAAAGCCACGTAACGCCTTTTGTTGTCCTGATGTTGGTATAAATTTACCTGGTGTTGTAGTACCTACATTTGTGTGTTGTTGAAACGCCATATTAGGTTTACGCTTACCGCCCATAATTGGTACCTGGATTTTTTCTTTACCACCAGTAAACGGGACTGTCATGGATGGTGACTTAAGTGGTGTAGTACCAGAACCTTTATTTGATACAGGGTTTGATTTTAGTATTCGCTCACCGACGTGACCATCTACACTCGGCGGTAATGCTTTGTGTTTCTGTTTGTATTTAGTCAGATTTTTTAACGTTTGTTTACTTTCAATACCTGAACGTAAACGTTTATCCATCATATCTCCAGCAGCTGCCCCAGTAACGGCTAAACCACCAGTTCGGATTTTATCACTGAGATTACCAGCAACGTTTTGTCCTACAGTAGATGCGTAAATCGGATTACCATTAGAATCTATACCTTTAGTACCAAACAAAAGCTCAGACAATGTAGACTTTCGGGATCCGTCTTTATCGGTATCTGTTTCGTTACCGGTTCTCCATGTCCACGGTGACGGGGTTGGGTTATCGGTGGTGGTACCAGTTGAGTTGGCATCTATTAGTTTTTTACCTTGATCCCATGCAATAGTACCAAGCCCACCTACACCAGCACCAAGTAAACCACTCAAAACAGCGTTACGTAAATACTGTTTGTCTTCTTCTTTTTTATTGGACATCGCTGTTCCAATTAAACCAGTAGCAAGTCCACCACCACCGAAGAGTAATGCGTTACGTAACGCTGGGGACATAGCTTGTTTTTCTAAACCGTTAGCTGCACCCATACGGGCACGTAGCCCGATAAACGTCGTAGCTTGAGCAAGAGTCATGTTAGATGATTGAGGCATCTGCGCTCCCTGGCATTGGAGTAGATTGACGGCGAAGTTTATCTTCGAAACCAAGTAATTGGTCCTGTTCAAATGTATCCAGTTGTCCTTGTTGCAACTGTTTACGTAACAAACTTTGTATCAACATCCGCTGATCCGCCACTGATGGAGAGATTTGTACGATGTCGTTGTAAGCGTTGGCTACTTGATCAGGTTGATACCCGGAAATTACGTCGTCGTTCAACATAAGATCCTGTAACATTGCCTGGGAGTTAATACCACGCAACTTGTTCTCGTGAGTTGGGTCTTCCAGCGCCTGTACGGTGCTGTTGACGCGAGCAGTATCGTCTGGACCTTTCAAGTTATTGGCGACGTCACCCATAGTGTTTTTCAACAACGTATAGGCACCCAGTGGACGGAGTGGATCAAATGCTCGTTTTTCCCCACTCTCAGATGATCCACCCAAAATCGAGTGACTGACGAGTGGGTTGACGAAAGGGGCTATTGTGTCGTCCGCTTCTTTCGTATGCTGTTCAAGTAACGCGTCGTACGCAGCTTTCTTTTCTTTGTAAATATCGATTTGCTGGACGATCCCTGCGATCATAGGAAATGGTGCTTCTTTGCAATCGAGCGATTCAACAGAAGCAAGTTTAGCGCGACCTGGGATTCCTAGCATCGAGTTACCGATACGATGGTTGGCGAGTTTAGTCAACGCTGGTGTGACTTTAACTAACTCGTCCATAATCTGCTCACCTTTATCCCCGTGCAGTAACATCACTGCTTCTTTAACAACAGGGATGGATTGGGCGTCCGGTTGCCGGAAGTAAGATGTGAGCTCCAAAAAAGCGTCACTAAGTTGATCAAAGGCGCTGGACTTCTGGCGGCGAGCTTCCGCAACCTCGATCTTCAACTGTGCGATCTTTGTCATTGCACGTTTTACTTTAGCCCCTTCATCTTCAGGTAGTGATGGGGCTTTCTCGATCGTCGTACCGTTGAACTCTCGCCAGTTGACATGATTCGCGCGTTTCTCTGTTGCAGCTTTACGTGCAAGCATTGCAGCAGGGCCGCGGCCGTAATCAGTTGAGACAGCAGTCTCGTGTTCGATCGCGGCAGCAGTCTTAACGTTGGACGGGTATAGTCGTTCTAGAATCGCGTTAGGGTCAGCGAGACTGAACTCAGCGGATTTGGTGAAAGGGTCAGCGCCTTCGATACGTTGCCGGTTCGTACGTCCTGTGTTAAACGCATGAATGACCAAGTTAATCTCACCTGGTCGTAGTCCGGATTCTTGGGCGATCTTAACGATCGCATCGTCAGGTGTTTCACCATTACTGACAAGAGCTGCGGTTTTTTCGATAACCGACAGCAATTTTTTTTCAGTTGCGGGTGTAATCTTTTTCATGCGTTAGGACCCTCCAGGACCTGAGTGTTATCCGTAACAGGGAAAGCCATAGTTTTAATGACTTCACCGTTGAGAATCGGCTTACCTACCGAGAGTCGCATAATCTCTTCATACGTCAACTCGACAGCCGTCTGCTCGTAAGCTTGGATCGTAGGATTCAAGATAGCCGTACCACGTGGGTCACGACCGCCGACATTGAATGGAAGACACTCCATCATCGTATCAATATGATCCAGGATCTGTGCTTGCGACTTCCCTGCGTCGTCTGAGTTCCGCTCTACTTCAACAAATTTAGTGAACTGGTCCATCAATGCGAGTTGATTGTACTGATTTACCTCAACTGTTTTAACAGCAACTGCGGCTTTTAATTTTAAAGTACTGACGGCGTCATCCATAATAGCAGCATTCACTGACTCGGATGTACCACACCACACGGGACTGGCGAATTTACTTTCCAAGGCTCTAACGACGTGAGGTCCTAGAAAAAATCCGTACAATTTCCATAGTAAATCGTAATGACGCTCGGATAATCCGCGGTGTATCGCGGGTCCCATGACGCAGTTCAGGATGTAGCTCGGGTGCATCATCTTGTCTCTAACATTGAAGAATACCGCTTCGTACGCTTCAACTACTGCCTCTATGACACCTAGTTGGAATGCGATACTGCGGTTATCTAGTCGTGCCAGAATGTACGCTTCCATTGCGTGTTTTTGAGGGCTCGTGTTACTCCATAAATGGTGTGCCCAAAACAATCCAGGATATCTATCGGATAATACGATCCGATCTCGCCCGTGTGTTGAGGTACGTAATAACTGTTGGCGGAATATTCTTGCTTTGTTAATCCATGCATATCCTTCTAAACCGTCGCGACGTTTGGTAGTAGGTAGTCCGTGACCTTCTAATATTTCGGTCGCGCGACCCCACCGCCAATCTGCCGCGCGGAAAGGATTTGAGTAGGCTATTGCAAGTGCTGACATAAAAAAGTTACGAACCTAAATCGACAGGTGCGATGACTATCTTCAAGAAGAATGGTCCCGCGGAGTTGGTGTTGATACGCATCCACAATCTGCGAATGTTGTTAGTCGGAGTACCATCACTGTTAACGTAGTCGAGTTCCAACTGTGTTTCTGAATACTGCCCGTCTGTGATCTCTAATGGACCTGTGACAGAGTAGACAGCCGGTGGTGCAACCACTGGCTCTGGATCTGGTGGTGGGTCAGTTGGTTCTGGTGGGTGAAAGAGTTCAATGATTTTTTCAGAATCATAAATCTCAAACTCCCCGGCTGCAGTACCTGTCGAGTCGATAAGTTGAATGGCCTTAATCTGTCCGCGGTGTGGTACATCGAGCCGGATGATGAAGTCATCACCAACGCCGATGCCGTCTTCACCTTCCACCACGTCAAACTGTTTAGGTCCGTATTGCCAAGTAGTACCCATTGGTTATTACATCTCCGTCGCTGAACCTAAATCGATGTCACGTACATCTTCTTCAGGATATGGTTCAATAGTTTTTTGTTTCAAGAACAAGATCACGTCGCCGATCATCTCGAATGTGTTACGGATAGAGTCTTCCAATTCAGGAAGGTCTTGTTTTCCATAACGACCAGCGAACTTATCTTGATGCCAGTAGAACATGAACAAGATACGACCTACACGATCCATACCCTTGATGAGGTCGGGTAGGTAACGATCAATCATCGTATCGTCCCGTACGGCCTTAAGCATCGAACCGATCATTGCTGTATCGAAGACTTCCTTCTGTCCGGTTGCCGCAGCCTGCATAACACCATTAGCGTCCATGGGTTCTTCCATGTTAGCTGGATTGACGTTGTATACCGATGGGTCGGTCAACGCCGCAGACATTCCAGGTACTTGCATCTCCATAGGTGTACCGTCCACTGTCGGCCCAGCAAATCCCATTGGGTTGTGTCGACCCATATCAGGTTCTGGGATAGCCGGAGCAGATGGGGCACCTTGTGTGAGGAACGGACTAGCGTACTTCACAATGCACTCAAAAGGTTCGTTACGTAGTCCTACGTAATTTGATTGAGCCTCTTTGAGCATGTGCCGGCTGATGTCTTCACGGAAACCGTGATCAGCGACCAAGTGAACGACCGCTTCGATTTCAGGAAGCACACGACTGTCGTTGATACTGTAACCCCCGACAGACGCAGCGATCTTGAGTCCGGCTGTCTTAGTCATGATGGACAACGTCGCGTCCATGATGTTTCCAGGTTGAATTGGTGGAGTCTCCGATTGTTTGTCGTCAAACGGGGACATTGGTACACAGCAACCGAACTCTTTATCTTTCTTTGCTCGCGCGTCTTGAGCCGACGACGAAACCTTCAAAACTTTGAACTCGGTCGGGATGAACACGTCACCATGATTGGATCGCATATCCGTACCGTTTTTGGACTTCAAGTGGATCCG